GATGTTGAAATTCAAACTCCGGATCCTCAAGTAGACCCCGAGGTTGATGAATTTGTTGATGTTGAAATTCAAACTCCGGATCCTCAAGTAGACCCCGAGATCGATGAATTTACTGGTATAGATGAACAAATAGAAAGACAAAGACAACTTGAAGATGGTTCACTAGAATTTGCCGGTATAGATGACCAAATTGCCGATAACGAAAATAGATTACAGGAACCACCTGTATTAAATGATGAAGAAGTAGATGCATATATACGACAAGCCGGACAACAAGATGACACAATAGAATCACCTAACTCAACAACAGAAAATACTGCGGGTTATCAAGCAGACCCAACAATACAAAGGTTCGATGACGGTTCTAGTATACAAACTTTTGACGACGGGTCAACATTAGTTACTGATGCTGATGGTAATGTAACATCTACAAACCCAGGATCTACCGGTGCGTCACGCGGTCTATCAACTTCGTTAGCTGATACAAGAAGTCAAGCGACACAACAAGATGTAGCAAATTTTCAAGCAAAGCCTGATTGGCGTGTAAGATTAAGTTTAGCACCTGGTGCAACATATCTTTATAAAGCCGCAACACCGGGTATTCTTGCACCATTGGCTGCAACAGATGGGGTAATATTTCCATATACTCCTTCTATATCGGTACAATATGCCGCAAGTTATGATCCAGCAGAATTAACACATAGTAATTATAAGTTTTTTACTTATAGAGGAAGTTCAGTAGACGGTGTAACTATCACTTGCGACTTTACTGCACAAGATACATTTGAAGCAAATTACTTATTAGCAGTAATTCATTTCTTTAGAAGTGTGACTAAGATGTTTTATGGACAAGATCAGAATCCAAAGATTGGAACACCTCCCCCATTGTGTTACTTAAGTGGTTTGGGTGCATTTCAATTTGATGCACACCCGTTAGCAATTACCTCGTTTAACTACGCATTACCAACAGAGGTAGATTATATACGAGCAGGATCTACCCCTACTCCAGCCGGAGTTTCTAGAGCACCAGCTAATACACCTATAAATAGCTTTAGCGTATCAGGTTCCCGAGCAGCCTCAAATGGTGTTGTGCCAGGCGGAGGAGTAGCACCCCCTCAGTTCACCCCACCAGCCGGCTCAAGAGATGTAACCTATGTACCAACAAAAATGTCAATATCAATATCAGCAGTACCAATCGTAACACGTAATGATATTAGTAATAAGTTTAGTTTAACTGAATATGCTACAGGTAAATTGTTAAGAGGAACACAACGTCAAGGCGGAGGAATTTGGTAATGGCAGTTAATAATATATATCCAGCAACAAGTCCGTACAATACTACGGGCATTGTAAATAATAAGTTTTTAGATATAATGGTCAATAGAACTATTTCAATGCAACCATCTGACGTATATTGGGAAATAACACAAGTATATGAATATAGACCTGATATGTTAGCATATGACTTATATAGTGATAGTAGATTGTGGTGGGTATTCGCACAAAGAAATCCTAATAGATTAAAAGATCCTTATTTTGATTTTGTCACGGGTGTAGGAATATATTTACCTAAGTTAGAATTATTAAAACAAACATTGGGACTATAAATGGATTGGATTATATACGAACGCCGAGGGATCTGGTATGTTGAAAACACTGCCAATGGTTTTAAATATCTTGGGACTCAACCTGCTGTCGCAATCAATGTTGCTATAAAAAATGGTAACATGCCTGCAGACCTTGGGCCTAGACTTCTGGCTGACGCAGATGCGATTATTGCAGAGAATACGTCCGCACCTCCTGCACCTCCGCCGACACCAACTGAACAAACAAATCAACAAAATAGGTCGTACATCGCATCCGGCGGAATCGATGACGATTCTGGATCAATTCTAAGATTTGATGACGGTTCAAGTATACAAACGTTTGAAGATGGTTCTACTTTAGTCATAGATTCGGATGGCAATACTTCTAGTACACCTACACCTACACCCCCGCCTACCAGTAATGCAGGGACAACTCAAGCTGGAAAGTCGGGCACTCCGGCTGGTAAAACGTCTGAACAAAAACCTGGCAAACGCCCTCAAAACCCTTTAGGCAACTTTAGTAGCTATACGTATCAATTATCATTGTATATGATAACACCTGACGCATATGATGCGTTTATACAATCAGGTAGAAAAAATATTAATGCATTTCAAGATATTAACAATACAGGTAACGGTGTATATTTAATTGCACAATCAGGTGGAATTAACAACACAACATCAAAACGTGCTCCTGCCTTTGACCAAGATTTTTTTATTGATAATTTAAAGATCACACAAGCTATCAATGGTAAAGAAACTGGATCTTCAACGAATACAACTGAGTTGAGTTTTACCATTACTGAACCATATGGTTTTTCATTTGTATCTAGATTAAAACGGGCGGCAGATGCATTAGCTAAAGTTAGCAGGTCTAAAAATTTTGCAAAATTATCAAACCCAACAAAGCAATTCTTTATGTTGGGCATACGTTTTCAAGGGTATGATTTAAATGGTAATTTAATAAATTCAAAAGACATACCGGGCACAGACGGAGATCCTCAAGGTAATGCATATGGTATATATGAACGTTTCTATGACATAATGATTACTGAAATGAAATTCAAAATTGAAGGTAAAGCAGTAACATATAATATCAAAGCAGTTTCAGTTGCTAGTGGAAGTGCATTTGGAGTCAAGCGTGGCATTATCGACCAGGGCGCAAAAGTTATAGCGAATACAGTATATAACGCATTGATGGGTGATGATGAGATGTATCAAGGGTTATTGACTAAATTGAATAATGACCAAAAGAAACTAAAAGAGTCAAATCCTAAAATTATTCCAAATGAATGGGATGTTGTATTTCTCGGGGATGCTAAAACTGAAATACAATTAGCAAGTATAGTTAGTAAAGCTGATATTGATAAGCGAAAATGGGCTATGTCTAAAGTAAATGATACCGCAGAAGTTAATGTAAGTAAAGAGATAGAAAGCCCGGACAATACAGTTAGAGAAATTACAGTACCCGGTGGTACACCTATATTGCAAGCAGTAAATCAAATTATTTTACAAAGTGATTTTTTAACAAAAGCATTGACAAAAGTTTACACTACTGCAGAGGAACCTAACCCTAACGGAAAAGACGATGAAATAATTGATGATTCAAAAAATCAAATCAAGTGGTATACAATGACTGCTGAAGTTGAAAATTTAGGTTGGGATGAAGCGCAAAACGATTTTGCATATAAAACAACTTATATTATTCAAACATATGATACCCCAGTGGTATTAAGTTCATATGCTAAGAAAACTCCCAAATATCGTGGCCCGCATAAACGATATGAATATTGGTTTACTGGAAAAAATTCTGAAATATTGAGATATGAACAAATTATGGATAATACATATTTCAACGTTACGCTTGATGCCAGTGGTAATCCAAATGCATCTGGTGGAGATAACGATATAACTAGTAAAGTTGGAAAACCACAAGACGCACCCAAACAAGGTTTATTGGGTGATGGTTTACAGGCACAAAATTCATATATGACAAGTCTATATGATCCTGGTGCATTAGCACAAGCTAAGATTCAAATTTTAGGGGATCCAGATTTCTTAATGCAACCGTCACCTAGTAGTATTAATGCTCTTTATAATAAATTCTACGGAACTGACGGTTACACAGTTAATCCAAATGGTGGACAAGTGTTTATTGAAATTAATTTCAAAGAACCAGTTGACTACAAGAATAGTAATGGATTATTAAGTATTAACGAATCTATACTATTTTGGAAATATCCGCCGGCGGTCACAAAAGAAATTAACAGTCGTGGTGGTGGTATAAGCTATATGGTTCTTACCTGTGCAAGTACATTTAGTAAAGGTCAATTCTTGCAAGAATTGACCTGTGTGATTAATACATTCCCTGGTATAGATGATACTAAATCTGATGAGGCTGCTGCCGGTCGACCGTCTAACATAGAAGAAAGTGTATTTGATCCTACGGGTAACAGTGGTAATCGCTCCGGAGCAGGCACTAGCGCACCAACAGAGAACGGTTCTAGTACCACCGGCAATGATATAGATAACACCGAAGAAGATTATGGTCAAGATTATGAAGATTATGACGATGATTACGATTTACCGACAGACCAACAAACAATAGATACTAAATTTGGTCCTGTACAGGATGATGATGCGTCAAGCGATACTATAGAATCTGATTTTGGCGCATATGATGACGGTGGTAGAGAAGTTGAAGTTGATATATTTGGTGATGAAAACGCCGGCCAACCAATTGGTCGTGGTGGTGGCGGAGGAATTTAATTATGGCACAAGATTATTTTAAACCTAAAGGTAAAGCTAAAGCAAGCGAACCAGACGCCGGCGGCGGTGTCATACGCTCAGAACCAGCACTTGGTGTCGTAAAAAATAATATTGACCCTACACGCGGTGGTAGGGTACAAGTTTACATTGCTGACTTTGGCGCACCTGACCCGGACGATAGTTCAAGTTGGATTACTGTAGCATACATGAGTCCTTTCTTTGGCGCAACACAAGGCAGCGGTGGCCAAGATACATTTGGTTCATTTACACAAAATCCAAGTAGCTATGGTATGTGGTTTAGCCCACCTGACATAGGCAGTACAGTAGTTTGCATATTTGTTAATGGTGATATGAACTATGGTTATTACATAGGTGGTGTACCTACTCCTGAATTATTACAAATGGTTCCTGCAATTGGTTCAAGTGAAAATGTGACTATGAATTCTGGTGAATCAAATAGTTATGGTGGCGCAACTAAATTACCTGTGACTAATTTAAACGTTGATAACTCATCATTGGCAGATGGTGCAAACTTTTTAAATGCGGCAAAACCAGTACACAGTTATGTTGCTTCTATATTATCACAACAAGGTCTAATAAGGGATCCAATCAGAGGCCCGATTACTTCTAGTGCATTACGTGAGAGTCCATCGAGGGTTGGTTGGGGTGTAAGTACACCAGGCCGCCCTATATTTAAAGGTGGATTTACAGATAATAATGTTGCAACTGCGGCTGACAAAAGTTCAGATAGTACATTAGAAGTTGTTGCACGTAGAGGTGGACATTCTATTGTAATGGATGATGGAGATTTAATTGGTAATGATCAATTGGTTAGAATTCGTTCAGCATTGGGTCATCAAATTTTAATGAGTGATGATGGACAAACATTGTTCATTATTCATAGTAACGGACAAAGTTATATTGAGTTGGGTAAAGAAGGTACAATTGATATGTACGCCACTAACTCAGTTAACATTAGAACACAGGGTGATTTAAATTTACATGCAGATAATAATATCAATATCAATGCTACAAAAGATTTAAACATTGCGGCTGACAATATTAACATTCAAGCTGAAACTGATATTAATTTTAGAGCAGGTGCAAACTTTAAAGGATACACCTTAGGAACATATACTATTAAAGTAGATGGTGCAATGAGTATGGGAGCAGGTGGCTCTGGATCGTATGCATCATCTGGTGATATGTTTATCAATGGTAGTAAAGTTAATTTAAACACCGGCGAAACATCAACAACACCGGAAGTTGTTGCACCTTTATCAACTATTGCACATACTGATACATTGTTTGATAGTATTAAAGGTTGGGCGGCAGCTCCTGCTAAGTTACTAAGTATCGTAAGTCGTGCACCGGCTCATGCGCCATGGGCCAATGCAAATCAAGGTGTTGATGTAAAAGTAAACAATAACGCTAGTAATTCATTACCTAAAAATCCTTCAGGCGCAGTAGAATCTGCAAATGCATCAGCCGCATCTACTCCGGATAATGTAACAAATCCATCAGTATCATCCACTGTGCCGGCTACAAGTCCTGCAAGCTCATCGCTTACCAACTCAGTCACCTCGTCTATGGTAAGCACAGTTGCAACAACAGCGGCTAATATTGCACCTAATGTTGTTGGAACAGGCGCCGGCACATTTGAAAACTCAAAGGGAATATTAACCGCAGGTGTAGGGTCAATGGCTCAAACACCAAAACAATTAGAAGCCGCCGGTATATTGAAACCTGGTTCAAGTAAATTAGTTGATAGTTTAGTTCAAGGTGGTGCTAATGTTCAAACAGCAATGACTAATAATTTGTTTACTGGTAAAGCTGGAGCAGAAAACTTAACAACGATATCTCAAAACACTACTGCACAAGTTAAATCACAAGTAGAGAATTTCCAACAAGCACAAACTGGCTTGATGCAAGCTGGTATTATAACTGGTAAAGAAGCACCAACTGCTATAGCAGGTCTAGTTGTAGCTGGAGCAACTGCAGGTCTGCCGGCAACAATAGACTTTGTTAAAAATTCAGCAGGTAACATTGCGAATTCTCTAATAAGTACGTCAACAGGAGCAACAAGCGAAATATCACAATTAGTAGCATCTGGTAATTTTGCGGCAAGTATGGCGACTACTGTAACAGGTGGAACAGCGTCTATTGCTAAATCACTAAGTGGTATGAGTACAACTGCGATACAGGGTGTATCTGGATTATTAGATAGTGCTAAGGGAATAGCAGGCTCAGCTTTTTCAGCAATAACAAGTTCGTTTAAAGCATTTAAACCAAACATTCCGCAAAATCTAAAAGAAATTGCAAACTCAAATGCTACAACTCAAGCCGCAAACGAAACACAAGCTAACTCTGGTGTAGCAAATCAAATAGCGGCAGGTATATCAGCAACCGTACCAACGTTGGCAAACCCATTAAGCAGTGCTGTAGGTGCAGCCGCAGGTGCAGCCGCTTTAGTTAATAGAGCAACTACATCAGTGTCATCATTGGCTAGTGGAGTTAATTCACTACCAGGAGGTGCCAGCGCAATTGGTGCAATTGTTGGCTCAGCCGGCTCATCTTTGTCAAGTTTACCTAGCATTATTCAAACAAATAATCTAATTAAAAATACATCGGCTGCGGTACAAAACGGTATAACTACAAGCGCAGCCGCATTAATCGGTAATGTAGCACTAAGCGCCGGACCATTTAGTAGTATTGCAAACAGGAATGAACTTTTAAATACAAATGCGTTAACTAAAGGTTTAGCTGAAGGAACACAAAGTTTAGCATCACTAGCGAGTGTCGGTTTACCAGCAGGAGCAGCCGCATCATTGCAAGCAAGTTTAAGTTCATTAAGCTCATCGAGTCCGTTTCCTATCAAAATGCCAACAGTTGGCGCAAACACAACGGATAGAAGCGAATTAACCGCGCAATTAGGATCTGTCTTGGGTGATAAGAGAATTCCTACTCCAAACTTTAGTGGCACAGGTCCATCAAGTTCTGCAAAAGCTGAAGCTGATAAGTTAAATGATTTATTCAAACAACAACAAGCACTGATTGTAGAACAAGATAATCAATCAAAAGCAATTAGTAAAGCACGTGATGCTTATATAGAAGCAAGAGATAATTTACCGCAAGGTGATCCGGCAATTGAAACAGCTAAAGAGGCTTATATAGCAGAAGTTAAGGCATCGGGTCAAATTACAGCTAAGATAAGAGCACTAGCTAATCAAGCATAAATATTATCATGCCAAATTATATCGGATTCAGTACAATTAATGCTAACAAACCACAGTCTACTAACCTAAATGCTGGAGTAGACGGTGGTACAGGTTCTATACTGCAACCTGTCAGAGTGGGTAAAAAGTTTAGATTAGTAGACACTCCCCTTGTTGTCCGTGATTTTTTAAATGCATTAAACATTCAGCAAGGACAAAAAGTAGGAAAACCCGAATATGGTACTACTCTTTGGAGTTTTGTGTTTGAACCCAATACCCCTGACACTCAATTTCAATTAGAGAATGAGATACGTAGGGTTGCTAATTTAGATCCTAGAATGGTACTAAATTATGTAAAAGCATATCCGCAAGAGAACGGGATACTGCTTGAAGTTGAAATGGCCATAGCACCCTTCAATCAAGCATTTTTGTTAAATGTGTTCTTTGACAACGCAACAAATATTGCGGTTTTACAGTAATTCTAAAAATCCATGGTTTTCATTTAAGATAAATACTTAAAAGAGAACAACCTATGGCCACAAGTTCAAGACAATCAGCAATATTTGGTGTAAACGATTGGAAACAAATTTACCAAACGTTTAGCCAAGCCGACTTTAAAAGTTATGATTATGAAACACTACGCAAGACTTTCATTGATTATTTGCGTGTGTATTATCCTGAAACATATAATGACTATATTGAATCGTCAGAATTCATTGCACTATTAGACGTTATGGCTTTTATGGGTCAAGGTCTTGCTTTCCGCAATGATTTGAATACCCGTGAAAACTTTATTGATACAGCAGAACGTAGAGATAGTGTTATCAAATTAGCTAACTTAGTAAGCTATACTCCAAAAAGAAACTTAGCTGGTCAGGGCTATTTGAAAGTAACTAGCATACAAACTACTCAAAATATTACTGATTTGAATGGTTTTAACTTAAGTAATATACCTGTATTATGGAATGATCCTGCTAACTCAAATTGGTTAGAACAATTTAACACAATTGTAAATGCTACATTAATTAACACACAAAAAATAGGCCGTCCAGGAAACACAGCACAGATTATTGGTGTGAAGACCGATGAATATACTATGCAAATTCCTGCAGGTACATTGCCAGTTGTACCATTCTCAAGTCAAGTTGACGGCATCAACATGGGATTTGAATTATGTAGTGTATCTACAGTAGGTGAAGATTATGTATACGAAATTCCACCTGCACCAACAAACAGATTTAATATGTTATACCGTAATGACAAGTTGGGTTACGGTAGTCCAAATACAGGGTTCTTCTTTTATTTCAAACAAGGTACATTGCAGAATTTTGATTTTACCTTGCAACAAAAAATCAGTAACCAAGTAGTTGATATTGATATTCAAGGTGTTAACAACACTGATACATGGTTGTATCAATTAAGTGAAAATAATGGTTCATTGGGATTGTGGAAGCAGGTGAATAACATTTATGCTGATGCATATTTGCAAACTGAATCTAGTTTCAAAGATATTTTCTCTGTTAACTCACGTTTCAATGACCAAGTAAGTTATGTATTTGGTGACGGTGTGTTCAGTAATATACCAGTTGGCAACTATAGAGCATATGTACGTTCCGGCAACGCATTAACTTATACAGTTGACCCAACAGAAATGCAAGGCATTTCTATTACTTTTAATTATGTAAGTAGAGTTGGTAGACAAGAATCACTAACAGTTGGTTTATCGTTACAAGTTCCCGTATCAAATGCACAAACACGTGAATCGCTTGCTAACATTAAGCAACGTGCTCCAACTCGTTATTATACACAAAATCGTATGGTAAATGGAGAAGATTATACTAACTTCCCATATACATTGTATAGTTCTATTATTAAATCAAAAGCAATTAATCGCAGTAGCGTTGGTGTATCTAAGAACCTAGACTTACTAGATCCTACTGGAAAGTATTCAAGCACTAATAGTTTTGCCAATGATGGTGCTATATGGGCAATTGATGATGTTGAAAGCGTACCTCTAGTAATTAATAATTCAGGTGATATTATTACTTTCTTGACAGACACTTTAGCTAGTATACTGTCAGACAATAGATCCACTCAATATTATTTGCAAAACTATACAAGATATAATGTTAATACTACTACCGGTGATGGTGTTGTATATTGGCAAACAAGCACAGTAAATGCGAACAGCGGCACTGGTTATTTTTATAATATTCAAAATGGAGATGTAAGTCCTATATCAGTTGGTACATACTCTACTACTAACGCAAAGTATATTACAAAAGGTGCATTATTACAGTTTACTGCCCCGGCTGGTTTTTACTTTGATAACAATAATCGATTAGTAAGCGGAATATCTACTCCTACTACTAAAACTTATATTTGGACAACTGTGTTAAATGTGGTAGGTGATGGTAGCAACAATAGTCAGGGTAGTTTTGCAAATGGCACGGGGCCAATCACATTAAATGGATATGTCCCTACAGAAGCAATATTATCTGTTGTATTGCCTGCATTTGATAATATTTTACCTAACTCGGTTATACAAGAATGTAGAGTGCGTATGGATTTACAACAAGACTTTACTCTTGTTTTTAATAACTCATTGACTATTGCACAAAATCGTTGGAGTGTTGAGAATGTTAATAACCCTGACTTTTTTGTTTTGTTTGATAGTAATGCATATAATAGATATACAGTAGGCTACCGTTCTCTTGCTTATTACTTTGGTAGTGTAGCGGATACACGTTTTACATATGAAGCCGGCAAACTTGTTTATGATCCATTTAGTGGTCAAATTTTACAAGACTTTGTAAATGTGTTAGCAACTAACACTCAACCTGGTAGTAATTATCCATTAGTAAATAATATCTCTGCTAGTGTTGTTGGACAGCCAGTGCAACCTGATGGGTATATTGATGACTTTGAAGTAGAAATTGCTAGCATCAATGTTAATGATAGAACATTAGTCAATGATCCAGATTTCTTTAATCAAATTACAGGTTATGTAAATGGTAATACTAATATAGGTATCTATGTGTTCTTTAGAACAATACAAGATGCTATTAATTTGGCACGCACACAGATCGTTCCTTCAACTGAGGTATCATATCAATATCCAACTAAAACTCAAATTGAAGTTGTGAAATATGATTATCCAGTTGGACAATTATTCTATGCCTATAGTGAAAATGACTTCTATAGATCAGTGCAAGATCAAACAGTTACTACACCATCTTATATTTTGGTAATTCAACGTGATTATGGTGTTCTGCCCGGACGCCAAGGCTTGCAATTCCAATATCGTCACAATAGCAATAATACAACACGTATTAATCCTGCGACTACAAATATTATTGATTTGTATGTAGTAACACAGGCTTACTATACTGCTTATCAAAATTATATACAAGATAGTACAAACACTGTTCCGGAACCATCACGTCCAACTATTACAGAGTTAACCTCTTACTATCCTCAAATTAATGATTATAAGATGTTAAGTGATAGTGCTATATTGAATAGCGTAGTGTTCAAACCATTATTTGGACCTAAGGCAGCACCTGCGTTAAGAGGAACAATTAAAGTTATTAAAAATTCTAACACCAGTGCGAGTGATAGTGAGATACGTAGTGCAGTACTAACACAGATGAATAATTATTTTAATATTAACAATTGGAACTTTGGAGACACGTTTTATTTCACTGAACTAAGTGCGTATATTCACGCTGAGATAGGTGAGTTAGTAAGTTCTTGCGTGTTAGTACCTAACGATCCTACAATGCATTTTGGAGATTTATATGAAATTAAATGTTTGCCTTATGAGATATTCGTAAATGCCGCAACAGCAAATGATGTAATAGTTATTGCCGCACTTACACCCGCCGAATTACAAATAGCATAAGTATAATATAACCATAGAGAATTTTATAATGGCAACAAGAATTAGAACGCTGAATTTTTTACCTGAGATATTTAAAACTACAACTAATAGCCAGTTTTTACAAGCTACATTAGACCAGTTAGTTGCTCAACCTAGTACAAAAAGGATTGAGGGATATATAGGTAGTACATTTGGCTATGGTATCAATGCAAAAAACAAATATGTTATAGAACCAACCAAAGTTAGGACAGATTATCAATTAGATCCTGGTGTTGTTTTCTTAAAAGAAAACGACACAACTGCTAATGATTTTATTAGTTATCCTGGTATAATTGATGCATTAAAATTAGAAGGCGCTATTACCGGTGACAATAGTAAATTATTTACTAGTCAATTTTATTCTTGGGATAGTTTTACAGATTTAGATAAAATAATTAACTTTAATCAGTACTACTGGTTACCGGAAGGGCCTGATCGTGTAATTATTTCTTCTGATATTATTTACAACTCAGTAAACTTTACAGTAGTAGATCAAGCAAATGATTATCTAATTTCATCAGATATTAATCCAGTAGGTACTCCAAATCCAACACTTACATTATTACGCGGTGGTACATATACGTTTGGTGTAAATCAGGCTACACAATTTTGGATTCAAGGTGAACCAGGAGTAACTGGTTATAGTTTAACTCAACCAAACGTACAAACACGTGACGTTTATGGTGTAACTAATAATGGAGCAACTAATGGATTAGTTACATTTGTTGTACCTGAAAAGAATGCGCTAGATGAATATAATTTCCCATTAGGTCCCACATGTGGAGTAGTATCTGATTTACCTTTTAGTCAAGTTAATGGTGCGATTGTTTCTGACATTGGTGGTATTGATGGTGTTACTGCACTTGACGGTTTAACTGTAATGTTTTACAATACAGGTGTTGTTGATGAATATGGATTTGTATCAAAATTTTACGACCAAACATTATATGATGAAGATGGTGGTTCTTCTTATGCATATCCAGGAACTGAAGAAAACCAACTTAACTTTGATGGTGGTTACTTCACTGAAGTAAGCGCATATCTTTACAACATAACAATATTACCTGGAAATGTAATACAATTAACACCTGCATCTCTAATACCAACAAATCAAACAATCATTCCTTCATTTGGTGTTAATTATGGTAATAGAGAATTTTATAGAAATGTCGCCGGCTCCATTCAATTAGTACCATACAATAGTGCAATATTGGATCAACTATATTACCAAGATGGATCATCACCTACTAAAGTTGGTGTCATTAGATTAGTTGATAACAATATTACAAATGAAATTAATGTATTAACTCAAATATTAGGTAAGAAAAACTATACTGCACCCAATGGTGTTGTGTTTACTAATGGTTTGAAAGTACTATTTCAAGGTAACGTATACCCAGAATCATATAACAATGTAGAGTATTATGTTGAAGGTGTAGGTACTGCTATCGAACTCATTCAGGTTGACTCACTAATAAGTCCAGGCCTGTTTACTGAAGGCGTGTTTATCCCATGGGATACTACCCCATGGGATATTGGTAATTATGATTCAGGATTGTACATTCCAGTAGAACAAGATTATATTACTATTGCAAGAAATGCAATTAATCGTAATGCATGGTCACGTAGTAATCGTTGGTTCCATATAGATGTCATCAATGCGACTGCAACATATAATAATGATCCTACCCTAGTAACAGCATGGGCTACACCTGATAATAAAGCTAAACGTCCTATTATTGAATTCTATCCTAACTTACGTTTGTTTGATTCGGGTGTATTAGGTAAAGATCCTATCGATTACATTGATACCAGAACAACTGATGCATTTACTTTAGTCGCTGGTCAAGAAAGTTATTATCCTGATGTAGCAGGTTGGTCAACTTACGATGCAACTATTGCACCTGCTAACTATCCGTCACCGATAACTGATAAAACTATACTATCAACAGAAGCATTAACAAATAAAATTGTAATGAATAATACAATAGGATTGTATGTAAACGATACTATTTCAGTAGCTAGCGTAGTTGGTGATGACCCATTGGCTAATCCGCCCATACCCGGTTTGGTGCCAATTGTACCCGGAACGGCTGGTACTATACAAAAGTATTATATTACAGAAATATCAGGTAACAAAATAACTGTTTCAACAGAGATACAAGGAACACCGGTTGTACTTGCAACAGATACTCCTGTTAGTCCAGTAACTACAACAATTTATTCTTACAGTTCAACTATTACAATAGCATCATCAGATGTAAGTGGGTTGTTTGAAGCTGGACAATATATTATTGATTCTGCCGGTATATTACCTGATATAACTTATATTAGAAATGTTAACATTGTTGGTTCCGATACTATTATTACTATAGGTTGGGATAGAATTAACTATTCAATGATTGGCACTACGGTTGACCCTGAAACCGGAACTACCGGTGTTTCAGTAGTAACAGCAGATACACCATTAAGTAACTATGCATTGTTTGATGGAGCAAGAATTGTATTTGCGGCAGATGAAAATTTAAGTGTTAGAAATAAAATTTATATTTCACGCTTTTCAACAATTACTCCTAACACAACACCTGTGATTACATTAACGGAAGCTCCACAAGGAGATGTGTTACCGGATGAACAAACTGCCGTATATCGTGGTTATAACAATCAAGGTAAAGATTTTTACTTTGATGGTATTGAATGGTTTGCTGGACAACAAAAAATAACTGTCAATCAAGCACCATATTTTGATATATTTGATAGTAATGGAATAAGTTTAGGTAATGGAACCGTATATGTTGGTACATCATTTACTGGCAGTAAATTATTCAGTTATGGATTAGGCGTTGGTGCTGACGACCCTGTATTAGGTTTTCCTCTACGCTATTCATCTATAGATAATGTAGGTGATATTAGTTTTGATGTCACATTAAACTCACAAACATTCAATTATGTTAGTGGTACCGAACCAATAACTGAGAATGTAAATACAGGCTACGTTTATAATTATACCGACAGGGTTAACTATACTCGTCAGTTAGGATGGCAAACTGCGGTATCACCAAGCGTACAGTATCAAATTTTTGAATCTGATTGGTTTGCAACCACATCATCAAATACATTTACATGCGATGTTGCTCCAATGAGTTCATCTGAGACTACTTGGCCTATTGTACAAGTTTATATTAATAATAATTATCTTGATCCATCTAATTATACAGTAACATCAACCGATACATCAACAACGGTTACAATTCCAACTATCAGTGCAATCGATACAGTTGTTCAAATATTAATATTAAGTAATCAAGTAAGTAGTACTGCATATTACGGTATTCCTATTAACCTAAGTAATAATCCATTCAACGAAGATGTTACAACAGTTAATATAGGTGACATACGTGGTCAGTATCAAAGTATTTTCTATAATAATCCAAACACTACTGGTGAAATTTTTGGACCTAACAATTACCGTGACTTGGGTAATATGGTGCCATGGGGTGACAGAATTATTCAAAACAGTGCGTCATTGGCATTGCCTGGCACATTCCTACGCAAACAAAATCTTAATTTATTCAATTCATTGTTGTATAACAGCAGACAATATATTACATTTAAAACGTTGCTAGTAGATACAATTAACAATGCAAATTATTCAACCAGATTAACACCGGCACAAATGCTTGATGGTGCAATGGATCAAATTACATCAAATAAGACTGACAGTCAGCCCTTCTTCTGGAGTGATATGTTGCCATCTAAGTCAGCATATATCAGCAATACATACAGTTTTGCTAACTCGCTTGATGTTAGTATCTATCCATTAACTAAAGTTTATAATTTTACTACTGCAAATTACAATGGTGTATTAGTATATCTAATACGCAACGGAGTAACAACTCAATTGATTACGGGTATTGATTATACAGTAAGCACTACGTCCCCTTCATTAACAGTAACAAAAGATTTATTACCAAATGATCAAATTGTAATTAACGAATATAATCAAACATATGGTTCATATGTTCCAAATACTCCTACAAAATTAGGATTGTACCCTGCGACTATTCCTTCTGTAACATTAGATACAGCATACAACGAACCTACTTATTTTATTGTTGGGCATGATGGTTCATTTACTAAGTTATATGGCAACTATGATCCAGAAACAAGTACGCTAGATGACTATAGAGACCAAGTATTATTAGAATATGAAACACGTGTATATAACAATTTGAAGTTAAGCAACGTTATTCCTATAGAATTAACAGACATTTTACCTGGCTTCTTTAGAACAACTGATTATACATATGATGAATTTTTGCAAATCTATTCTGAATCTTTCTTAAATTGGGTAGGTGAAAATAGAATCAATTACAAGAGACAGTTATATAATACAGCTAACCCCTTCACTTACAACTATGACAATAACAGTAGTAAGATAGCTAATACTTTAATTCAACAGGGTTATTTTAGAGGATTGTATTTGTATTATTATGATACTTCTACACCAGATACTACCCCATGGCAAATGATAGGTTATGCTAATGAACCTACGTGGTGGACAAGTCGTTATGGCGCGGCACCTTATACAAGTGACAACTTGGTATTGTGGGGAGACATGGCTGCAGGTATCGATTGGAATAACGGTAATCCTGTAGTAATACCTAAATATGTTCGTGATGGATTGCTTAGTGTAATCCCAGTAGATAGCAATGGTGATTTATTGCCACCAACAATTTCTATTTTAGGAAATTATAACGCCAGAACATTTAATCGTGATTGGAAAGTCGGCGACGTTGGTCCTGCAGAATTCTCATATCGTAGAAGTAGCACATGGGTATTTGACTTGATGCGAATACTTGCATTGACTCGTCCTGCCGCATTCTACAACTTAGCAGTTGACATTGACAATTACAAATATAACGCTGAATTTAATCAGTTCCTAGTAAATGATAGAAGTCATTTGAATGTTAAAAACATTCCAATATATGGTACCGGGACGCCTGCGACTAGCTATATTAACTGGATTGTTGATTATGAAAAACAAGCAGGTGTAGATGCAACATCTAACATCACTACATTATTAGATAACTTAGATGTGCGTTTAATATATCGTATAGCTGGCTATAGCGATAAAGATTTGTTACAATTCTATGTTGAAAAGAGTTCAGCAAATAGTAATAACAGTTCATTGTTGATTCCGGACGCAAGCTATCAAGTATTGTTATATGATAATCAACCGTTTGATAAGATTGTATATTCAGGTGTTGTTATACAGATAACAGAGAATGGTTATAAAGTATTTGGCAACTCACAAACCAACGCATACTTTACAACATTAGTACCTAAAAATAATGGAATTACAGAATCAATCACCGTAGAAAATTTAACAGTTAAGTTAGCAACTGAATTTTATAATAGAACCGTATTGGTTCCGTACGGAACTGAATTCTATTCAGCACAAGAAGTAGCACAGTTCTTAAATTGCTATGGCAAATATTTAGAATCTCAAGGTGTAGTATTCGAGCAAATTGAAAATGCTATACCAGTTAACTGGCCACAAATGGTTGCAGAATATATGTACTGGTCGCAAATGGGTTGGGAAGTAGGAAGTATTACTACAATCAACCCTGCGGCTACATTATTATCTATTGATCGTGACAGCTATATTGTACAACCATTAACATTACGCCAACAAAATTTTGTATTGAATCAAAACTTATATCCAATACAATCAACTGATTTGTCTATTGTACGTGAAGGTACTGCTTTCACTGTTCAACCATTGAATCAAGGTGATGCAATTAGTTATGGTCAATTTAATATCAGTAACTTTGAACATGGCATTGTGTTCAGCAATGTAACATTGTTTAACGATATAATTTATAATTTGATTACTGGTTTAAGGCAGAACCGTATATTTGTACGTGGTGCAAAGACAGCAGAGTGGAATGGTACAGTAGATGCATATGGATTTATTCTTAACCAAGATAATATTCAACAATGGAATAGCGAATTCAAATACACTAAAGGGGCAATTGTTCTTTATAAGAACAGATATTGGAGTGCATTAGGTATTGTCCAAGCTAAACAATTATTTGATGAACGTGATTGGAAAGAAATTCCTTACGGTGAGATTCAAAAGGGATTATTACCTAATAGTCAAACACGTTCATATGAAAGTTCATTATACTACAGTTCAGATAATGCAAACTTAGAAAAAGATGCTGACTTATTAAGTTTTAGTTTGATTGGATATCGCCCAAGAGATTATCTAGCAATTGCTAATTTAACAGATATTACTCAAGTAAATGTTTATAAAAACCTGATTAAAGAAAAAGGCACATTAAATGCCGCTAGTGCATTTAAGGGTGCTACATTACCACAAGGTGGCATTGATTATGACATTTATGAAAACTGGGCTATCAAGTCAAGTGAGTACGGTGGCGTTTTAAATAACAACTTTATTGAAGTTAGGCTACAAGAGCCGGTACTCACTGGCAATCCTAGTATTGTTGGTTTAACCAATGGTGTTTATACTGAAGGTGTTCAACAGGAAATACCATTGTATTCTATCTTTAATTACGGTAGACCAATCGATTCTCCTGATATATTGCCTACAATCAGTTCAACTGAACCATCTAACTTATTACCTACAGCAGGATATGTAAACTATAATGACGTTAAAATGTCAAGTTATTTTTATTCTGGGTTATCAAACGCACGTGATGCGTCTGGTGTAAGAGTACCTATCAATAAGTTTTATATACGTGATTATGTTTGGTTAGCAAACTATCTAGCTGATTGGCAAGTTTATACTCCTGTAAGTTTAGGTTCAATTATTAACGCTAAAAATAATTTAAATGGTACAGTTACTATTACTTTTAGTCAAGCACATAATTTAATTAAGTATCAACTTTTTGCAATATTAAACTTTAATACACAAATTAACAATTATTATGTTGTGGCTGGGGTAGTAGATCCATTTAGAGTTATTATTAATCTATCATTGTCACCTAATATAACTAATTTAACTGGTCAAGGTGTTGGCTTCAGAATGCAAAACCAACGTGTTGCTACCGCACCGGAAATTGCAGACTTACCATCATTAATTGATAATGAGTTTAACAAATTAAAAGTTTGGGTTGATACTAATAATGATGGTAGTTGGGCTGTATTCCGTAAGTCATTAAACTATCAATATGATAAAGAAATTTTAAAAGATAATAGTCAATCATTTGGTAGTGCAGTAGCATATACGCCATCGATGGGTTATTTAATTGGTGATGCAGAAGCAGGTGAAGTATATCGTTATTCATATGATATTAAAACTGATTCATATATTATTGACCAAACTATATCAGAAGGTCCGTCTTTTGGATCTACTATTACATATGTAGATGATATATTTGTAGTATCAGAACCTACAGGCACACCAAAAGTATACATTTATGAACTAGTAACCACAACATTGGTTAATGACATACTTCCATATCAAACTATTAGCTCACCGGAAAGTTATATAACTAACTGGGGTAGCGCAACTGCGCTATCAGGGGACAAGAATTGGTTATATATTTCTGATACAGTAAACAATAGTGTTCACGTTTACCAAAAGTCAACGTTAACTGATTTGTACGAGGCTTCACATATTATAGTAACTCCAAATACAGTAAATGTTGGTAATTTGATGGCAGGGTCTGAATATGTTATACAGACAGTGGGTACAACGGATTTCACTGCATTAGGCGCGTTATCTAACAGCGTAGGTGTTATATTTACTTGTAATTCTAGTTCACAAACAGGTACAGGTGTAGTAACAGTTGCTGGGGATAAATTTGGATATTCAATTGCAACAGATTATTATGGTGACACAGTAGTAATTGGTACACCTTATCAAAACTATGATGTTAATACTGAAAATTATGGTTATGTATATGCGTTTGCAAGAACAGTTCAGAACTTTGAAGTTCAAAGCACAAGTCAATCATATGTACCGCAGTCATTCCCGTTGTCATGGACTCCAACCTCAGCCACCATAAATGCTACAGCTATTAGTAGCAATGTAATTACAGTAAGTGACTTAACTGGATTAGGAATATCAGCCGGCGCAACGGGTACCGCAATTATCTTTACTGGCACCGTATTTGGTGGTATATCATTAAATCAAGTATACTATGTTAAATCTATTGTAGATTCAACACACATTACAATTTCATTAACACGTGATGGTACAACAATATCATTAACCAACAGTTCTGGTTCAATGACAGCGGTACCACAAACATCACCTCTATACGTAAGTGTTAACGGTACTTTAATTGAAGATAACACTTATGCTGTAATCAGTTCAACGTTGTATGTCTATAGTGGTCAGACACCAACATTAAATGCAGGTGATATTGTCAATGTAAGTGGTTCTAACTTTGTATTAAATCAGATATTAACAAATGAAGAAACACCTAGAGTTGGTGTAGAGTTTGGTACAAGTGTTGATACTAATAATTTTGCAAATGAAATACTAGTAGGTGCCCCGTTTGAATTAAACGATAAAAATCAAGAGGGAGCAGTACATAGATATACCAATGGTGGTGAGAAATATGGTATTATTATTGGTACACAAAACTGCAATATCACTACTCCTAGAACAATATTATTAAATGGCTATTCAGTAACATTACCGGTTGGTAATGCAACACTCGCATCTAATGCTATTAATCAAGCTATCATCACTAATATTACATCAACTGCAATTGATGGAAAACTTATCATTCAATTAGTAGATATAGCAATTGGAGTACCAAGTAACAAATTATCATTGACTGTATTAGATAGTGCAACACTAGCTGAGATGGGAATAACTGTTTATACTCAAACTCAGAAAATTCTTTGTCCTCGTACCACTGGACCAACACAATTTGGTACTGTAATTAAATTCAATGAACAAGGATCATTTGTGGCAAGTGCGCCAATTGGTGCACGTTATACAGCAACTACTTTTGATTTTACTGATGATGAATTAGATAACGATACAGTGTTTGATAATAATGCCACTCAGTGGATAGATACATTTACAAATGCAGGTGCAGTATACATGTTTGATTATTTGTCTGCATATAACGAAAGTTTAAACAATCCTGGTAAGTTTGTATATGCACAAAGTACAAATGCACAAAACTTAGATTATGGTGCTCAACCAATGTATGGTCAAGCAATTGATTTTAATAACAATCGTGTGATTGTTGGTACTCCTAACTTTAATCCAGTTCTAAATGCAGAAAATACAAATGGTCAAGTAATTAGTTACATAAGTGCAAGTAGTGAACCTGATTGGTCAGTATATAGAAGTTCAGCACCTATAGTAGATATTAACAGTATAGGTCCTATACAGTTGTTTAGTGCTTCAACAAATAACACATTAGAAAATTTAGATTACTTTGATCCATTGCAAGGTAAATTATTGGGTGCAGTACAAGAAAACATTGATGTTATTTCAAATAGTGACCCGGCTGCCTATAATAGTCCGGGTAATACTCAACGTGGTTTAGTATGGGGTGCAAGTCAAGTTGGACAACTTTGGTTCAATACATCTAACACACGATTTGTTAACTATCATCAAAACGATGTGATATATAATAGTCAATATTGGGGAAGAGTATTTACCGGCAGTGATGTTGCTGTTTACTCTTGGATAGTTAGTGATGTGCCTCCTACACAATATGCAGGCCCGGGAACACCATTCAATATTAACACATTTGCTGTTCATGCTGTGCTCAATACTGAAGGCACAGTAGTACCAGTTTATTATTATTGGGTAAGAAATACTAACATTGTATTTGATCAACGTGGTAAAACTCTAGCAGATTCAACTATACAATCGTATATTGCACAACCACAGAATGCAGGCATTAGTTATTTTGCACCATTACAATCTGATATTTTTGGATTATACAATAGTGGTGCGTATATAAATGCAAATGATACTATATTACATATTGGTTATGCAACAGGATCAAATGATGATGTTTCCTACAATCAATTTAGTTTGATTCGTGCAGGATATCCTGATGACTTTTTAGATGGCTTACCTGGATCTGGCGCGGCATATCAAAGTAATAATGGTTCGGGGATAACTCAACCGATTGGTTTATATAATAGAATGTTAGATAGTTTGTCAGGCGTGGATACGACAGGAGCAGTAGTACCTAACCCATTCTTACCAAAAGCAGTGCAGTCAGGTGTGCTTGCTAGACCACGACAAAGTTTCTTCTATAATAGATATGGTGCATTGAAAAATTATTTACAATATGCTAATGCAGTATTAGCACAGTTCCCAATAATGGAAACTAGAAATTCACAATTCTTATATACAGTGGGAGATATTAACCCGTCTACAATTAATAATCCTGATTGGTCTGGTCCTCCTTTACTATTCTTTGATACACCAAAGTATTGGAACTTAATTAACTGGTGGGCTCCTGGGTACAACGATAACACACGTGCAACATTACAAGTTGCTATATATGCTGATTTAGCAACACTAAATGCTGATGTGGGTACTATTGTTACTGTAGCCACAAACGGTGCAGGTAATTCAGAAACATACATATATGAAGCTAATGGCACATGGACTAGAATTGGATTAACAAATGGTACTATTGAGTTTAGTAATTACCTTTGGGATTATTCTGCGGCAAGATTAGGTTGGGGAGATAATTTCTTTGACACTACACCATATGATACATATCCAAGCGAAGAAACACGTTACATCATTCGTGCATTGAATGAAGAAATTTACACAAACGAATTATTAGTATATAGAAATAAGAGTTTGATATTGTTATTTGAATACATTCAAAGTGAGACAATTGAAAGTCAAAATTACTTACCATGGTTGAACAAAACGTCATTCATTGACGTATCACATACCATTCGTGAGTTACGTCCAATTGAAGTATTCCAATCTGACTATCAAGATTTCTTAAGTGGCTACTTAAATGAAGTAAAACCATACCACGTAGTTATTAAAGAATTCTTGTTTAAGTACACCGGTACTGATGTATTTGAGGGAGACATTACTGATTTTGATTTGCCCTCACAATGGAGTTCATCAACACAAACATTCATAACACCTCAATTAGTATATGAAAATTCAAATAATGTTAATGAATTCTTACCAACTAACCCTATATGGCAAAACCCTTCATATAGCCAATGGTATCAAAATTATGGTTTAAGCATTGTTGGTCAAAATGCATATCCAATATCAATTTTAGAATCATATGTATCATTAAATTCTTCATCACTGTATGTTACTAATGCCAATGGCTTCCCTGTAGCTGGAACAATTTTAATTGGCACTGAATTAATTACATACAATTCAATTGATTTAGCAACAAATAGATTGTCAGGTTTATTTCGCGGAGCAATGGGAACAGAGATTCAAGTTCATATACCAGGAGAACAAATCATAATAGATTTGCCTGCTGTATTAGTGTTGAATAGTGGCCGAGCATATATAAATCCTCCATTGATTACAGCAAATATTGATACTACAATATACCCTGCACCAAGAGTACCTGCTCAACTTGAGGCTATAATGAGTCTTGACAAGGTTATCGGTGTAAATGTAATTAATCCGGGATCAGGATATGCTGTATTACCCACAATTGATATTCAACCTGCTATTGTAGTTAATGTACCTAGTACTAGTATAAACTTAATTAATAGTACAATTGAATTAACATCAGCAGTACTACAAACAGGTGACTTGATTGTTTATAATATTGGTTCATCTTCAACTCAAATTGGTGGTTTGTCTATTGGTCAACGTTATTATGTAAAATTATTAGAAGCTACACCATCACCAATTATTGCTCTTTACAGTACATACATTGATGCGGTAAACGACCATAATCGAATTGTACTAGTTAGTACGGGCACTGGTACGCAGACATTTAGTGTAGGTGCGTATGCATCCTGTGTGACTAGCGCAACGCCAGTAAGAGAAAACAACATCACGTTGCGTTTTGATAGAACATCATACACTTCTAAAGTTGTAGATTGGGAACCGGCTGGTTTTTACGGTTCATTCTATGCAGGTGATTATTCTAATGATCAAATTTTTTCTTCATCTTCAATTAAATTGTACAGCACTGACCCGCCTATTGGTGGTATTCTTGCTGGTGAAACATACGGAATTACTGCATCAGCACAAGGCGGAGTATTCCAAATATTAGATGTTGAAAATGATCAGGTATTAACATGGTCCTCACGTACAAGAAATACAATACAAACGTACGGCCCCTCATCATTGTATCCAAATACTATTCGTATTAATCCTAGTACAGGTGGTGCTGAAGTAGCCGGAGAGATTGGTTCTACCATTGGTTTCTATGTTGGTATGCCAGTTAAGTTTGTTGGCGCTGTACCAGTAGGTAGTTCAATCGTATCTTCTAGCCCTACAACAGATGTTATATATTATGTTAAATCATTGGTAAAATTACCAAATCCTGATAACCCAAGTGAATTACAAGATACTGGCTTTACAATATCAGATTCAGTAAACGAAGATGGTGTGCCAGCTGGTGTTAAAAACTTATTAGTTTCCGCTAATGTACCAACTGCCGGTTTAACATTATATGTTGGTCAGTTAACTAACACTGCGGTAATGACTATCAACTACAATAGTTTAAGAAACGCTTCAGCTACATCAGCAACTAATAATACTGTGACTGTTGATTTAACTGTTACCGGTCAAGATGGTACTACTGAATTCTTCACAGGACTTCCTATCTTCTTTGTTGGTACTGAGTTTGGTGGGATTATTGAAAATAGAAAATATTACGTAAATGCAGTCATTGATAGTACTTCATTTACTATGACTGAAACTACTGATCCTACAATTATTTACTGTACAGCAACGACTGGTACTGCGGGTAATTTAATTCTATGCCCGACAACTATTGATTTAAGTGTAAATGATCCTGTCATATTCAATGGTATGGGTATTAATGGTAATGCAGTATCAAATTTTGGTGGCATTGAAAGCGGAACTACTTATTATATCAAAGATATTAACAATGGTTCTTTTACATTAAGTGAGTCAATTAATGGTTCGATTTTTGTATTAACTGACCCCCCAATTACAGCAAGCAACTTTACAATTGCACCTATGTTATTACAAACTGAAGTTGTTCAGTTAACAAATGCTACTGGCTCAATGCAATTAAATATTGATAATGGACTAAGTCCAGGACAAATTACAGGTCAACAATTTACATTGTACGGCCAAGCTGGTCCCTTTATAGATGTTTCAGGCACTGCATCTAACTTGATAGACAGAATTCTTACGTCTACTAGAGCATCTACCCTTAACAGAGTAACATTGGCTACAGTAGGTGGCGGCACAACTAGTATCTATGCAAACATGCTATTCAACGTTTCTGCAAATATTGGTGGACTAACTACAACAGGTGGACCATATACAGTAACTGGTTTAGGTACTACTGCTGTTAATATTTCTGCTACAAATCCTACTGGTAACTGGTTAACAGTAACGCCGGTGACAGAGTATTTAGATACAACAGCCGCATTATATGAAGGCATGCCAATATACTTTACTAATCAATCTTTAGGTGGTGTATCGTTGAATACTGTATATTATGTACATACTATAGGTACAGGCGGTGATGCAGGTAAAATTAAAATATCTGAAGATGTAAGTTTAACTACAGTGTTTACAATTATTAGCAGTCAAACAGGCGCAATGATAGGTACCGGAGAACAGTATATTACAACTAGTACTGCATTGACAAACGGAGTATCGGTTGGTGATAGCACAAGTCTAACACAGTCAGTTGGAACACCAGCAGAATTTGACGTTGGTGCCATCTTAGGTGGGTATACTGCTTCTATCGTACAAGTTTTGGCTACTAGTATTGAAATTGGCAAAACTTATACCATCGTGACCTTGGGAACAACTAATTGGAATACTATAGCGGGAACATCATTGGTTACTTATGAAGTTGGAGATGTGATTACTGCTGTTGCGTTAGGAACAGGTACTGGATCTGCTTCATTGAATGGGAAGGGCTACGCACTCAACAATGTTATTACAATCTTAGGTACAAATTTGGGTGGAACGAGCCCAACAAACGATTTATCATTGACAGTAGCTGCCATTAATTCATACGGTGGGGTTACATCCACGATTACTAGCGGAACACCTGCAGGATTAGAAAACAAATATTACTTGAAAGTAATAAATCAAGATCAGGTAGAAGTATATAGTGATCCTAATTTAACAGTTCCAGTAAGTGGTCAAAACTTCCCGTATGTTGGGGCAACAACTACAACCGCAACTGAAAGTGATGGTACTACAGAAATAATTACAGTAGACAGTTCAACATATTTTGCAGTTAATGATCCGGTTGTATTTACTGGTAATGTATTTGGTGGCGCAAATCTAGTAGCGGGTCAAACTTATTATATTATATCTAAACCTACATCAACGACTGTAACTATTTCAAATTCAATTGGTGGTAGTGCTGTTAATTTAACAACATCTACTGGTATAATGACAATGGCTAAATCAGGTGATTATGCTGTATTACCTCAACCGTTCTACTTTGATCCAAGTATTGTAAGATACAGAAACAATGTATATCAGTGTATAATTAGCAACAACGACTCAGAATTTATCATAGGTAAATGGGAATTGCTATCATCTGGTAGCAGGAAGTTAAATGCATTAGACAGAATTGTTGGTTACTATAAACCAAACAAGACCGATACAGAAGCATGGAATCAATATATTAATATGCCCGGAGATGATTTAACTCAATTGGTTAGTGGTATAACTTACCCCAATAGTACATATTTGGGTAATGCTTTCCCCCCGGCGGAAGAATATACACTTGATACTATATTAGTTGATCAACCATTCTATCCAACTGGCATCGATTTAAAAGCAATTACATATGGAGACAAATATATAGCTGGCTCTGACACTCCTAATACTTCTGTGATTAACACTAGTATTGATAGTGTTGACTGGACAGTGAAGCAATTAACAAATACACCAATTGACGTTACTGATATTATCTACACTGGTAGCAAATATATAATCACAACAACTAATAATGCAACACCTGTATTAATAAGTGACAACGGAGTTGAATGGGATTCTACAATAACGTATGTCCCTATAAGCAATGTAGCACCTCTTCTAATGAATGGAGTTGGGTATACCAATGGTACGTATATTGCAGTTGGAAATAATATAATTTCATCTACTGATTTAAGTACATGGAGAGAAGTGTTTAAGTTCCCTAATGATGGATTAACCAACACATTCAATGATGTTGCATATGTTAATACAGGTGGATTTAATGGCTTTGTTGCAGTTGGTTTAGGTCAACGTTATGTAACAGGGCAAGCTACAAATACAGCAATTATATACTTTAGTGTACCTAATTATACCAATTGGATTGATTCTCAATTCGATGGCACATTATATGGTTTAAACGCAATAGCCTCAAATGGACAAACAATAGTTGCTGTTGGTAATAATGGTATAATTTACACTAGTTTTAATGCACGTGTATGGAACCAACAAACATCATCTGTTGTTAATAACTTGAATTCTATCATCTGGGATAATTATAATAATTTATTTGTTGTTGTGGGTGACAACGGTACAATAATTACAGCCCCTATTGATGGTTCAATATGGACAGCCAGTACTAGCGGGACTACAGAAGACCTTACAAGTGTAGTATATAATAATGTTGATGGTGAATATGTTGCAGTGGGATTTAATAATACGGTAGTAAGAACCAATGACGCAGAATCTGCATGGACTAACTCTGCTAATTTTGAAACATTACCTACCGTATATACAGTACAAGGTGATGCATTTACAGCTGGTTATGGTCCAGAAGAAATGGTCCCGGGCGTAGTAACAGATACATTAACCATGATTACTGCCACACGTCCAGGTACAAATTGGGATGAAACTATATATCAACATGTTGGTTACAGTGTAGTCACCCGTGAGATTACCCCTACGTCAGATACGCAAACAGAATATAGTTTTGCTAACACAGTAGATACGCCGGCTCAGTTATCTGTATTTGTAATTAATCGCAATACAGGATTAAGTACCAGTATCTATGATGGAATTGACTACACTGTTGATTGGGTAAATAAACTTGTTACACTGGATACTCCGATAACTTATGTACCAGCTGGAGTTTCAGATAAATTAAGAATTGATGTATATGAAACTGGTAACGGAGATCAATTAGTTAAAGCTAATACTGAAACAGATCCAATACGTGATAACGTTGTAACTGGATTCCAAGAGATATATGTTAATGCTAACTACACTGCTGGTATATATCAAGGTTCAGGTGTAATTAGACCTACAACAGAACCACAGGAAGTTACTGCAATTGCAACAAGCGAAATTACAGACGCTATCACATGTGTAAGCGTAGAAGATTTTGTATTGAATGGTGTTATCACCTTTAGCGGAGCGGTGTTTGGTAATATTATAGAAGACCAAGTTTACTATGTGAAAACCATTAGTTACGTATCCAATAGAATTACTATATCAGAAGTTTATAATACTAGTACAGGTACTGCGGGAGCCACATTCTCATTAAGTACAGCAACTGGTAGTATGAAAGCTATTATTCAAGTTGGTACAGGTACTGTTTGGACTCCACCAATCGTATATCATAATGGTGTTAAATTAGTGTTGGGTCATACTGCTACTGTAACAAGAACTAGAAGTAGTACAAATACTGTTACTACTAATACTACCGGTGATTTAGTACCAAATCAAAAAATTAAATTTAGTAATACAATATTTGGTGGCATTGTTCCTTTACAAACATATTATATAAAACAGATTATTGATGGTAATGAATTTACTATTTCTGAAACAGAAGGCGGACCTGTATTTGCATTGACAACTGCAACCGGTGGAGCCATGTTTGTGTCTGCTGATTATGCTATTGGAATAGCTGAGAATGGTATAAGTGCATCACTGTTGCTAGCAAACGAGTATGACATTTCAGTTGATTATCTGACATATACATTGTTCGGTGAAACAGTACCATTACAGTATGGTTATACTATACCCGAAACACAATTAATTACAGCAGACGGTACAGTAGGACCATTTAGCTTAGCCAATTATGTAAGTGGAAACAATCCATTAAATGCTATTGTTGAAGTTAATGGATTGCGTGTAGACCCGTCAACATATACAATTGATCCTATTGCAAATGAGATTGAGTTTAATTTAGGTGATGAACCTGCAAACAGTGATACTATTGCTGTAACTAGTTACAATCTAACTGACCGTCAATATTTCAACACGCAAGTTGTAGATACTACCGGTGTAACAGTATCAGCAATTAGTAATATTAATAATGCTATTACAGAAACAAGTACCGTTATAATTTGTTCTGGAACTAATAGTGCTAATAATTCTATTGTTTGTAACACTACTGCTAATTTAGTAGATGGTCAAGAAATTATATTCAAATCAAATGTACCGAACTCTGACTATGAAGGAAGTGGAATAGATACTACCGGAAAAGTTTATTATATTCTTGATGCTGATGTAAGCGGAACTGAATTTACTATTTCTGAAACTCCTAACGGTACTGTAGTTGCTGTAGCTACAGTTACAGCTAATATGGTTGGATATGTAGGTGGCAATTTAGCAATACGAGTTACAACTGCTAATTCAAATAACTTGGTTGATAACGATTTTATTCGTATTGATGGAGTGTTAGGGTCAATTCAATTAAACAACAATACCTATTATGCTAAGGTAATATCTGCTACTGAGTTTTATTTGTACTCGGAACCATATAATCCTGCATTGGGAACGGTTAACTATCCTGTAACATTTGCATCAACATATGTGTCTGGTGGTTATGTTTGGTTAGATCAAACCTTTATTATTACCGATACTATAACGATTGCTACTACTGCAAGTAATAACAGAATTGTAGTAGAAGATAATACAGGAATAGTACCCGGAACTCCAATCTATTTTACTGAGCAGGGTGCTGTAACTGGTACAACTATATTAAGTAATATTGAAGCTAATACTGAATATTATGTATTAGACGCCAATCCAGAAACAAGCGTTACTGATTTAGTTGTTGGTTATACTTATAGTATTTTAGGATTAGGGACGACTACTAATACTGATTGGAATACTATTGCAGGTACAACGGGAGTAACATACATTGTGGGCGATACTTTTGTTGCAGCCGCAACCGGCACAGGCACCGGTACTACATTGTCATTGCAAGAATTTACTATTTCAGAACAAAGATATCCAGATGAATCAGAATTTGTTTTAACCAACGATACCGGTTCAGTATTAGTTACTCAATTCCAACAAGTTAACGTTGATAGATTGTGGGTAACAGTTAATGGTTACAGAGTTCCGTCAAGCTCATTGAGAATAAATGAGTTCAATAACTTAAGTATTTTAACAACAATCGCAACCGGTGATGAAGTCATTATTACTAGTATGATGCCAACTGCTACACCAAATGAAGAAGTTTATTTGTTGAATGTATCAACTACAAATCAAGCGGCAGTATACAGAGCTAATACTCAAACTAGAACTTGGTTAGTACAACCTCTACGTAAAACAGATACTACGATTTATTTGAATGATGCATCACATGTCACATCTACTATTATTCAAAATGTAACTGCGCCGGCAGCAGTTGCTGGAAAAACTAGTATTGGATTAACTGCTAATAAGAATGTAATATGTCATGTAACAATTTATAACAATACTACATCATCTATAGTAAATCCTTCAAATTATAGTTTATCTACATTTGAAACAGCCCCTGTTGTAGTAATTACCGGTGGTGTATCAGATGAAGATTCACTGACAATTACAATTACTGAGGGTAACTTATTGTATATTAACGGCGAACAAATTGGTTTTGATGAATGCAACCTAGAAACTAACACTGTAAGCGGATTAACTCGCGGTGCTAATGGAACAGGAGCCCAAGCAGACATTCCATTATATTCTGAAGTATTTGGTATTATTCCTGAAAATAGAATGACAGACGTTGTATATTCTAGTGTTTGGAATTCAAACATATATAATACAGTTGAGGGTGATCCACTACAAATTAGCCAAACTGTAGGTGCAAATTTCTTAAGAGTGGATACAAATTGAAAGATAAATAAGTATTATGAACGAACAAGTACAAGAATCTAATAAATCAAATCCTGAACGTCCAGGGCCAAAACCCAATGAACATGGGGGATTTTACTTTTCTTCCAATGTAAAAATAACAGATCCAAACACTAAAGAAGTGTTGGTCCAAATGCGAGGCGATAACTAATGTCAGTAATTAACTTATCATATAAAATAGAGGGATTTTTGAAAATTTACGATCCTAACAACGGTGAGGTCTTTGTAGATAAGAAAAATGCTATCAATTACGAGAATATGTCGGAAGCTATTGCTGACACATTAAGTAGTCGTGGTTACGGGGAAATTTATCAAATGGCTTTCGGTAATGGGGGTGCAAGTGTTTCCGAAACCGGAGTTATCACATATTTGCCCCCAAATACCGTTGGTCAAAATGCGGCATTATACAATCAAACCTACGCTAAAATTGTTGACGATACTAGCGTTTTTAACTTAGATCCTACACGTAATAAAATGACTGTAAGTCACACTACAGGTAAGGTTTATACAGACATTTTAGTACAATGTTTATTGGATTACGGTGAACCAGCTGGCCAAGCGGCGTTTGATAACAGCACACAAACTGATTCTGCTTTTATTTTTGACGAATTAGGTTTGCTTGCTAACTATGGAACGGACACTACAGGACAAGTAATTACTAGACTATTAACGCATGTGATTTTTCACCCTGTACAAAAGAGTTTAAACAGACAAATTCAAATAGATTACACTGTCAGAATTCAGAGTTTGACTAATTTAGTAACAATATAAGATAAATAGAATATCGGAGTAATTTCAAAATGGCATATACAATTGTAAAAAGTAATGGTCAAGTCCTGACAACCATTCCTGACGGTACTATAAACACCTCTAGTACCTCATTGGCACTCCCTGGTAGAAACTATGCTGGTTATGGTCAATATGTTGACACAAACTTTGTTTGGTTAGCTCAGAATTTTGCAAATACTAGCCCTCCTCCTAACCCATTACAAGGTCAGTTGTGGTATAACACAAATGCTAACACATTGTATGTTTGCCCGGCTGACGGAACAGCTAACGCAAATGCATGGTTAGCATTAACAACGACATCTAGTGGTGGAACAACAACGTTTGGAACAGTAACAGTAACTGGAAATATCGCTTCAAATAACATGACTGTTACCAATGGTATTACAGCAGACACAATTACAGTACGTTTAGCAACAGTAACAGCTAATGCATCAATTGCAAACGCAAACGTTACTACTGCTAATATAGGAACACTAGAAACTCAAGTTATTACAACCGGAGCCGCAAATGCAGCCGGCACATTAACAGGTACGTGGACTGCAAATGGTGGATTAGCAGGTAATACAATGATTGTTACTGGTGGAAACATTTATGCGGCAACTGGTATTAAAGTTAATCCACTTAACTTATATGATTTAACAGGTAATGTAATTACGTTTACTGGCACTTATACCAATGGTAACGTATTTGATTATCTAACTGGTTCTAATTCTATAACTAGTTTCAATGGAACATTAGGCAGTATAGCAAGACCTATATCAAGTATTACAACAGCAAATATTACAACTGGTGGTAATACAACCGGAGGTCAAATAACTGGCAATTGGCAATTAACATCCGGGTCAAGATTACAAGCAACATACGCTGACTTAGCAGAACGTTTTGAAGCAGATGCATATTACGATGCTGGTACTGTTGTTGAATTGGGTGGTATAAAAGAAATTACATCAGTTCAATATGAATTATCAGAAGATGTATTTGGTGTAGTTTCTGATACTGCGGCCTATTTAATGAACTCTGGTGCAGGATCAGATGAAACTCATCCACCAATCGCAGTTTCTGGTCGTGTTCAAGTTAAAGTTACTGGTATAGTTAAAAAAGGTCAACGTTTAGTAAGTGCAGGCAATGGTATTGCACGTGCGGCATTACCAAGTGAAGCGACTGCATTTAATACAATCGGTCGTTCATTGGTTGATAAATTAGATGAAAAAGTTGGTACTGTACTAGCGATGGTAACAATAAAATAAGGAATAAAGAATGTCATACGCACAATTTGATTTAATTCAAGCAACCGACTATAATACATTAGTGGGAACAAACCCCAATACAACGTCAGGTACACTTAATACAGTTTGGTCTACTGGTGGAACAACTGCCGGTTATGGTCAAACAGCACTTGCTACTGTAGCAGTAGCGCAAATTGTGGGAGCCAACGAATGGGCAAACTTAGTTAATAGAACTTCTAATTCAGCAACACATCAAGGCACTTCTATCACTAGTGTTACTGCTCCTGTTGCAGGAAATGTTGTAACATTTGTATCTGCTATACCCACAAACTTAACAACAATTTATAACAGTCGTCTAAATGCCGCAACACAAGGAGCAACAACTGCAAATACAGCAACATTTGGTAGTACATGGTCAGCCGCATTGACATTTACTCATACTGTTACATTTGCTAACGGTGATGCCGCACGATATTTCTTTAATTCAGGCGGACAATTAAAACTAACATGTTCTAATCCTAACAGCACAGCAGGTATTAACTTATTGTTTAATAACTTATGTTCTAATGTTGGTACAATTGTTCAAAGTGCACCTACTTCTGGTGCAGTAACTATTTCTGGTGTAAGCTATAATGGTATTACTAAAATTGGTGGTGGTGGCAATGCTCCTACTATTAGTGCAGGTTCTGGTTATTATGCTATGACTACATCTAACGCTACCGTATTCACACAAACTGCCTCAACGGGTCCATCTGGTTATTTAGGTACGTTCATTCGTGTAATTGCTAGATCAAACGGTACTCAAGGTTCAAACGGTGATTCTGGTTCTGTTATTACACTGCATACGATTTGGGATGAGGTTCCAGATGGTTTAGTAGTTGGTACTGGTTCTGCCGTAACTGTTACAGCCCAAGCTCCAGAAACAACGAATTTGGCTAACACTTGGGGAACAATTACTATAGCCGGTTCAGTATCAGGCTCATAATTCTAACTAGTACATACTATAATGACTTATGCACTGTACGGCAATATTGCATCTTTTGATTATAATACTTTAGTTGGAACTAACCCGTCTACTAGTTCAGGTGCATTAAACAGTGTTTGGGCCATTGGTGGAAATAATGCTGGTTATGGTCAACCAGCATTAGCGCAAGTCGCATACAGTAGTAGAATTAATTCTTCTAATTGGGCAAATTTAATAAACACTACTGGTACAGTTGCTACACATCAAGGTACCTCTATTACTAGTATTACTGCGCCCGCTCTCAATGGGCCAATTCCATATATAGCCGCCCTTCCTACTAACTTAACATCTATATATAATAGTAGACTGAATGCCGCAACTCAAGGTGCTACTACTGCTAATACAGCAACTTACAACAGCACATGGAGCAACGTATTAATATTTACACACACTATTTCTTTTGCAAATGGTGATGCCACAAGATACTTCTTTAACGCAGGTGGGCAACTAAAAGTAACATGCTCACATGCTAACAACATTGCAGGTATTAATTTATTAATGCATAATTTAGCAAGTAATATTGGTACAGTTGTTATGAGTTCCCCAACGTCAGGTTCAATTACTGTATCCGGTGCTAGTTATAATGGTGTTACTAAAGTTGGGGGAGGGTTACCGGCCCCCACAATTTCACCGGATAAGGGTTATTATGCAATGACTACTGCCAACACTAATATATTCACACAGACAGCCAGCACAGGACCTGCTTACTATTTAAATACAAATATTTCAATAATTGCTAAATCAAATGGAACACAAGGTTCAAATCAAGATGCCGGTAACGTAATTACACTTTACACCGTTTGGGATGAAATTTCATTAGGTTCTGTCGCCGTAGTAGGAGCCGGCTCAAGTACTACTGTCACTGTACAAGCACCCGAAACAACAAATTTGGCTAACTCTTGGGGCCCAATAAATATTACCGGTACTGTATTCGGTTCATAATTTTTTAACATCACCTTTGTATCTATCTAAATACTCGTAGGAGCCTATATGGATACAAAAACATTAATAGCAGAAGCCAAAGCTCGCTTCGCACATAACTCAGCTAAAGCATATCTTAAAGACAAATATGACAGCAAATTAATTGTTGCTGATCAAGGTGGTCTATGGCGAGCTGACCGACAAACCATTTCTTTTCTAAATTCAATGAGCAATGACAATTACATTGTTGTAATTGATACCTTTGATAACCCAGTTCAAGTTAGTCGTGAAAAGTTATTGGAAACATTAACAACTACATATAATGCAGTTATGCTTGAATGGCATAAAGAATGGTCTGAACTAGAGAAAAAAAGATGAGCAAAGGTGCATTACTATTTGCGTTTAATTCACCTAAGTACAACTACTATGAAATGGCAGTTGCTACAGCCAAACGAATTAATCATTTTTTAAATTTACCTGTTACTATAGTGACTGATGAAAAGTCATTACCCGACGTTAGTGATTACACTTTTGATAAAACTATTCTAACTACAGCAGATGCGTCTAATAAACGTGATTGGGGAGTTTGGATCAATAAAGGAAGATTTCAAGCGTATGATTTAAGTCCATACGATGAAACGTTATTGTTAGATACTGATTATATGGTAAATTCTGATAAGTTAATAAAAACATTTGAATTACCAACTGATTTTTGTTGCCACGACAATACTAGTTTTTTAATGCACCCCTCGGTTCCACAAGAGGTATTAAGTGTATATAGTTTCAAAACGTTATGGGCTACAGCCGTTAATTTTAAGAAAACTAAACGTGCTAAATCAATATTTGATTCGTTAAAAATGATTCAAAATAATTTTGATCATTATGCAAACATACATGGATTTATATCAGTTACTTTTCGCAATGATTATGCATTGACTTTAGCAACACGTATTGTCAACGGACACACCACAGTACCTGAAGATATAATACCTTGGAATTTAGTTCACGTTGGTAAAAATACAACAGTGTATAGAAATAGTGACGACCCATTAAACACCGAATATACTGTTATGTTTGATAATTGGGTTAGGGGTAAAATTCGTAAAGAATATACTATTATTAAAAATATGGATTTTCATGTTATGAATAAAGAAAACTTTATGGAGTTAATTAAATGACAAGAGGATTTGTTATTATGGCTCAGGGACAAGATTATGTCAAATGTGCCACTGCTCTTACGGCAAGTATAAAACGAGTTATGCCTAATGCTGATATAACCGTTGTTACTACAAAAATGTTGCCATATGGTGATCAGGCGCCCAATACTAATTGGAAACTTCAAAATGACTGGCAAGTATATGAAGCAAGTCCATATGACGAAACTATTAAATTAGAAGCAGATATGTACATACCACGCAACATTGACCACTGGTGGGATATATTGTCACCGCAGGATGTTGTAGTATCTAGTCATATAAGAAACTTTAAACAAGAAATATCGGATGTTAGAATGTATCGTAGATTTATTGATGACAATAATTTACCTGACGCATATAACGCAATTACATATTTTAAAAAGTCAGACACCGCAAAACAATTTTTTAATATTGTAAGAGATGTTTTTGAGAATTGGGAAGAGTATAAGGAAATATTAAAATGTAATCCACAAGAAATAGCAACCACTGATTGGGCATATGCTATTGCTTGTCATGTTATGGGCATTGAAAAAACAATGCTACCATCATTTACAGAAATGTCAATGGTACATATGAAACAATATATTAATGGAACATCTACTGAAAATTGGACTGATACATTTATATATGAGTGTTTACCAAATCAAATTAGAGTACAAACAGTCCCACAACAGTATCCATTTCACTATCATATTAAGAACTTTTCTGATAAAATACTTGAAAGTATAAAATGAACACTGAAAACAACCAAGAAGAATATGTTATAATATGGGAACAGCCCAAGCTAGAACCACCTGAGTTTAGGTTATATTATGATGAACACGGTGCTGTTGTATGTTACACCGGAGATAAATCTACAACCGGTGATTATATAGTTATTGATGCACTTACATTTGCACAAGCAAGACCTGACGTAAGAGTTATCAACGGCAAAATATCTACTGTTTATCCCAATGCGGTTGTGCATAAGTTAATGCCAAGTAAGGATGAGGGGATAGATTGTCATCCGGAAGATATAAGTATACTTGTTGATAAAAAAGATTACAATAAAAAACAAAAATGGAAACTAACTACATATGAACTCTGAAGATATTATTGACGTAGCAGATTTAGATTGTATCTATCTAAGCTACGATGAGCCACAGAAAGAAGAATTCTGGCTAAAGATTAAGAACATGGTGCCTTGGGCAAAACGTGTTGACGGTGTTAAAGGTAGTGATGCCGCACATAAAGCCGCAGGTGAAGCAAGTGATACCGAACGATTTATTTTAATTGACGGTGATAATATGCCTGATGAAGAATTTTTCAATATTCAATTAAACTTTACTGGTAAAGACCCGTCGTTTAAAAAAGCACAGTTTCGTTGGAAAGCAATAAACGCAATCAACGGTTTACGCTATGGCAATGGCGGTATGAGTAGCTGGACAAAAGAATACGTTGCTAAAATGAAAACTCACGAACATCAAACAGATGGTGATGTATCACGCATTGCTGACTTCTGTATGGGAGGCAATGATAATTTGTATTGGGCGATGTATAACTGCTATAGCACAACACATCCTAACTATACGCCATTTCAAGCATGGCGCGCAGGATTCCGTGAAGGGGTAAAGATGAGTTTAGACAGAGGTGCTAGACCAACAGTAGAACAATTTAAACAAACAGTAGCAACACGTAATTTAAACAATCTAACTATTTGGCACAACATCGGTCGTGATGTAGAGAACGGAGAGTGGGCTATTTATGGTGCTCGTCTTGGAACGTATATGACTATGTTGACTGAATGGGACCACGCAAATGTGCAATGGTTTGATAACTATACAGTATTGTGGGAAGAACATATGAATAGAGACCCTGATCGTGAGTCAGCGTTGCTCGGAGCCGCACTGCATGACAAATTGGGACTACCGATGAACCACTTTGACAGTGGACAAAGTAAATTCTTTAAGCGTCACTATAAAGCAGACTTTCATAATTTAGATCCTCTAGTAACTGAGATGGATGTGATTCGTAGAATCGAAGGATGGTAATGAGTAGCGAACAACAAAGAATTAAAGACATTAAGATTAAGATTGAGAACGAAGCAGGTCCTACATTTTGTCTTGCTAAATGGCATCACGTAACTATGTATTTGCAATCAGGTGAAACACATAGTTGTTATCACCCACAACCTCATAAAATTCCATTAGAAGAATTGAAAGATAATCCTTCAGCACTACACAATACACAATTCAAAAAAGATGAACGCAAAATGATGCTGGAAGGTGAAAAGCCAACAGGTTGTCAATATTGCTGGAACATTGAAGCAATGGGCCCAGATTATATTAGTGATAGACACATTCGTAATGCTAGTATTTTTACAGAAGAACGCTATGAACAAACAACTAAAGGTGCATGGAATCAAAATATTAATCCAGAATACTTAGAAATCAACTTTGGTAACGAATGTAATTTCAAGTGCGGTTACTGTCATCCAAAATATTCAACTAGCTTTTACAATGAGATTAAGAAGCATGGCCCTGTTACTACAGTAAAGAACCATCGTTGTGATGTTGATTGGATGACATTGTATCAGCGTGAAGAAGAAAACCCATACGTTGATGCATTCTGGGAGTGGTGGCCCGAACTACGCAAGACATTGAATATTATGCGTGTAACCGGTGGCGAACCTACGATGCACACTAGTACATGGAAATTGTTAAAAGAAATTGAACAAGATCCTATGCCTTGGTTAGAGTTGAATATAAACAGTAACTTAGGTACTAAGACTGCATTGGTTGAGAAACTAGCGCATAGTGTTAAAAAATTAGTAGACGATAAAAAAATTCGTGCATTCAAACTATTCACTAGCTTAGATACATGGGGTCCTAAGGCTGAATATATTCGTACAGGATTAGATTTAGAATTGTGGGAAAAGAATTTCCATACGTATCTACAGAACACCGACAGCCCAATCACGTTTATGATTACTTTCAATATCTTTAGTGTTACTACATTTAAAGAATTCTTGGGTAAGTTTTTAGAATGGCGCAAACAATATGGTTGGTATGATGACCGAAAAGAACATCGTGTTCGGTTTGATACCCCTTACTTACGTGACCCTATTCAATACGATATGAACATTTTACCTAAGGACGAATTTATGCCTTACATGCGTGACGCATTATCATTCATGGAAGCTAATGTAGATGACAATCGTGCCGACGCATTTACTACTATTGAGTTTGAAAAATTCAAGCGTGTAGTTGACTACATGAATGAAACTAAATACTCAGACACAAAGTTAATTGAAGGTCGTAGAGATTTCTACAATTGGTTCAATGAATTAGATGAACGCAGGGATACAGATATGTTATCAGTTTTTCCTGAGTATATGAATTTTTATAGACTTTGCCAAGAAGTTAATCAATTGAATCCAAAATGAGCAAGAAAAAAACTAAAATAACAGTTGAAGATTTATCTACTAGTAAGACACTATGTGTTGTGCCATGGATACATATCCACACTAATCCTAGTGGCATTGCTACTCCTTGCTGTATCGCAGAATCGTGCACCAAACCCGAAGGTGTAGGAAACGCACGTGAACAATCATTGATGGAAATTGTTAATTCTGAATCAATGAAACAATTGCGTTTAGATATGTTAGCCGGAGTTAAAAATTCTGAATGTACCAAATGTTATGAACATGAGGATCAGGGTATAAAAAGTTTTAGAAATATGATTAACGATGAATTTAGTCATCACTATGATGCTATGAATTCAACAAAGAAAGATGGATCACTCAAAGAATTTAAAATGAGATACTTTGATATCCGTTTTAATAACATTTGTAATTTTAAATGTAGAACATGTGGTTCAGGATTTAGTACTCAATGGGAACAAGAAGATTTAAAAAATAAAGTTTGGAATGCAAAAGTCATTCCAAAGAATGATAATAAAAAATTCTTAGCAGAGGTAGTGGATCAAATTCCAAATATGGAAACAGCATACTTTGCCGGTGGCGAGCCACTAATTACCGAAGAACATTATATTCTACTAGAAGAAATGATTCGTAGTGGCAAGACTGATATCAAACTAAGATATAATACTAACTTAAGCAATCTTAAATTTAAAGACAAAGACCTGTTGTCCTTGTGGAAACACTTTGAAAAGGGTGTAGATGTTTATGCAAGTATTGACCATTACGGTGAACGTGCAGAATATATTCGTCACGGAACTGATTGGGGTGTAGTTGAATCTAACTTCAACTTAGTTAAAAAAACATCCTTCATAAAACTACACATGAATACCGTATTAAGTGTATTCAACGTTTTAACTATAAATGAATTCTATCAGTATCTATATGATAATAATATGTACTCAAACAAAGATTCAGTATATATGTTATATAATATGTCAACTCCGGAATTTTTAGCATGTCATATATTGCCACCTGATTTAAAAATCAAAGCTAAAGAAAGTTTAGAACAGACTGTTAAGTTTTTAAAATCTAAAAAATTTAAAGTACACCAAATAAAACAGATAACAGATGCTATTCCTTGGGCTATGTCTAAGGATTCTTGGGAACAACAAAAAATGAATTTTAGAAGTGAAGTCAAAAGATTAGATAAAATTAGAGATGAAAACTTTAAACAGACATTTCCTGAATTAGCTATGTTATTAGAACCCGAATACAAAAGATTGTGGCCAGTATGAACAAAGATTATCTATCCAAGATGAACAAAAATTATTTATTAAACGAGAGCAAGACTTTTTGCATGTTCCCTTGGGTACATTTAAATGTGACACCAAAAGGTGATATCTATCCTTGCTGTAGTAACGACTACACAAAACCATTTGGTAATACAAAAGAAACTTCATTAAAAGAAGCATTCAACAGTCCGCAAATGAAACAGTTGCGTTTGGACATGTTAGCTGATAAGAAAAATGATATATGTAACTTTTGTTATAAACACGAAGAAGCAGGACCTCATTCATTTAGAAACTATAGCAAAGAACAATTTGCTAAACACTATGATGAAACAATTCCTACAACACTAGATGACGGAACTGTTCCCGAATTCAAAATGCATTATTTTGATATTCGTTTCAGTAATATTTGTAACTTTAAATGTAGAACATGCGGGTCAGAGTTTAGTAGTCAATGGGGAGCAGAGATGCGAGCCAATCACGATCCAAAACATCCTATTGTTATTCATGCCGATGAAAAGGGTAATCTATTACGTGAAGTATTGGAACAAGTAGAACATATTGATTTAGCATACTTTGCTGGTGGTGAACCTACATTGACCGAAGAACATTATATAATGCTTGAAGAAATGATTCGTAAAGGTCGTAGTGATATTGTTCTACGATACAACACTAACGCTAGTAACATTAAGTTCAAAGACTATGACTTACTAGATATGTGGAAGTACTTTAAAAAGATTGAATTGAGTTGTAGTATTGACCATTATGGTGAAAGAGCAGAATGGTTACGTCATGGAACTGATTGGGGTGTAGTAGAGTCCAATCTATTAAAGTTCCGTGAACTAGATTATGTTAGTTTTCAAATGAATACGGTATTCAGCATCTTTAACTATAGTACAATCGGTGAGTTCTATCAGTATTTAAAAGATAAGAATATTATCCGCAGAGAAGATTGGTATCATAGTTTGTACTTGGCTGTACACCCTAGCTATTATTCTGGTAAGAGTTTGCCCAAAGAATTAAAAGTAGAAGCCGCAGAAAAGGCATTGGCTTGGGCAAAGGCTAATGAAGGTGATGGTACATCACTAAGTAGATTAGTGACTGATGCTGTAAACTTTGCGGCAGATGATGATACTTGGACTGAAAATAAAGAAACATTCTTTTTACATACAGGTTCAGGAGATAGAATTCGAGGTGAAAGTTTCTGGAAAACGTTTCCTGAATTAAATAAATTACGTGATTTAACGGAGTAATAATGCAAGATTCAATTGTTGTAGAAAATTTAGTAAAACATGGTAAACATTTTTGTGTGTTACCCTGGGTCCACTTTCATTCATGGCCAGATGGTCGAGTGATGCCATGTTGTGTTGCTGACAGCGGAATGCCTGTAGCTGAAATAAAAGAAGAAGAATCAATCATCCAAATGATGAATAGTGATGACTTCAAAAAGATTCGTTCAGCTATGCTTAACGATGAACCAGTAGAAGCGTGTAAGCGTTGCTATGACTTAGAGTTAATGGGTACATGGACAATGCGTCAAAGTCACAATAAGCGCAAAGGTCTTGAATACGTCAAAGAAATTAGTGAAATAACAAGTGATGACGGTACCATTAGTGACTTTAAAATGAAATACATGGACTTACGTTTTAGTAACATGTGTAATATGAAATGTCGCAGTTGTGGCCCTGGTTGCTCAAGTCTATGGGCACAAGAATTTTTAGACGAACGAGGTGAAGAAGTATTTGAACAATACTTCAAAACAAAAAAGATTGTTATTAACAAAGCAGATGAAGTTGGATTCTTAGCTAAACTAAAACCATACTTGAAAGACGTTACTGAAGTATATTTTGCTGGTGGTGAAATTATTATTACTCCTGAACACTATGAGTGTTTAGACTATTGGATTGATAACGGATTGAACGAACAGATTGAGTTAACATACACAACTAACTTTAGCTCATTGAAGTACAAAGACAAAGACTTAATCGGTTATTGGAAGAAGTTTCCCAAGCTCAAAATTTGGGCTAGCTTAGACGGCATGGGCGAGACAGCAGAATTGATTCGTAAAGGTACTGACTGGGATCGTATTGTTAAAAACATCAAAGCAGTTAAAGAACAAGTGCCACATGCTGAGTTCCAAATCACTCCTACAATTAGCATCTGGAATGTGTTCCACTTCCCTGACTTTTTTGACTACATGATTGACAATGGGTTCATTGATACTAAGAGTAGCCCGCGTTTTAATCTAGCAACTAATCCATGGTACGCAAACATTATGATTCTTCCTGTGTCTGTTAAGCGCAGACTAGCTGAATTATATCGTGTATATCAGAACAAGTATAAAGACAACCAAGATATCTATAACGGCTTTAAGATGATTATCTACAATTTGACAGTTGGTGATGAAAACAAAGGTGGTATCTTAGAATTTAAACAGTTCAACGATGAGTTGGATCAATTTAGAGATGAGAAGTTTGAGGACATTTGTCCAGAAATTAAAGAGGTATATGAATGGGCAAAAAGCTAATAGCGATTGAGGCCCCGCAGCCTTATCTCGCAATTACTTGGCAAGTTAATAACTATTGTAACTTCAAATGTAGTTACTGTAATCCAGGTAACTGGGGAGGCACAGATATTAATGATGGTAATTTAGATTTATATATCAACAATTTATCTACTATGATTAGTAAGTATAAAGCCGCCGGCTATAAGAACTTTAAGTTCTTCTTTAGCGGTGGAGAACCTACTGCATGGAAGAACTTTATTCCAATATGTGAATGGATTTATAAAGAACTTCCACGTGCTACATTAGCAGTCAATACAAATTTAAGTCGCCCGTTGGCGTGGTGGGAAAAGCATTATCATTTGTTTGATGATGTTGTTGCAAGTTACCATGTAGAGTTTAGCGATAAAAAACGTTATGAAGAAAATAGTATCTTCTTATGTGATAAAGTCAATTACCTTTCTACAAAAATGTTGATGCATGAGGAAAGATTCTGGGAAGTTGTTGAGTATGGTAATTATTTGAAAACAGTAATGCCAAACTATTTCTTAGAATGGACTCCGTTGTTTGATGAGATGAGTGTTAATGCAGGTCCATGGCAATATAAAGATTCTGCGAAAGAAGCATGGTTGCGTGAACACACTACTGAGATTCAACAAACTAAGCGTAAGCCTATGAAAAGAACAACACTTACTGTTAGTTACAATAAATACGATGATAACAGTACAGAAGTATGTAATAGTAATGAAGTTATTGTTGCAGGTAACAATTTCTTCAGTGGCTGGAATTGTAACGTAGGTGATGCTATCTTTATCAATCCAGTAGGAGAAATGAGTTTAGCAAGTTGCGGTATGGGTGGTTATGTAGGTCACATATTGACTGATATTAACCGTGTAGGACCAAAACAAATTGTTTGTGAAAAAGAACACTGCCATTGCGGTACTGATATTATTATACCAAAGTTTTTAGAAGAATAAAATGAGTGATAAAAAAATTAATTTAGTATATAATTGGCTTGGTCCTAAAGGTCCTATTCCAAACACAGAGGTACCTAATGTATTACATTTAGCTGCCGTAGGAGAATCAACTACTACTAATAGCCCAAACTTTTGGTGTGACAGTATATGGCATTTAATGTTTTGCAACAAACCAGGATATGGTATTAGTAGTGCTGTATTCTTAGGTCTAGATGATGTGTTCATTTATCCTTTTTCTATTACATGGAGAATAAATTTTACTTCTTATTTTCATAAAGGTGGAGGGATTTTAGAGTACTCACATACCAATGGTCAACTTAAACATTTAGTTGCAACTGGCAAAGGGTTTATTTTAATTGAAGATGCCGCAGAAGCTCACATTGAACCATCTCAAATACAAGCAATGCATACATATTTTAATGAGAGTCATATTCCCATGAATAAGATAATATATGTTACTGGCTGTATGAATGCACAAGCATTGTATGATGAGTGGTGTCTAATAAATGGAATTAATCATCCTAGGGATAAAATGAATATATTATCATATCCCACTTCACAAAATAGTTTAGCAACATATTTTAACGTATGGAACCCTCAAGTTCCTGAATATGATACTGAACGTGTTCCTGAAAAATTATTTTTATCCTGGAATCGTAGATTTAGACCACATAGAACTGCAATGGCATTTGGTTTAGATAAACTAGGATTAGTAGATAGATCATACTTAAGTATAGGATTAGTAGACCCGGAAAATTCTGCAATGCACATAACACATACGTTGCAGGATCATTTACTTTATCAACTGGACATACAACCCGAAGATAAAATTCGTTTTGTAAACAAATTACCATTAGTATTAGATGGTGAAAACGATGTTAATCAAATGTGTCAGGATTTCAATGATGCTACTAGACCCTTTTATCAGAATAGTTTAGTGAGTCTTGTATCCGAAACAAATTTTTTGGAAAACGAAGTATCATTAACTGAAAAATCATTTAAACCTTTTAAAGAAAAACACCCATTTATTACTGTAGGGGTCAACGGTACATTACAAGCATTAAGAGATATGGGATTTATAACGTTTGGAGCCTTTTGGGATGAAAGTTATGATAACATAATTAGCCCAATAGAGAGAATGGCAGCAATTCTAAATGTATGTAAAGACATTGCTACTTGGGATAGTGAAAAAATTAAAGATTTTAGACGCAGAGTTAAACCTATCTTAGACCACAATTATGAAATATTAAAAATAGAATATTCATATGTACTTGCGGCTAAGATAAAAGATAGAATATTTGAAATAATAAATAACAAATGAAAAAAATATTAGTATGCGGTGCAGGAGGATTCATTGGATCACACCTGGTAGAAAAATTGAAAGAACAAGGTCATTATGTAATAGGTTCTGACCTTCATTATCCGTTATACAATGAAACTCCAGCAGATGAGTTTTATATTATGGACTTGCGTGAACAAGAGAATGTTCGTAGATTAATCACTAGTGACATTGATGAGATATACCAACTAGCGGCTGATATGGGAGGCGCCGGCTATATCTTTACAGGTGAGCATGATGCTGACATTATGCATAACAGTTGTCAAATCAATTTGAACATATTAGATTCAATGGTTAAATCCAAGGTTAAAAAAGTTTTCTATAGTTCAAGCGCATGTATGTATCCAAGTCATAATCAGGAAGATCCTGATAATCCTTTATTAGCAGAAGATAGCGCATATCCTGCAAACCCTGACAGCGAGTATGGTTGGGAGAAACTGTTCTCAGAACGTTTATATATGACATATGGGCGTAACTATAACTTGGACGTTCGTATCGCACGTTTTCACAACATCTTTGGCCCAAGAGGTTCTTGGGATAATGGTAAAGAAAAAGCACCAGCGGCATTGTGCCGCAAAGTAGCACTATGCAAAGATGGTGGTGTTATTGACGTATGGGGCCCGGGCAATCAAACACGTTCATTCTTGTTTATTGATGAATGTGTTGAAGGTATGCAACGTATTATGACTAGTGAGTATACTAAGCCAGTCAATCTAGGTAGCACTAGAATGATTAGTATCAATAACTTAGTTTTACTGATTGCAAAATTAAATGGAAAAAATGTTAATATTCGTAACATTGATGGGCCACGCGGTGTTATGGGTCGTAATAGTGACAACAGATTAATTAAAGAAACAATTAATTGGGCACCAGATGAAGATTTAGAATCAGGCTTAATTAAAACATATAACTGGATTGATGAACAAATTAGTAGAGGCATCAAAGACAACAAATGATTACATGTTATTTTGTAAATCACGTATCTTTACGAGGTAGAGAACATATAGTTGTTAATGAAATAGAAAATATAAATCCTGATATAATTATAGGATTGTGTTTAGAAGAATTTGATTACCACTATATTTTTGAAAAATTCTTCAAGGTAATTCAACCATATTTAATACGTACAAACAAAATAATGAAACTTATTGCACCGTACGTTGATTCTAAACCTGTACCTAATAATATAATAGTTGAAAAGTCATATGGATATTATCATTGGTCATGTGGTTCAATAGAGAATTGCATAGAAAATAAAATAGAGTTCAACTTTACTGATACTACTAAACTGTTTACAAATTATAATAACAATAACAAATATCAACGTGCTATGTTGGTAGATGAGTTTGTAAAAAATGATTTATTGAAAGACGGGATTGTAACATTAAATAAACCCGAAATGAGACTAGCCGACGGCCGCCCATATATTTATAAATATCACGATGGTTCAAAAATAGTTGATGAGACAGATTTTGTGTTAAATGCAAAGTATGAATACAATGCTGGAATGTTTCCAAAAAGTTATTTTAATGGATTTATAGATATAGTTTCAGAATCTACATATGATGCTGGTGAGTTTTTTATTACTGAAAAAACAGCTAAACCAATTGGTGCCCTTAAACCTTTTTTAGTTTTTGGTCCACCACTAGTGCACCAACATTTATATAATAATTATGGCATTGAATATTATAATGAATTGTTTGACTATTCATTTGATATAGAAGAAGATATTGAAAAACGTATTGATGGAATAGTTCAAAATTTATTAAGGTTAAGACAACTTTCAAATGCTGAACTTATATCTATGTATAAATCTATTAACGATAAATTAATATGTAATAGAAAAAACTATTTACAAATTAAAACAGATCGAGTTTATATACCCGAATCTTTAAAATTTTTAGAACAGTATGACAATGGTGTTAAATGCTACGGTGATACTAAAGCGAGTATATTACATATGATAGGAATAAAATGACAAAAAAATATATTATTGGTTTAGGATGTAGCTGGACACAAGGTGAAGGTGGTTATCCTGAAGAAATATGGAAACAATATAACGGCAGCCCTCAACGTGCATTAAGATGTAAAGATGATTACGCTATACGACACTATGAACATGAAAATAGTTGGGTTAACGTATTATGTCGTGACCACTTCCCTGAATATGAACCTGTTAATCTAGGTGTCAAAGGTATAGGTAATCGTGCGGCGGTAGGACAATTACATTTTTGTGATAAAGTAGACTTTAACAATAGTACTGGTATTATTGTATTAATGTTAAGTGGTTTTGAAAGATTAGATTTGTTCCAGCAATATCCACATACTAGTGACGGGCAGAATGATTTTTATTCTAAGAATGAATTTCGTCATTATAAATGGAGAACAGCATGGCCAATTCCAAATCATAGTACAGGCGATACATCATACTGGGATGTGTATGCTAGAGAATTATGGAGTGAACAGTTTGTCTCCGCACATCAAATGTGTAATTTATTAGAACTACAAACGTTTGCAAAAGCATATGGGTATAAAGTTGTTGTGGCTAATGGATTTAATCAACGGCAAGAGGGTATTAAACAATACCTACGTGATAATGCAGGTTATTTAGTTGATAAATTTGATTGGTCAACGTATATACATGATACTACTCCATATTCCGCTTTTGTACAAAAGCTAGTAGAACTTGATGGACTAATTCAACCTGAGCATTGGGGTGGATTCCATCAATATTATAGTCAGCGTGATTGGCCTGCTAAATACTTGACAAACTGTGACGGAGCACATCCTACAGTAGATGGTTATAAAGCAATAGGAAGTGAACTTGCACGGTTTATCAAATTACGCGGATATGTCTAAACGAAAAATTAGTTTTGTAAACCCAAACTTTTCACAAGGACCCAGAGAGTTTAACGCATATTACTTGCCTTATACTCCTGCCGTTCTTTGGGCATACAGCCAGCAATTCCCTAAAATATCAAACAATTATGAGCTAGGTGATTTCATTTGGCGCAGAGATTTAATTGAAGAAGCAGTTGAATTATTGAAAGATAATGACGTTGTTGGCTTTAGTACATATGTTTGGAACCGTAGCTATAATGCAGTGCTTGGTCGTGAATTAAAAAAGGCCAACCCAAACATATTCATTATTGCTGGTGGACCTGAATACCCCATAGAGAAACCAGACTTTTTTGTAAAGTACCCCTTCATTGATATATGTGTGAAACTTGAAGGTGAAATTTCAATGAAAAAAATACTCATTGAAAGATTAAAAGATAAACCAGACTATACAACTATTCCAGGACTGTTAATTAATGACAACGGCAACACAATTGATACGGGTGATAGTAAACGCATTGAAGATTTAGATAGTATTCCTAGTCCATATCTATTGGGTATATTTGATAAATTGATGAAGAAGCATCCCGAAGTACGTTGGAATGTAACACTAGAAACAAATCGTGGTTGTCCCTATGCTTGTACATTCTGTGACTGGGGTAGTTTAACATACAACAAAGTTAAGAAATTTGGACTAGAACGTGTTTACCATGAACTAGAATGGATTGGTAAAAATGGTTGCGACTTTGTAAGTATTACCGATGCAAACTTTGGTATCTTTGCTGAACGTGATAGTTTAATTGCTGACAAACTAATTGAAGTGCAAAAGAAGTGGGGTAACCCACGTGCTTATACAATTGCATGGGCAAAGAATCAAAAACAAGAAGTTGTTGATATTGTACATAAGTTGATTTACGAAGGTGGAAGCAAGATGGGTCTTAATTTATCTGTACAGTCAATGGATGACGATGTATTAGATATCATTAAGCGCAAGAACCTTGAAATGAATAAGATTGAAGAAGTATTTAAACTGTGTGAGGAATATAATATTCCACTATACACAGAACTAATTCTAGGATTGCCCGGCGAAACTATGAGAAGTTGGAAAGAAAACTTTTATAAACTATATAAGAGTGGCAACCATACTGGCATTACTGTATATCAAGCACAATTACTTGAGAACGCAGAGATGAATTTAACTCAGCGTAAGATGTATAAACTAGAGGGCAAGATTGTTTATGACTATCTAGTTGGTACATACAATGAACATGAATTAAAAGAGGGTATTGAAGTAATTGTTAGTACCCGTGACTTACCACGTGAACAAATGATTGAAGCACAAGTGTTTAGTTGGTTTATGAATACTTTTCATATTAATGGCATAACCAATTATATCTCACGTGTGTTGTATAAAAAACACAATATTGAATACAGTGACTTCTATGATAAACTATGGAAGTATGTTGCAGAAGATGAATGGTTAGCAAGCGAAGTTAAACGTATTGAAGATCATTACGAGAAGTGGACTACTGACGGGTTAATCAATCATACTCCAATTGAGGGTATGGAGATTCATGGCTGGAATCTAATTCACAGTACAGTAATTAATTTGCACAGCGCAAGCAAACATAATCATATCTTTAATGTAATTGAAAAGTTCCTACGTAGTGAGTATGATATTGAAGAAAGTCTATTACAAGACTTAATGACATTCCAGCGTACATTCTTAATTGACTATAACGAGATTCAGAACTATACAAAAACTATTACGTTTAAGCATGACATTCCTGGCTATGTGCAGAATACACATGATTTAAATACTGAATCTACATATGAGTTTGAATTCCCGGAAGATCATAACATGTCATTACAACGTTTCTGCGAACAGATTTTCTTTGCACGTAGAAGAAACTTTGGTAAAGCGTGGATAACTAAAAATGGCACTAATTAATAAAGACAATACATGGTTTCTTGGAGTTAACGAATATCATCATCGTCCTATATCATATACAAGAGATATACATAACTTTGAAGATACTGATTATTGGTACGCTGAATTCTTTGGTCCTGAGTCGATTAATTATTTATTAAACCCCGATGTATTGTCAATAGACGCATTAACTAGAATACAAAATAAAACGTGTGTATTAATGTTGAATAATGCACATGAAGCGTTTCACACAGTGGTAAAATCAATATATGATATTGCTGTAATACAATTGAGTATTCCCCCGGAACAAATTATATTGATAAGTGAATCAGCCATCATTGACAAAGAAGTAGAAAAAATAGCAAACGAATATAATTTAGGAAAAATTAAAACTGAATGGATGCGAATGTTTGAACGTGCTGTTTCAACGATAAACCATAAACCGTTAGAAACATTAAAATATAAACATTACGATAAGAAGTTCGTTAATTTTAATAGACGTTGGAGATTGCATCGTCCTGCATTGGTTGCGTTATTAGAAATAAAAAGTTTATTAGATAAGGGTTATGTTAGCCTTGCAAAGACAGAAGAATATAATGACACATGGGATGTATTCTTTGAACATATGTCTTGGACGTTAAGACATAATCCTAATTTTGTTGATACTTTTGTTCGTAATAAAGAAAAAATTAGTAATATTCCAGCAATGATATTGGACCAAACTGATATGACAATCAACCATGCACACAAACTAACAGACTCAACCGACATATATTATGAAAATACATACTTTAGCGTAGTATCCGAAACTAATTTTTTTAAAGCAATTGCTGAAGGGATATTTGTTAGTGAAAAGATTTTTAGACCAATACTAAAAAAACATCCATTTATTTTAGTGTCCAGACCACATACGCTAAGTATAATGAGAAATATTGGATATAAAACATTTGATTCTATTATCAATGAGGATTACGACAAAGAAGAAGATGATTGTAAACGTATGTTAATGATAGTAGATGAAATAGATAGGTTATGTCATTTAAATGATGATCAATTACGTGTGTTTTTACATAAGGCAAAAATGATCACGGAGTATAATTATATGATACTTTTTAGTAAAAGGGAGTTTTTAACAAAATTATGATTACAGATTTAACAAAATACAAAAGAATATTTGCGTTTGGATGTAGTTTTACGTCCTACATTTACCCTACATGGGCTGACATTATATATAAATCAATGTCACCTGATGTTGAATTTTATAACTTTGGCAAATCAGGTGGCGGTAATGTCTTTATTGCAAATAGAATTACAGAAGCAAATAGAAAGTATAAATTTACAGAAACTGATTTAGTGGTAGTATTATGGTCTACCCATGCTAGAATTGATTTTTTTAAAACAGACAGTGGTTGGAAAACCCCCGGTAATATATATACTCAAGGAATGTTGAGTGAACATTCAGTTCGTGAGTTAGAAGATTTAAATTGGTTTTTGCTTAGAGATTTATCTATGATTGATTTAACTACATCATATTTAAATAATCTACCATGTGGTTCAATCAAATTAATGTCAGTTCCATTTAATTATGAAAGCAGATATAAAAATAAAGTTTTGTTGAATAAGTATCTTACAACTTCTATAATAGAAACATACAGTGAACTACTTAAAGAATATCCTAACCCATCATTGTATGAATTTATGAATTATAAATGGTCATCATCTATAAAATATAAACATCATCATCATCCGGAACAAGATGTTTTTATTGATTATCATCCCACTCCGGTTGATTACGCAAACTATTTAATTAAGTGTAATGTACCAATAACACAAGAGGCAATTAATTACGCACATGAATCATTGGATAAAATGTTAGTTGAGGGAATAACACATCCTGACATAGTTACTATGTTCCCTGATTGTGACGAAAGAGTTAGTAATGCATTTAAACAACTATGGTAAAATTATGTTATAACCCAGTTGATGGCATTGAGACAGATAAAATTATAGCTGATATCAATAAGTTTAATCCTTCAAAAATCATTATTTTTAATGAATTAGAATGGGAATTAAAACATATTAATTTCGAATTTGTTCAATTATTAAAAGACAGAAATATTGAAATAGAAATAATATATGGAAGTTTCTATGACAATTCTTATGATAAGTATTGCAACCGAATGGGATTGGATAATAGTAATCTGACATTCTGGCCTACATATTGGATAAATTGGACGGAGATATGTTTAAAAGGCGAAATAGATTATACTAAACACACAGTTAACACTGATTTTAAATATCCATTTATCTGTTTAAACAACAAAAATCATAAGCATAGAGCCGCATTGATTGATCATTTAGCAAAGTATAATTTACTTAATAAAGGAGTAGTAACTTGGCACAAATTTGCTAATTGTATGCATGGATATGAATTTAAATATTATGATGATAGTATTAGATTAATTGATGATGACTTTGTGACTAAATTAGATTCATTCTTAATACCTAAACAATGGCATGAATCGTTTTTGCATGTCGTGGGTGAGGCTACAATCAATACACATTTTATTACAGAGAAAACAATTATTCCCATATTAATGAAAAAGCCATTTGTTTGTATTTCTAAACAAGGATATAATCAACGATTATTAGATTTGGGTTTTGTTTTGTACGATGAAATAATTGATTATTCATATGATAATTTAGAAGATGTAGGTGATAGAGCAGATAAACTATGTGAAAGCATTAGTAAAATTCCTACAAACTATTCAAAATTGTATGAGATACTAAAACCAAAAATAGAACATAATTATAATAGATGCTTAGAGATTATCAGGGATAAAAAATATATTCCTAAATCTGCAATCGACCGTGTCGCTAATATGAAAGATAGTGATTATATACCAATGCATACTGACCTTAGGTATGAAAGAATGTTGAAAGAATGTAATGATTAAGATTACTAACGTTTGGACAAATACATTTAAAGAATTTGTAGATGATGTTAGTGACAAAATTTCAGGAGTTACTTTGGTAATTCTTGATTGTTTGAATGAAGTTGATTACTATGACAAGGTATTTAAAAAACAGGATATCGATAGGTTATTAGAAATCACACAACAATATAATGTCCCGGTTAAAATACTAACACCAAACTTAAACAAAAATAAAAAACTTGATAAATTCACACATATAGAAATTATATGTTGGTCTACCTTTTGGTTTACTAGAACATATAGAGTTTGGACATATCCAGATACTATTGATTATAATCAAATAAAAGGTATTGATATTAAAAATGAAAATGTTTGTAAAAATTTTGAATTAACTTATCCATATGTATGTCTTAATAATATTAGAAAAAATCATAGAAGCAACCTAATGGATATGCTAGCAAAACATGATTTAATCAAACATGGGGCAGTATCATGGCGCGATGTATGCCGAGCCGGCGTATCTGATAATTATTCTTATAAACATTGGAAACCTGAAATAATAATTTTAGATTTTGGTGTAAATGACATTTTTAAACAAGAAACTATGCCGTTAGAATTTAATCATTCATTTATGCAAATAGTAACTGAATCAGATGATACGGAAACTTTTTTTAGTGAAAAAACAGCAACACCCATGTTTTTAAATAAACCATTTTTAGTTGCAACTAATTGTGGGTTTCACACCGACTTAAAAAAGCATGGATTTGAATTATATGATGAGTTATTTGATTATTCATTTGATGATGAACCTGATATGGAACTCAGATATGATAAATTGGTGCAGAATTTAAAATCATATATAGGATTAAGTCCGTCAGATTTACAAAAACAGTATGATAAGGTGGCTGATAAAATTACATATAACAGAAAACTGGCAATGAAATATGCGCTTCATGTACCAAAAGAAGTAATGGATTTGCACTTATTGGTAGAAGAAAAAGTTCAGGATTATACGGGCCCACTAAATAATATCAAATATATAGGTGAAGGATACTAATGAAAAAAGTAGCAATGATTGGTGTTGGCAAATTAGGTCAAGATTGTGCCGAAGTTATGGCAGATGCAGGAAATGATGTAGTTGGATATGATATTGAAATTAGAAATCCAGCTTTCCCGATGTTACCTACAATAGCTGACGCAGTTAGAGATAGAGATATTATTTTTATTGCGGCACCTACGCCGCACGATCCTATATATGGTGGCGAAACTCCAACAAGTCATTTACCAAACAAAGACTTTGATTATACAATCGTTACCAATATTCTACAAGAAGTTAATAAACACGTTAATAAAAGTCAATTAGTTGTGCTCATCAGTACCGTATTACCCGGAACAGTTCGCTCTTTACTTGAACCATGTATCACTAACGCACGGTTCATTTACAATCCATACTTAATTGCAATGGGGACTATCAAATGGGATATGGTTAATCCTGAGATGGTTATCATTGGTACAGAAGATGGTAGTATTACTGGTGATGCTAGTGAACTAATTGACTTTTATAATGTGTTTATGCAAAACAATCCACGATATGAAGTCGGTACGTGGGATGAAGCAGAATCAATTAAGATTTTCTATAACACATTTATCAGTACAAAACTTGCATTAGTTAATATGATTCAAGACGTTGCTGAAACAAATGGTAATATCAACGTAGATGTTGTTACTAACGCATTGGCTAAATCAACATATAGAATTATGGGTCCAATGTACATGAAGGCTGCATTGGGAGATGCGGGTGCTTGTCATCCAAGAGATAATATTGCACTACGTTATCTAGCAGAACGACTAGACTTGGGTTATGATTTGTTTGATAGCATTATGACCGCTAGAGAAAAACAAGCTGAACGTATGGCACAAAAATGCCTACAGTATGGTAAAAATGTTACTATCATCGGTAAAGCGTACAAGCCAGGTGTACCGTATTTAAATGGTAGTGCAAGTATGTTAGTTGGTCACTATGTTGAAAAGCATGGTGGCACAGTTCATTATTATGATTTGAATACAGGTGATACTGATTTGCGTGAAGATTGGACTGAAGTTTATCTAGTTGGTTACTGGGAAAATTGGGTGGATAGAATCTCATTGCATAATGCAGGATGTGTATTAATTGATCCCTGGAGAAAAGCAGAATCAAGACACCACACTGGTGAGATTGTGTATTACGGTAATACTAGAAAGAAAACGTAATGAGAATCTCCCGGGAGTTAATGGCAGAGCATACGTTTGTTGCTTTCCCTGAAATAAAACAATATGAAAATAATATACACTTTATTGATGCAACCATTGGTAGAAGAGAAATATTTTTAACTAGAGACACTGTTGAAATAGTAAATGAAATAAAACAAGCATATAGTCAAGGAAAAACTAAATTTTTCTTTTATATGTTTACCGAAGCGGTGATGTCCCATATTGTTTTTAAAGTACACAGGATAGCTAAGTTACTTCAAGATATTATACCTTCTGAAAATTTCTTTTATTTGTCTGGGGCAATTAACGGTGAAGAAGCGTATGAAAAGGTTGCACAACGACACAATTTTACTTTTAGAATAAGCATATTGTCTGCGTCAATGTTCCATCATTACTTAAAAAAAACAACATTAAGTTACGAAATTGATTACAACATATTTGAAGTTAAAGTAAAACCTAAAAAGTTTCTTTGTTTCAATAAACTTGAACGAGAACAACGTTTAAGATTAATTGAACGAATGTTGAAAAATAATTATGTTGATTTGGGATATTATTCATTTGAATCATCTAATAGTGATAATTTTAATATAATTGCAAACCGATTAGACCCAACACGATTTCCTTATATAAAAGCAAATAAACATAAGTTCCCGTTAAGATTAAATATAAAAGAAGATCGTACTAACCCAGTTAATATTATACCGGAAGACTTAGACTATTTTAAGAACAGTTATTTTAGTATTGTAAATGAAACAATATTTTACGGTACTAGTAGCTCTAGGACAAATAATTTATCACATCAGCCCAATGCAGAGTATTCAAGTATATTTGTATCAGAGAAAACATTTAAGTGTTTGGCTCTAAAACATCCTTTTGTTGTTTTTGGCAGACCGGGTTTTATTAAAGGATTACATAAATTGGGATTCAAAACATTTAGTCCCTACATTGACGAATCATACGATGATATCGTGGATGACGATGAACGATTTAATAAAATCTTTAATGAAATAGATAGACTAATTAATTTAAGTGATGACGAGTGGTTAGCTTTATTACAACACTTAGAACCTATAGTTGAATATAATCACGGTTTATTTTTAGATAAAGAGTTTCACGGTATAACTGAAAATCCAACAAGGTTCTTTGCAGACATTAAACCAAAAAAACAATTAAAAACATTGAATGAAGTTCTATTAAAAAGTGATTATATAGAATTAATGCCAATTATTGAAATAAAAGATTGGTCAATGCAAACTAGAACATTGAACAGTGGAATAGTAGTAGAATATCCAACATATTTAGATGGTGGCGGATTAGAGATGGTTAATGAGTTAGTTAATGTAATTAAAACTACGGGTAAATCATCCTATGATAGGGGTTGTGAATGGTGTGCAGGTTTTGGTGTATTGGGCTTTGATGTTTTAGGACTAGGATTAGCAAAGCATATGGTCTTTACTGATTACTTTGCAGCCGCAATAGAAAACTGTTTGGCTACTGCTAGTAAAAACAACATAAGTGATAAAGTAACCGGGTATATCTCAGGTACCATCAGGGGCATACCAAATGAAAAATGGGATTTAGTTATCAGTAATCCACCTCATGTATTTGATAAAGAATATTTTATAGAGACATTACCGGGCGGTAAAGAAAATAATCATAACATAGATAATTCTTGTAGATTAATTGTTGACCAAAACTTTGCAATACATAAAGAATTCTTCAAAAACATTAAAGAAAAATTAACTAAAGATGCTGATGTATATCTCATTGAAGCATTAAAAGATGGTTTTATCAATGAATGGGCAGAACAGGGTGGATTATATGTACATGCAACCTATCCTATAACTGCACTACCGCATGGACAAATATTCCATTTCAAGTTGAAATAAATTAAGTTTTATAGTATAATTTTAATAGATTAAATACTACTTGAAGTAAGGAGATATTGTTTGGATTCAAACACCGATTCGAAGGTAGTTCTAAAAGAAAGACCCACAGCAGATGTTGCAGATGAACGTCATCAAGCGATGATGGATGCCATTGCGCCCTATGCTAAAAAATCTATACAGAAAAATTTAACTCCAGTATATGTAGATTATAAAACACGCAACACAAAAATGGTATTGGTATTGTGCCCTGAATGGTCACCTTACATGCCTCCGTTTTCGTTAGCAAAACTATCCGGAATTGCTAAAGCTGCCGGATATGAAACAAATATTATAGATTTGAATGTTAGAGCATACAATGCTCATAAAAACGATTGGAGACCAAATAACAAATTACCCTTTAGGTTGTGGGATCCAGCCGCAAGTTGGCACTGGTTGGGTGACACGTATTCCAAAGATATTCACCCTGTACTAGAACCATTACTCTCACAAGCTATTGATGAAATTGTTGCAATGAAGCCTGACGTTGTTGGCTTTAGTGTTTATTACATTAGTGAAGAACCCACTAAGTGGATGTGCCAAGAGTTAAAGCGTAGACTACCTAATGTAAAGATTGCAGTAGGCGGCCCTAATGTACATAAACATTGGTTTGCAATTCACGATTACTATGACTATGTTATTGTAGGTGAGGGTGAAAACAATCTATTAGTCATGCTTGATGAAATTGAAGAAAAGATTGAAGTTCAATATCCACGAGTATTAACACAACCTGAAGACCAGCGTATCAATATTAACAATTTGCCGATGCCAGACTATGAAAGTATTGACTTCTCACAGTATGAGATGCCAAATGGTATCAACAGTGAAATTAGTCGAGGTTGTACAGCTAAATGTACATTCTGTGAAGAAACACACTTCTGGAAATATCGTCAACGTCAAGCAGTTGATTTGATTACAGAGATTGAGTGGTTATATTACAATAAAGGTACTGATGTTATTTGGTTTATTGATAGTCTTATTAATGGTAATATCAATGAACTTAGAGCATTTGCATTAGCACTCAAAAATAAAAATTTAGAGGTTAAATTTGCAGGTTATGCACGACATGATGGTCGTATGGATAAAGCATACTTGAAAGATTTAGCAGATGGTGGTTGTTTGCGATTTAACTTTGGTAGTGAATCCGGAAGTCAAAAAGTATTAGACGATATGGCTAAGGGTGTGACTATTAAAGAGATGGAACAAAACTTTATTGATTGTAAAGAATTGGGTATAGGAAGCGATACTAACTGGATTGTAGGATTCTCCACTGAGGATTATCAAGACTACTCAGATACAATGACATTACAATGGCGTATGCGTGAAAATATTAGTAACATGGGTTTAGGGGTAGGCTTTGCAGTAGGTCCAGAAACTATTGTAGGACAGAATCCACATAGATTTAATGTTAGCTATCATAAGTATCAGAATCATTGGATTACTAATGATTTATCTAAAGGTGGTACACACATTATGATGCGTGTGAAAAATATTCACATATGGGCTGACTTAATATCACATTGCAAAGAAGGTCCGGCAACCACATATCCAGTTCGTTTCGCACTAGCACAAAAGCATTATAAGATTAAATTTAATGATCCGCTATGCCGTAAAGAGATGAATTATGAAAAATTTGATTATGATATCATTCCACCGGTAGATCCTAACAATAAATTTGCAAATCAGCTTGTGAATGAAATATGGCCATTATTAAGAAATATTTGGAGAGCAAGAGGCGGATATGAAGCAGAGATACTTTTTAATCCTGAACTTGATTTAGTAGAATTTGGATCGCAATTTGGTCCGGGTATGTTTAATGCCGTATATAAGTTTAAGATTAGTGATGATGGAAAGTGGGAAGCAGACTTTGATATGCACTTTAATCAACATATTGATAACCCAGAAGATAATAGATTACCTCCTCCAGAAGGTCGTAGGGGTCCTTTCTATGCACAAGATTATTCAAGGGCACAATCTAATACAGTTAAACGTGCTAGAAGATTAGCAAAACCAAAATGGTCAGATGAAAAAGGTCGTAGTGGTCAAGACTTTACTGATTTATTAAATGAAGAAGAATATTTAAATAAAAATATAGATTTTACCTTTGACCTACATTATGTAGGCACTGGTGATTGGGGTAACTATGCTGATTATGAAGTAAAAGTATCTGATAAGAAACGTGATGCTATTCCTGAAAAAGAAGTAATGTATATACCTAAAGTACCTGTGTCCCCAGTAGTTCCTGAAATTGCTACAATTGATATTTCTCAGATTAAAAAAAGTAGAAGACCATTGTTTCCAGTATGAACTCGGTAGAACATTTTGAGAAAATAGTTGCAGAATATTACAATGCACCATATGCGATAGCAACTGATTGTTGCACACATGCAATTGAATTGTGTTTGCGACTTACTGAGCCTGTGTATGTTAAATGCCCTAATCATACATATCTCAGTATTCCAATGACGTTCAGTAAGTTAAAACTTCAGTGGAATTTCACTGACGAAAAATGGCAAGACTACTACACTATTACCAATACTAATATTATAGATGCCGCCGTTTATTGGAAAAAGAATAGCTATATCAGAAACACATTGATGTGCTTGAGTTTTCAATATAAGAAACATTTGAACATTGGTCGTGGTGGTATGATTCTACTTGACAATACAGAACAGTATGAACAATTACTAAAGATGCGATATGACGGTAGGTTAGACAACATACCCTGGGCAGAGCAAGACATTGATATAATAGGATATCATTATTACATGACTCCTGAAAATGCTGATATCGGTATTGAGAAATTTAAGACAGCAAGTATAACAGAACCTAAACAATGGTCATATAAAGATTATCCTGATTTAAAGAAAATGAAAGTGTTCAATGCTAAGTAAAAACGAATGGGATCCACTACAATCAGTTATTGTAGGTATTGCTGATGATGCTAAGATTCCTAAACTTGATACTAGTTTACGTTGTGTAAACTATGCAGACTTACAGTCTACAATACAAGTTGGTAACTATCCGCAACAAGTTATTGACGAAGCAAACGAAGATTTAAATAATTTAGTATCATTCTTAGAGGGTGAAAGTGTCACAATATACAGACCTAACACAAAGTTTGTGCCTGAGTATTATAACTACTGCCCACGTGATACTGTGTTAGTGCATGATGACTTAATATTAACTACACCTAATCCTTTACGAGCAAGACAAACAGAACATCTTGCTATGTTAGATACACTAAAAGAACACGGTAGTGTTATTACTAAATTGCATTCTGGTCATGAAAGTCTGTACAATACAAATTGTGTAGGTAATCCAAATATACTTGCATTGAATGAGACTGAGCCTGCGTTTGATGCGGCAAACATATTGCGTTCAAATGATGATTTGTTTTATCTAGTAAGTAATAGTGGTAATAAAGCTGGCGCTAAATATCTGCAAGAATTATATCCTGATAAGAAGGTTCATACGATTGAAGGTGTGTATAGTTATATGCACTTAGATAGTACAATTGCATTATTGCGTGAGGGATTGATGTTACTGAATCCTGCACGTATTAAGAGTATTGAACAACTACCCAAACCATTGCAATCATGGGATGTTATTTGGGCGCCCGAGCCAGTTGATATTGGTCATTACCCGGGATACTGCAATGCTAGTACATGGGTAAGTATCAATTTGTTTAGTGTTAATCCTAACTTAGTTATAGTTGAAGAACACCAAAACAACTTGCGTAGTGAATTAGAAAAATATAATATAGAATGTGCTATGTTACCAATGCGTCACGCACGAACACTGGGAGGATGCTTTCATTGTGTAACACTAGATTTAATTAGGAATCATGTATGAAAGAAAAATGGAAAAGAGGTCATTTTGGAAGATTCTGGGACCTTAATGAGTTTAAAAAATTTGATTATGTTCGTCAACCCATTACTGCTGAAGAAGTAGCTGAGTGGGAATCACAGGGCTATGACCATGTTAAAAGTTTTACTGGTCAAATGTATGACAATAGAAACCCTATGCCTGATTGGATACAAACCTTTAAGGGTCTTTTTCTTACGTATAAAAATATGACATTTACTTTCTATAAGATGAGTACATTAGAAATAATGCCAGAGCACTCAGATCATTATAGAACGTATATAAAAATGTTTGATGCTAAAAGTGAAAATGTTCATCGTATTTTAGTAATGCTTGAAGATTGGAAACCGGGTCATTATTTAGAAATTGATGGGGTTGGGATTACCAATTGGATTGCAGGAGATTACTTTATGTGGCGCGCCGATTGTAAACATGCCGCCGCAAATATAGGCATAGAAGATAGGTATACATTACAAATAACATGTGAAGAAGTTGAAATTACTGACACATGGAATACGTTACATTGGTATAATATTCCCGATATGATCTCTAGGGATAGTTCTTATCTATATTATATGGATCGCATTTTAAGTTTTATACCAAAGGATATTAGTACTAATCCAATGTTCATTTATATGTTTAACGAAAACATAAATGAATTAGAAAATATAACACATGATGACTTTGCTATAAATGAATTAAACAATAAAGGTTTAACAATTTATTTAACGGAACCTTTATGTAGCTATCTAGTAGGAGCCCCACAATGGCATCCACCTAAAGGAACTAAACATAATATGATGTTTTACTCTGAGTTTGAAGGTTTTGAACGCCCCCAACAATTTAGAGCAGATGAATTGGATAGCATTGAAAGATATGTAATTAGAAATCAATTAACAAATGTAAAAGTTTATACATGTGACTATGATGCAAAAAAATGGTATCCGTACTATTCAGATTTTATGCAAATTGGTTATGATGATTTGTTTGTAAAATCTGTATTACCTAAAAAGATTTACAATCCAGAAGTAGAACCTAATTTTACTAAAAAATTTATTTGTTTAAATTGGAGATATACTCCACATAGACAAATGCTAGCGGCATATGTCGCTCCCCTATCAAGTCATGTCAGTTGGTATTTTAGAGGCGAGTTGGGAATTGTGGGACGGCAATATTGGTGTGATATATTTAACATTCAAATGCGTGACCCGGAAGTGTTTGGTAAATTAATAGCCGGTGTCGAATATTTAAATATACATTCTCCTATGAATGTTGATTTAAATCTTACAGAACCAGTTACTATATTACATTCATATTTTAGACATTGCATGCCTAATGGCACACTATTTGACCATACTAAAGGTGAATTAGATGAAAATAAGATGGAAGAATCATATAGAGATGTGTTTTGCGATATTGTTACTGAATCAAGATTTGCACAACCAACCGGCAATTATAGCGAAAAAACGTTTCACCCTATGTGGTTTAAGAAGCCCTTTGTGTTGGCTGCACCTCCTAACACATTAAAGTTATTAAAAGAGCATGGCTTTAAAACATTTAGTGATTTTTGGGATGAGTCATATGATTCAATTACTATACACGAAGAACGTTTATTAAAGATTTTTGAAGTAATTGATTTTATTAATAATAAATCAATAGAAGAACTACAAGAAATGTATGTTCAAATGAAACCAATATTAGAACACAATTACAATTTAATAAAAGAAAAATTACCACCAATTGGGATACAAAAATGAAAGAAAAAATATTATTAATTGCAGGCTGTAGTCATGCCGCCGGAAGTGAGATTGACGGGAGTGAGGATAGTGAATACAATAGACACCACTGTTTTGGTAGTGAGTTAGCATCAAAATTAGGTCGTAAACCTATCAATATGTCAATTGCAGGCAATACTAATAGTGGTATAGCAAGAAGTATACTTAAGTGGTTTTCTGCAAATTATAACCCTAAAAAGATAGATGTTATAGTATTAGTAGCTTGGACTGACAGTACACGAATGGAAGCCCCTGTAACAGAATTATGTAATCCTCCCCAGCCTTGTTACGCTAATTGGCTCGATATAACCTGTTCTAACTTTTTTAGGTCAACTATGGGTTATGAAGGTGATAAAAACAAACCCGGCGAAGTTGAAAGAATAAAAAGCATACAAAGATTTATAGCAGAAAATGAACAAATGGTTGAAATTATGTCTATAAACTATGTATTACAAATACAATATTTTTTACAATCAATAAAAGTAAATTATTTGATGTGTAATACAATGCCTATATTTATGGACCATACCAAGCATTTGGGATATTATTTAAATCTTATTGATGCGACTAAATATTATGGTATATACAACAGTGAAGAAGCATTTTTTCCTAAATATAGAAAAGAAGGCTATGTCAATCCAAAAGCAAAATATTGGCATCACGATGAAATCCCACATCAACTGTTTGCAGAAGAATTATACAACTTTATACAGGAGAACAAAAATGTTCATAGTTAGATGGTTTAAAAATTTAGTTAGAGAATACAAGTACCGCAAGCGCATTAAAGAATTACGCAAACGAGATCCATTTATTTACAAATGAACTATATCGGTATAAGTGCAGGCTTCCATGATGCGGCCCTAAGCGTCATAGATAGTAACGGCAATATTGTCTTTGCTGGTCATAGTGAACGCTACAGCAAACAAAAACATGACAAACATTTGTCAATGGGTATTGTTGAGGATGCGTTAACTTATTGTAACGATGAAGTTGAGATTCACTATTACGAACGTCCAGGGATGAAGTTTTTGCGACAATTACGTTCAGGTGAAAAGCCTAAACTATCTAGTTTATCTGTTAAAGAAACAATAGGCACAGGCTTATTGCATAAACTACAAGATGGTCGTGGTGGCAAAGTGCATACACATAATCATCACTTGAGTCATGCCGCCGCCGGCTTTCAAACAAGCCCCTACGATGATGCTACTGTAGTTGTTATCGATGCTATCGGTGAGTTTGATACTATTAGTATCTGGAACGCATGGTATGATAAGAACGGTAAGGCACAATATAAAAAGTTGTGGGGGCAAAAGTATCCAGACAGTATTGGCTTATTCTATTCAGCAATGACTGAAAGAGTAGGCTTACGCCCACTAGATGAAGAATACATACTGATGGGTATGGCAGCTTACGGTAAATCAAATCCAGTAGATAAAATGTCTACTGAATTAATAGAATCATACAAAGACATTACATTCAAAGACAATTTACATACAGGTGTACCAAATACTTTCTTAGAAGGTGTTGACGAAATGAGTATTGCTACTAGCGCACAATTGATTGCTGAACAACTAATAATGAATGTTATTAGCAAAGCAAAAAGTTTAGGTGGTAGTAAAAACCTAGTATACGGTGGCGGTGTAGCATTAAATTGTTTAGCAAATAGATTGCTAGGAGAGTATTATGACAACATTTGGATTATACCTAATCCCGGTGACGCTGGTTCTAGTCTCGGAGCAGCCTGTATCGGTTATGGTAAACGTGTTAATTGGACTAATGCTTTCCTCGGCTATGATATTACTGGGCCTTATCCTGCTAATCGTATCATTGATTGTTTGGTTACTGATAAGATTGTGGGGGTTGCTAGTGGGAGGGCGGAATTCGGCCCGAGAGCATTAGGCAATAGAAGTTTATTAGCTGATCCAAGAGGAACAGAAATTAAGGATAAAGTAAATGAAATTAAACGTAGACAAAAGTTCAGACCTTTCGCCCCGGTCATTCTGGAGGAGTATGCTGATGATTATTTTGATATGCCTCCTGGCTTCAATAATAGTAGGTATATGCAAGTCATCGCTCGCTGTAGGCATCCTGACTTATTTCCTGCTATCGTTCACGCTGACGGGACTAGTAGGGTACAGACTGTTCCGAAAGATGGAAGTGGAATAAGAGAACTATTAGAGAAGTGGTATGTATTAACAGGTTGCCCAATGCTACTTAATACAAGTTTAAATATTCGAGGAGAGCCAATGGTAAATGACCGAAAAGATGCGGATCGCTTTGAATTAATGTATAATGTAAAAGTTATATCATAAGTAAGAGTCTATGCTAAGAGATGTATTTTATTACGGTAAAAAGCCCAACGTTCACCCAAGAGAAAAATTTGCAACTTCATTAGAAGATGCAAGACAGCAATCAACTACAGAACATTTTTGGATAATCAATGAATACTGTGATTATCGCAATTTTGATTGGGACTTTGATTTTGATTTTTTACCTGACGAAGATGTATGGGCAGAAGCACATATTAACGTGTGGCCTAGCCAACATCAAAAAGATAGTGGCACCTGGCTAGTTAATACTGATAACACATCATCACTAATAATCTATCGTGCAGATGTTGACGTTGTTAACCGTAAGAAAATTAAAACAGATGAATGGGTTGAGTTAGATTCAATTGACAACTCTAAGTTTGATTTTAGTTGGCATCCTGATCCGACAGATCCTCCTTATATCTATAAATGGGGTAATAAATTCGCACCTGTACGATTTAAACCATGCTTAGAATATCATACACCGGGCGCTACTCAAATTAAGTATATGGATCAGATTGCTGAATTGTTGCCCAACGACTGTTGGGTTGAAGTTCAACAAATAGATAAAGATAAATTTGACATGTCATGGAGACCTGATCCAATGGAACCTCCTATGATATATATATGGGGTAATAAGTATGTACCTGCAAAAACAGCATCTACATTAGAGTATCATGTTCCCGGTGCAACGGAAAAGAAATTCATGCCGGAAAAGCTAACATTAGTAGCTAACATGAATAATTGGGATCTATTAGAAAACGTTGATAAAAATAATTTTGACTTTGCTTGGATACCTGATCCAACTAGTCCTCCATATATCTATGTATGGGGTAATCAATGGAATAAGCCAGAAGATAAAATCTCTATTCAATATGTAGTAGAGGGCGCAACCGAATACAAATACATGGAAGCACGTACTACACGCAAGCCATGCATGGACAACTGGATAGTACCTGCTAATGTTGATGTAAGTAATTTTGATTTTAGTTGGGAACCTAGTCCAGCTGACCCTGCGTTTATCTACCAGTTTGGTACGCAATGGCAAAAGACTAATGGCCCTCGTTATATAGTAGAAGATGCAACAGAAGTTAAGTTTGTATCAACAATGTCTGCTAAAGCGTTACCTACAAAAGATAATTGGACATTACCTAGTAATATTGATATTGCTGATTTTGACTTCAGTTGGCACCCAGATGATACTAGCCCTCCATACATTTATGTATTTCCTACACAGTGGGCATTAAGCGGTGGACCAATATATACAGTTGACGGCGCCACAGAAATTAAGTATGTAGAAGACATGGTTGCTAAAGCAATCCCCGATAAAACTAACTGGGAAGTCCCTACATACATTGATAGTGAATCATTTGATTTCTCATGGCATCCATATGCACAAGATGAACCATACATTTATCAATTTGGTACACAATGGCAAAAGACAGGTGGTCCGGTATATAATACACCTGGTGTTCATAAGAATAGTGCAATCAAATATATTGATACACGTATTATAAAGTCAAAACGTTTACCTTCTAAAAGGGGATTTGCTACGCTAGGTAACTTACAAATCAAAGATTTTGATTACTCATGGCATCCAGATACAACTGACGAGCCATACATCTATGTGTTCGGCAACAACTTCTACTCAGGTGAGTTCATGCCTACAATTGAATACGTTGTACCGGGTGCAAAACAAATTAAGTATGTACATGACATTGTTGCTACGCTAGCAGTTGATATGACAAACTGGGAAGTACCGGAGAACGTTGATGTTACAGGAATTGATTTCAGTTGGAAACCTAATCCCAAAGATCCTCCATTCATCTATCAGTTTGGTACACAACATCAAAAAACAGGTGGGCCTAGATATGTTGTGCCAAGCGCAACAGAAGTCAAGTACGTTGAAGAACCTAAAGCAAAGGCGTTTGCCTCAAAAGATAACTGGGAAGTTCCTACTAATATTGATGTAGCTGAATTTGATTTCTCTTGGCACCCGGATTATAGCGAACCACCATACATATATGTGTTTGGAACACAGTGGGCGTTAACTGGTGGACCTAAGTATATTGTACCTGGCGCAACAGAAGTCAAGTACATTGATACTATTGTTGCAAAGGCTGCCCCCAACAGAACGCACTGGTCAGTACCTGATGATATTGATTCTACTACGTTTGACTTCTCATGGCACCCATATGCCGAAGATGAACCTTATATCTATCAATTCGGTACTCAGTGGCAGAAAACAGGCGGTCCGATATACATGCCACCTGAAGCTGACGCAACCTGCTTTACAAAATATATTGACACACGTATTCTTAAAGCAACTAAGTTGCCTCATAAGAAATATTGGTCAGTCGCTGAGGGTGTTAAAGTAGCAGAGTTTGATTACTCATGGCACCATGATGAGACAGAAGAACCATATATCTATGTGTTCGGTAATAATCTCTATTCAGGTGAGATTATGCCTACTGTAATTTATACTGTTCCGAGCGCAACAAAAACAAAATACATTTCTACTGTTCTTGCTAAGTTAGCTAACAATATGGACAACTGGGATGTACCCTCTAATTTAGATACAAGTGACTTTGACTTTAGCTGGGTACCTAATCCCAAAGAACCTGCATACATATATCAGTTCGGCACACAACATCAACGTACAGGTGGACCTCGTTACATAGTCCCGGGCGCCACTGAAGTTAAGTATATTGATGTTAAAGCTAAACGATTGCATACTAGAGACAACTGGATCGTCCCTGATAACATTGATGAATCAAGTATTGATTTCAGTTGGCATCCAGACGATACAGAATCTCCATACATATATCATTTTGGAACACAATGGAATAATAGGGGAGGCCCGGAGTATCATGTTCAGGGAGCTACTGAATTAAAATATTCATCTAACATTGTCGGTAAAACTAAAAAGTCTAAGCAAGGTTGGAAATCATTAATTCAGATTGAAGAAGATAAGTTTGACTACAGTTGGGTACCTCATCCGTACGATCCACCTTACATTTATGTATTTGGCAATCAGTGGAACGTTGCTGAGTTAGAACCTACTGTTGAATATGTTGTTGAAGGTGCTACTGAAAAGAAATATATACATGATATTGTAGCAACTGTTGCTCAACGTAAACATGATTGGAACATACTTGAAGATGTTGAGAGTTTCGATTATTCATGGAGACCTAATCCAACTGATCCAGCATATACTTACGTGTTTGGTAATAAACAATATCCCGGCAACATCATGCCTACTGTCACCTTGACTATCGAAGGTGCAACACAAGAAAAATTTGTTGATGATATTGTTGCTACCTTGGCACAAGATATTAGTAAGTTTACTAACACAAAATTAATTAAAGAGTTTGATTATTCATGGAGACCGAATCCTAAGGATCCCCCGTATATATACCAGTTTGGTACACAATGGGCAAAGACACATGGTCCACAATATATCATTGAAGGTGCAACAGAAACAAAATATGTTGAAAGTGTAAAAGCAGTTATTGCACCAAACATGACTCATTGGGAAGTTCCTTCTGGTGTCAATGTGAGCAAATTTGATTTCTCTTGGCATCCAGATGCTAACAGCCCACCCTACATCTATCAGTTTGGTACTATCAGTGATCCTAGCGATGGTCCTAGATATGTTGTTCCCGGAGCAACAGAAGTTGTTAACATGGAAAGAATTGAAATTGTAGGAAACGTATTTGTTGATTATCCTAAATACTTTATTGAGACAACACTAGAGGCATTGATTGAGCAACATAAAGGTGAAGTATTCTGGGCATTGAATAATGAGATTGATTACACTAACTTTGATTTCAACTGGAGACCTGATATTCAACAGGCTCATTATGTACACGCATTTGGTTCAAGTGAGAGTGAAACAACACAAACTTACTTTATCAATAGTAACATGTGGGTGAACGGATACAGAGAACTAAATTGGGTCAAAGATGAAAAACTTGACGACCAAACACTTGCTAAGTTGTTTAAGAAACCAGATATGTTCTTTGTTGATAAGGGTAATAGTGAAGCACAAGACCGTTTTGATAAACTAAAACAACGATTCCCTACTATACAAAAAACAAGATATTTAAATACGTGGGTTGATACTATCAACCGTTGTATTAATCGTGCAACTACTAACTTGTGCTGGATATTAAATTCAGAATTAAATTACGATCACTTTGACTTTGAATATTATCCTAATCCTTGGCAGATGAAAATGGTTCATGTGTTCGGGACTCAGTGGAGTCACTGGGGTACAACGTTCATGGTTAACCGCGAAACGTTTACTACTGATACCAAGTATGTCAAAATCATTGAACATTTGAATAATATTAACTTTGTCAAAGATCGTACAGCTATAGCAACAAATATATTATATGACACAGTTTACATTGACCATGGAAACAAACCAGTTCCAATGAACACATTGGTCATTGAATATGATGAAAGTTATCTCAAAACGTTTAAAAAGTTACTAGAAAAGTTACCTAATAAAAAAGAACATTTTGTTTGGGTTATTAGTTCTATATGTGATTACAATGGTTTTGACTTTACATACATTTGTGATCCATTTGCACGTGACCAACTACATGTATTCCCTAGCGACAAACAAAAGTTTGGTGATACATTCTTAGTTAATGTGAACAAACTACGTGAGTTAATTGATAATGTTGAAGAATTAAAAGATATTAAGGTTAACTACAATCAACACATGCGAGTAAAACGTTTACCCGCGCCAACTATTATTACAGAAGGTGATACACATGTCTCTGCTATTCATATTGATTTTGATTTCCCTTATGCTACGTTTCAAACGATTGACAACCAAGAAATAAAAGTTGTTGATGTTGAGCCAATGAATCTTTGGAGTAAAGAAACAAAAACTATTCAAATTACTAGTGTCGGTGGAACAAGAATTGTTGTTCCTAAAGAAACAAGAGATCATGTAAAGCGTGAATTGTATGATTATCCATACATTCAAACTAACAAAACATTAGCCAAGTCTACTCCAATGGACATTGTATTCTTAAGCAATGGCGAGACTGGTGCAGACGAAAACTATGAACACTTAATAAGGACAACACAGGGGTTATCTAATCGTGTTGTGCGTGTTGATGGGGTTAATGGTCGTGTGCAAGCATATCATGCCGCGGCAGAAGCAAGCAACACACCTTGGATGTTTACTGTATTTGCTAAGTTAAAAGTTAGTAATAAGTTTGATTGGAACTGGCAACCAGATAGATTACAGATACCAAAACATTATGTATTCCATGCAAAGAATCCAGTTAACGGTTTAATATATGGTCACCAAGCTATGATTGCGTATAATAAGAAACTAACACTTGCTAACAAAGGTAAGGGTCTTGACTTTACAATGGATGATGAGCATGAGGTTGTAGAAATTGTTTCGGGTACAGCTAATTTCAATACTGATGAATGGAGTACATGGCGTACTAGTTTCCGTGAAGCACTAAAGTTACGTGCCAATAATGATGAGATTAGTAAGAATCGCTTAGAGTTTTGGTTGACAGTTGGGTCAGGCAAGTTTTCCCAATACAGTATAGATGGTGCGGCTGATGCGGTAGACTACTATGAATCAGTCAATGGTGATTTTGAGAAGTTAAAGTTGTCATATGATTGGCCGTGGTTAAACCAAATGTTCAATAAAAAATATAAGAAATGAATTACGCATGTATTAATCAATGGAACAGGCCATCATGGTCTAGTTTCAAAGAAAAAGTAATGAACGGTAACTACGAGAAGGTCATCTTGTTTGGTCAAAATGAGTGGGCATGGTTCTATCAGGGACCTGAGTTTTATGAACTAGTGGATTATTGTAAAGAAAAAAACATACATTTTGAGATTGTGACTGGCGCCAATGAAAAAAACTATCCATTTCAAATGGATCACGTTAAAATTAATTGGTGGGATACACATTGGATAGGTAAAACATATCAGGACTTGATATGCAATAATAAACCTACTGGATTGCCTCTTAGAGTCATTGATCCGTATAAAGATATTCAGTATGATCATCATTTTATATCAATGAACAATAGACTACATAAACATAGATGTTTGTTCCTTGACTATATGGCTAAGCACGATTTGATGAAATATGGTGCAGTGTCAATTCACTATGGTGAACATTCTGTAAATTATAAATGGCAATATCTTGACTATAAACCCATGTATCTATCAGATGGGGTAGAATTTAATCAGTATAAATTACCTGACCAATATTTTAATTCATTTGCACAATTAATTAGTGAAAGTACAAACAAGGCTTTGTTTTTAACCGAAAAAACTGCAACTCCTTTGATAATAGGCAAACCATTTTTGGTTGCTAGCCAAATGAACTTTCATAAGATGTTACGTGAAATGGGGTTTCAGTTATATGATGAAATCTTTGATTACGAATTTGACAGTGAACCAGCTGTAAATAAACGTTATGATATGATAATGCAAAACTTTGTTAGATTATGTAATATACCACTTAGCGAATTAAAATATTTACAACAACAGTTGGCACCGAAGATTATGCATAATAGAAACAGAGCTAAAGAGATTGCATATGATTTGAATCTCTACCCAAAAATTGTATTGGAAGTCATTGACCACTACAAAAAAACAGGAATCAATTTGGACAATAATACGGTGTATTTTCACTTGAATTTAGAAAGACACCGAGATTTAAAGTTCTGAACAGGCTTGACATAAATACAGAAAGATAATATAATTAGTTATATTAATATTGCTGTATGAAGCAAAGAGAAAAGTGTCTTGGACGGGGGTGCGAATCCCCCCAGGTCCACCAATAAGGATGATTATGAACGTTGCACAAACATTAAAAGTTACAGGCTATCTAGTAGGTGCGTACATTGCTTACAAGTTAGGTCTTGAAGTGTGGTGTGTTGTTTATGGACTACTTTATTGATGGGCCTGACCTAGATTCGACAGGGCAACAAGTAAATTAGTGGACAGCTCGGCAAAGCAGAAGCCGTTAGGGTTGGGGGAACTCGGCCAAAGAAGCAAAAACCATAAACGCAAACGATAGCGTATATTCCTTGGCCGCTTGAGGTTAAGGTGCAGTAGGACTTACTGTATTAAATAAAAAACCACAATAGGAGCTTCGGCTCCTATTTGTTTGGGTATTCCCAAGTCCATGAACCATCGGGTAATACTTTTTTCCTTCTACCAGTAACAGTAGATGACAACTTACTTGCTCCTTTTTTACCAAATACTCTTACTTTTTGTGTAAACAAATAGTATACTTTGCTACATGAACTATTTTATTGGGTTGATGTTAGCTCAATAAATATTAGTCTAACTTGTTGAGAGACAGGTTTATTTTTAAAGGAAAATCTTATGAAAAAAATCGCATTAGCGACATTATTGGCCGCAACTACAATGGTTGCAACAGCACAAGTATCAATCTCTGGTAAAGTTGCTCAATTTGCAGACAGCACTAAAACTGGTGTAGTTCGCAATACTGGTATCGTAGGTGAGCCTACAAACAACATCACTATTTCTGCTACAGAAAATTTAGGTGGTGGTTTAAGAGCACGTGTTGTATTAGATACAAGCCTTGGTCCAAACACTATCAACGGCGGTGGCACACAATTGGGTGATCGTCAAGGTACAGTTGGTCTAGCCGCCAAAGTTGGATCAATTGATATTGGTCGTAACGTTCACAGTCAGTTTTTGTCAATCACTAACAACGATGTATTCGGAACTATGTATGGTTCAGTTGCCGGTGATGTACATAACTTACGTGGTCTACGTGTAAGCAATGGTGTATTCGCTACAGTTAACCCAATGAAAGGTGTAACAGTTTCTTATGACCGTACACAGGGTGCAACTGGTCAAGATGCAACTAGTTATGGTGCAGTTGGTTCATTTGCTGGTTTTACAGCAACAGCCGCACGTTTTGAACAAGGCGCTGAAGTTAGCACAGTAGTTGGTTTGAATACTAAAATTGCTGGCACACGATTGACATACACTCATAGTGATAACACAGGTGCTGTAAACAGCAAAGGTGATTTAATTGGTGCAAGTCAATCAATTGGTGCATATACTGCTAAGGCAAGTTTTGGTCGTACAAACAAAGATGTTAGAGCCTATTCTGTAGGTGTTGACTATGCTTTTAGTAAGAGAACAGACGCGGGTATTGCATACCGTAGCGTTAATAAAGTTGGTGCATCACATGATGTAGCACAAGTTGGAGTTGGTTTAACACACCGCTTCTAATTATTAATTAGATAACAAAAGGGGCTTTAAGCCCCTTTTTTATTTTCTGTAAAATTAGTTACCCTTTTAGTTATATAAATATGTATGAGTATGTTATACTTACACAGACTATTACACATAAGGAGATAATATGAAAACAGTTGGTGATAAATTAGAAGCATTTGTAGTAACAGGTGTTAAGCCAGGACAACCGGAAGATGCATTCTTCCCAATTACAGAAGAAAGTTTTGCAGGTAAATGGAAAGTTATCGTTTACTATCCAAAAGACTTCACATTCGTTTGCCCTACAGAAATCGTAGCGTATGATAAATTACGTAGTGATTTTGAAGACCGTGATGCAGTATTGTTGACAGGTTCTACCGATAACGAATTCTGTAAACTAGCATGGCAAAAAGCACATCCAGACTTAGCAAAGATTAGTCATAATCAATTTGCTGACACAGCCCGTGATGAGCGTAGTTTGATTAATCAACTAGGAGTGTTCTATGCTCCGGCAGGTGCGGCACTACGTGCAACATTTATTGTTGATCCACAGAACGTTATTCAACACATTACAGTTAATAACTTAGATGTTGGTCGTAGCCCAGAAGAAACATTGCGTGTATTAGACGCATTGCAAACTGGTGAACTATGCCCATGTTCACGTCCAATCGGCGGAGCAACATTATAATGCAACCAATTACAATTAACGGAGATTGGGTACAGTCCGTAAAAGACAGCATCCCGGACCACTCAAAAGATATCAGATTAAACATTGACGCTGTTATCAATCGTTCAGGTCTAGATCCAGTTGATACACATGCTATTGCCTATGTATCAGCACTTGCCGCCGGCAATGGTGGATTAGCATTTGAGATTGAACACAATGGTCCTTTGTTTATGGCAGAAGCTGAACGTGAAGCCGCAAAGACTGCCGCAAGTTTGATGGGTCAAAACAACATTTGGTATCCATTTGTTGAAATGACAGGTGACGAATCAATGAAGGGTTTACCTGCAGGATTGCGTATGAATGCTTATGCTACTCACGGTGGTGTATCTAAGAAGAAATTTGAAATGTATTCATTAGCCGCAAGTATTATTGGCAAATGTCATTTCTGTGTAAAAGCACATTATGATACATTAAAGAAAGAAGGAATGTCCACACAAGAGTTAATGGCAATTGGTCGCATCGCGGCTGTTGTTAACTCTATTGGTAAGATTGCTATTTGATTGACATAAATGCCTAACTATGTTATACTGTAAGTATGAAAATAGAACGTGCAATCGATTGGGATCAAGTTAGTATTGAATTGTCAAAACAAATGGTCGGGATTGGATACAATCCCGACCTAGTTCGTATGCATTTAAACATTGGTAAAATGGTTACTGAATTAAGCAAACTTGAAGTTAATTTGCGTAGAACGGGCAAATACAATATGCTTGATGATAGAGTAGCCGAAATAAACAATGCAATCAATCACTTAGAGAAGCTAGTATTAATGGCTAATCTGATGAAGTGAAATTTGACAATAAATCAATTTGGTACTATAATAGTCTCTCACTTTACTAAAGGACCTATTATGAAGATAGCAAATTATGTATTGAAGTATACAAAATCAGTCGATGGACCACTAATGATCCCTAAGAAAAAGATTGATAGCACAATGAAATGGGTAGAGTACAGTTTAGACATTGTAGATATGCAGAAAATGCTTATGGGTACACGTGATCTAAAAGACAAGTATCAATTAATGGACCTACTAGAAATTGCAGAGCGTAAGAAAAAATGGCACTATCGTCAAGAAAACTTTGATGTGAGTCGGGCCAGTACTCTCTTGCAAGCTATGCTCAGTCGAGCTTACAAGAGTATTGCTTAAATTTGACAATAAATGGACCCTGTGCTATAATACTTGTATTGAATTAATTAAAGGTTAATGATGGAATACAAAGTTGAGGGCAGTCGCCGCAACAAAAAATTCGTTGAAGCAATATTGCCCTCAATGATATCTCAATTAAAACTTGAAAACTGCACAAAGGCAGTTGTAATTCGTATTGCCGATGAGTGTGAAGGCAATCAAGGTATTACTGTAGATTTATCTGAACTTACAGGATGCTATATGGTTGTCATCAAACCAACTCGCAAACTCAAAGATATTGGATTGACACTTGCCCACGAAATGGTCCACGTCAAACAATTAGCAAAGGGTATTCTTAAAAATAAACGAAACGGAGTGAACATTTGGGCAGGTAAAGCATACAGTAAAAAGACCGCATACTTAGACATGCCTTGGGAGATTGAAGCATTCTCAAAACAAGAATTAATTCTACGCCGGGCATTTGAAGAATAACATAGCACTTGACAATAAATCAAGTTTCATATATACTAACATCTGTTTCTAAACAAGCCATTTCAAAGGAGATATTATGGCATCGCAAATTTCTGACAATCTGACAATCACTAGCGTACAAACTCGCAAAGCATTGTTGACAGCTTTTAAAGTAAAACGTCCCGTATTCTTGTGGGGACCTCCCGGTATCGGCAAAAGTGAAGTTGTTGCCGAAGTTACTGAAGAACTCGGTGGCCATATGATTGACTTGCGTATGGCACAAATGGAACCTACAGATATTCGTGGTATCCCATACTTCAATAAAGATATTGCTAAGATGGATTGGGCGGCACCTGTTGACTTGCCCGATGAAGAACTTGCAAGCAAGTACCCAATTGTTGTTCTATTCTTAGATGAGATGAACAGTGCATCACCTGCAGTACAGGCAGCTGGCTATCAGTTGATTTTGAATCGCCGTGTAGGTAAATATGTATTGCCCGATAATGTTGTTATCGTTGCGGCAGGTAATCGTGATAGTGACAAAGGTGTTACATATCGTATGCCGATGCCCCTCGCTAATCGTTTCTTGCACTTAGAAATGCGAGCCGACTTTACGTCATGGCAGAACTGGGCTGTTGACAAAGGTATTCACAAAGACGTTGTGGGTTACTTGTCATTCGCTAAACAAGATTTGTACGAATTTGATAGCAAATCTAGTTCACGTGCGTTTGCTACTCCTCGTAGCTGGTGCTTTGTGTCTGACTTGTTGAATGATGAAGATAACATTGATACTGATACAATGTTCAACTTGGTGTCAGGTGCAGTTGGTGAAGGTCTTGCTGTTAAGTTTATGGCACATCGTAAGATTGCAGGTAAGATGCCCGCACCAAGCGAAATTCTTTCAGGTAAAGTGAAAGACTTGTCTGTGAAAGAAATTTCGGCAATGTACTCATTGACAATTTCTATGTGCTATGAATTGCGTGATGCACTTGAAGCTAAGAAAGTTGATAGCAAGAAGTTCCACGAAATGGCTGACAATTTCTTTAGCTACATTATGACTAACTTTGAGACTGAATTGGTTGTGATGGGTGCTAAGATTGCACTTAAGACATACAAGTTGCCGATCGAGCCGAGTCAGTTGAAGCACTTTGATGACTTCCACAAGAAATACGGCAAGTACATTGTTGAAGCAGGTAACTAAACAGAGGGGTGCTAGTCACCCTTCTTTTAACTAAGGATTATTATGACAGGTAAGAAATATTTTTACGCATTGGGTCAACGTGCTAGAGCAAAAGGAATGACCAAGGACCAAGGTATGGCCTTCTATTCTATTGAATCGGCACACGATTATGCCCGAATTGCGTTTGACGCAGGATATCGTGGATTGTCACATTGACAATAAATATAAGGTCTGCTATAATACATTTTTTACATTTACAAAGGGACATATAATGCAATTGACTTTTAGAGCATATCGTGGTAAAACAATTCTCAAAATGATTGAAAATCTTCTCAAAGAAGGTAATGTTATTCGTGCTCCCGAATATGGTAATGTAGTAGATGGAATTCACGGCGGTTCACCTGAAGGTATTAAGATTGACCCTCCTGCTAATATTCGTGGTATTGGTATGGATAGACTAGCAGGTTCTTGTGGCTATAAAACTTCTTTTACTAAGAAGCAACAAGAAAAAATTGTATTGATTCATTTAGGTACAAAATACTTTGAATTGTATAGTGATGAAAAAGAACTCAATAAAGCATCATTCCCTAGTGAGGCTTGTGAATTTATTGCAGTTGACAATTAATACAATCTCTGTTACAATAGACGCATAAACAATAAAGGACTATTATGAGTGAAGTACTAAATCCCACTAAGCGAACACGTAGTAAGAAGTATGAGAATCTTATCGGACCTACTGATAAGAAAGTTGACTTTGACGCACGTGAACGTTTGGTAACAGCACGTATTGGTTTGCTACTACGTCATTCATTCTTTGGTAATCTTGCTACACGTTTGCAGTTGATTAATGCTGATGAATGGTGTGGCACAGCGGCAACTGATGGTCAGAAGTTTTATTACAATAGCCGCTTCATTATGATGTTGAAGCCCAAAGAAGTTGAATTTTTAGTAGCACATGAAGTGTTACACGTTGTATACGATCATATGGGTCGTAGAGATCACCGTGACCCGCAAATCTGGAATATTGCTGATGACTATGCAGTTAACGCAGACTTGAAACGTCACAAAGTTGGTCAATTTATTACATCAGTACCTTGCTTGTATGAGCAAAAGTATGATGGCAAAGCCGCTGAAGTTATCTATGATGACTTGATGAAGAACGTACAAAAGATTGATATCAATGACCTTATTGATCAATTGCTTGACGATCACATGGATGGTGATGGTGAAGATGGTGAGAGTGATAGTGATGGTAACAAGCAAGGTAAAGGTAAAGGTCGCCCTAAATTGTCTGATGAAGAAAAAGAACGTATTCGTCAGGAAGTTAAGCAAGCAATTATCAATGCCGCACAAAGTGCAGAAGCAGGTCAATTGCCACTTGGTGTTGAACGATTGATTAAGCAAGCAACTAACCCAGTCATGCCCTGGCGTGAACTGATTCAAACTAACTTGACTAGTGCTATTCGTACAGATTATAGTTGGATGCGCCCTTCTCGTAGAGGCTGGCACATGGATGCAATCATGCCCGGCATGACACCGGGAGAAGAGATTGATGTTGTTGTTTCTATTGATATGAGTGGTTCTATCAGCAACAAACAAGCACAACAATTCTTAGGTGAGATTGGTGGCATGATGGATTCGTTCGATGGCTACAAGGTCCATGTATTCTGTTTTGATACTGACACATATAACCCACAAGACTTTTCTAGTGAGAATATGGAATCTATTGAAGAATATCAGCCAATGGGCGGTGGTGGTACTGACTTTGATTGTATCTTTACATACTTGAAAGAGAACGCTATCGATCCGAAACGATTGATTGTATTCACTGATGGATATCCCTGTGGTTCATGGGGTGACCCTGACTATTGTGATACTACTTGGATCATTCATGGTGACCCTAATCCGAATCCCCCATTCGGTACATATGCGATATATGATGAGAAATGATTATGGAAATCTTACTTGATATTTTAGGATATGGTTTTATTGCTGTAGTTATCATTGGTGCATTATATATCTTTGTCAGATTATTGACAACAAGCCTTGATACATTAACCAAAAATGATGATTAAGTCTAGTGAGGAAATAATCATTTATGAATCACCGGATGGTGGCAAAACAGTCTACTCCCGCAAGATGGGAGAGCCTCATAACTCTCGCACACTACATAGTGTAGACCCTGCTTGGCAAAAAGAACAAGAAATAAAGTTACGATGGGCTAATCTTAAAGAAGCCGTATATATGGCTGACAGTAACCCAACACTTAATGATGCAATAAGTAAAGTAGAAACATTATATGTCCTCCTCAAGAAAGAAAACTAAACACTATCTTGCAATGTGGGATATGCAGGGCCTTGAAAGTCTACACGATGTTGACTATCATATGGATAGGTACAATGAATGGGAGAGACAACAAGTTATTGCTATTCTTAAAGAAGAACAAATCCCAGCAAGACCCACAGGTATCCCATTACAAATGTTGCTCCTTCGTGCTAAGGTAAACAGTCAACGTGCGTATGAGATTTATGAATTCAATAGTACTTTAAAGTATGACGAACTTAAGGAAGCGTTCAATGATAATCCACAACCTGTTGTTGAATGGATTAGAGAGAATGGTAAGAAAGTCTATAGTGACTATGTTAAACAAGAAAGAAAGATGATTGTATGATGTATATTGGTACAAGCCTTGGTCGTTGTTTACTTAGCTTGATGGCAGGTGAAGTGTCCGCAGATGAGGTTATGTTCATTGTAACTCGCACATTGTGTCCTGACTATGAATCCTTTATGCAAGTAGTAGAACAATATCACGCAGAGGGCAATCCTCATGCTCTTAATCCTGCACAATATGGTTTAGGTGACTATGACTTTACTGAAGTAAAAAATCTAGCTACTAGATTATATTTCTCAGGTAGGATACATCAACCTAGAGTATTTGATTATGAAGGCAGAACATCCGGTCATTATTTCCACTATGATCATCCTGCTAAATTAGGTAATGGGTTGTGGATGCAAGTTGTCCCTACTAATGACAATAGTACGCCTGCTGTAGTAGAAGCCTACGAAAAATACAAGATGTTGGATAATTTAACCAAATGACAGAATATCAGATTAATCCTATTGGCTGGTTTAGCGAACGTGAATTAAAATACACACCCAAACACTTTGTTATATCTAAAACACGCTTAACTGATGAGGGTAAGATATGGATATTGAATAAACTTAAGGGAAGGTTTTCTATTACATATATAGATGATGATACAGATGACTTTCTTGTATTTTATACAATGGGAAATCCTGCATTTGAAGATCCAAAAGAAGCAATTTTTTATGAATTGACTTGGTCTTGATGCCCAAAAACATTACTACATAAAAAATAAGTGGTATAATAAAAAGATATTAAATATCTATAACACTCAAGGAGAATATTATGAGTTTTTTAAAACACGTCGGTAAACATGGTGATCGCAAGGTTGCAATCATATTCCGCGAAGTTCCAGGTGAACCACACATGTGTTTAGTAACATATACTGAAACACTTAACCAACATATCCATGACCCGCTTATCAAATGTATTGAAAGTGATATCGGACAACATGCAGAATCATTATCTGATGCGCTTAATCGCACATTGGGTATGGATGGTCAACCGATATTATTCACGTTACACCGTGAAGGTTTACTAAAGAAAGTACAAACAGAGAACATCGTTGTTACCCCCAATTCAAATACTAAAATTAAATTAAATGAACTTAATAAGATTTTAACTGAAATGAAACAAGGTGAAGATGCTGTTAAGCGTATGGCTGAATTAGATAAGAGCCGCGGCTTGCAGGATCCAGTTGATGTAGCACGTAGAGTACGTGAAAACAAAACACGTGATGCCAAAGTACCAGCAACAGTACCACTAACCGCATCTACAAATGACGCATTGGGAGACAATGTTATAGCAAATAACTTAAGACAACAGGCTCAGAAAATGGAAACAGAAGCAAAAGGCCTACTAGCCGAATCTGCACGATTAATGTCTGAAGCGGCATCAATGGATCCAGTCAAGCCGGTTGCAAAGAAAACAACTAAGGCAAAAAAAGCAAAAGTTAGTGCATAATGAGTCCAGAGTTCATTGAGAAATGGGAACATATTCTTGAGGATGTTGAGAAAAACAAAATACCAGTACAGTTTATCAAAAAACTAATTGTTAAACTTCAAGGTAAGCGACAACAAACTATTAATATTGAAAAATTCTTACAACAAGGATTAGAACCCGATCAAATAGAAGATGCAGTAAGTAGAAAACTTAATGAATTAGATGACCAAATTGTCAGTGTTGAGTTTATACTTAATGTGCAAAATATTGCCGACACGGTACAACCTGAAACAGATAGACTTTTAGGTAAACTTTAACAATCAAAAAGCCCTGATCATTCGGGGCTTTTCTCATTACATGATATAATATAACTATGAAACAATACTTAGATTTATTACAAGATATTTTAGATAACGGAGAACTTAAAGATGATAGAACTGGTGTTGGCACCTATAGTGTTTTTGGCCGTAATCTTCGCTTTGATTTGCGCCGAGGTTTTCCCGCCATCACTACTAAAAAACTTGCATGGAAGGCTTGCGTCGGTGAGCTTCTATGGTTTATTGAAGGCAGTAGTGATGAGCGTAGACTGGCAGAGATTACTCACGGTACATCAGAAGGAACGGTTACTATCTGGACACCAAATGCGCTTGCACCGTATTGGAAACCGAAAGCAAAGTTCGAAGGCGATCTCGGTCGTGTCTACGGAGTTCAATGGCGTCACTGGAACAAAGACACGGTTGAAAAAGACATGGGTCCAGCGCACAAAGGTGGCACAAGGCTTGCAGTAGATAGAACCGAAGTAGACCAATTGGCAAATCTCATTAAAGGATTAAATGAAGATCCTAATGGGCGCAGACACATATTAAGTGCCTGGAACGTGAGTGAGTTAGACCAAATGGCATTGCCCCCTTGTCACGTTATGAGTCAATTCTATGTCAACAAAAATAAAGAACTATCTTGCCATATGTATCAGCGTAGTGTTGATGTGTTCTTGGGTCTACCTTTTAACATTGCTTCTTATGCACTACTTACACATTTATTGGCACATCACTGTGGTCTAAAAGTAGGTGAGTTGATTATCAGTACAGGCGACACTCATATATATAAAGACCATGTTGAACAAGTCAAAGAACAATTAACACGTGAACCATATCCATTGCCTACATTGATGTTAAATACACAAAAGAATAACATCTTTGAAATGACAATACAAGATATACATTTAGAAAACTATATAAGTCATGGCCCAATCAAAGCAAACATGGCAGTCTGATACTGCTACAATAAACAAACCCAAATATAAAATTGGTATGGATAAAGATGGTAATGAAGTTATAACGACCAACTATCTAGTTCATACAATAAAGATGGGTGACGTTGAAGATCCTGATCTATTTGTAGCAGAACCAATATGGAAATGGCAACAAACAGAAGCCGGTCAATGGATAATGGAAAATGCAATAGATAGGCCTAGTTGGCATCGACACATAGATCATGCATCATATGGATATATCTACGCAATCAGAGCAGATTTGACACCAGAACAATTAACATATTATAAGTTGAAATTCGAATGAAAATATTAGTAACAGGTGGTCTCGGCCTTATCGGACATCATGTAGTTAATAAATTAGAATCATTGGGGCACGATGTTGTCATTACTGACACTCGCACTACCTATGGAATTATCCCACAAGATGAAATTGATTACCTAATGACTGAACGTCTTAAGAAGATTAAGACAGAACAAATATACAATATTGATATAAGCAATGGCGATAGTATTGATTGGTTGATACAAAAGCATCAGCCTGCAATTATTATTCACATGGCTAGCTTCCCTCGTCAGAAAGTTGTTAACGCTAATCCAGCAATGGGTGCAAGAACAATGATGGAAGGATTAATGAATCTATGTGAATCAGCAAAGAGTCACAAAGTATCTAAGTTCTTGTATATTAGTAGTTCAATGGTATATGGTGACTTTACTGACGATGTAGTTGAAGATTATAACTGTAAACCACAAGGTCAGTATGGTATTATGAAATTATCAGGTGAGCATATTGTTAAAGACTACAGCCGTCGCAATTGTTTCAGTCATACTATCATTCGTCCAAGTGCAGTATACGGTCCATTAGATGTTGAGGATCGTGTTATTGCTAAGTTTATGTTAACTGCTATGCGTGATGGCACTCTTAAAGTTAATGGTGCAAGTGAGACACTAGACTTTACATATGTAGAAGATGCGGCAGATGGTATTGTTGCAGCCGCACTAAGTAATAATACTAATAATAAAACATACAATATTACAAAGAGCCATAGTCGTAGTTTGTTAGATGCCGCAAACTTAGCAGTTAAGATTGCTGGCAAAGGCTCTATTGAAGTTAAAGACAAAGACGCAGACTTCCCAAGTCGAGGCGCATTAAACATTGATGCGGCACGTAGAGACTTTGGATATGATCCTAGGGTAGATGTAGAAGAAGGCTTTCAAAAGTATTATGAGTGGCTTAGTAGTTCCCCATTTTGGTCTAGCAAGACAGTATAAGAACATCGGTGAAGAGTTGCTTGATGCAACTCACCGTGCCCTTAAAGACGGACAACTTGTGGGTGGACATTATACCCGCTCGTTTGAAGAATGGTTGAAGCATCGTACTAAAACAAAGTATGCTGTTACTGTTCATAGTGGTACACAAGCATTAGAAATTATTGCACGATGGAAAAAGATTAAACATATTGAATCTGGATTACAAGGTAACCCAATCATACATATACCTAATCTAACGTACCCTGCAACATTAAATAGTTTTCTATCTGCGGGTTGGGATGTTAACCTAGTTGATACAGACAAAAATGGTATCTTTGATTTTGATACAAAAATCGATGAGTCTTCCGGCACGTATGATTGTTTAATGGGCTTTGCTGGTCGCAAACCCTGGCCAAGTGCTAGTTATTCAAATGCATTTGGAGTGATAGTTGATGGTGCACAACATTGGTTAGTATCTGATGGTGATGTTGGGTCTGGCATGTCAATCAGTTTTGACCCTACAAAGAATTTACCTAGCTCAGGTAACGGTGGTGCAATTGTAACCAACAATGAACAACTATATCTATATGCAGTAAAATATAAAGATAACAACAAACCCTATTTCCATGATGTTGGGACTAACACAAAGATGAGTGAGCAGGATTGTGCCCAAATATTAGTCAGAGCAAAGTACATTGATGAATGGCAAAAGCGCAGAAGTGAGATAGCAAAGTATTGGTGTGACAAGTTTAGAGAATTACCGTTAACTTGTTTAAGTGATACCAAAGATCCTCATGCACATCAAAAATTTGTAATGTATTTACCTGATCGTAACTCGCTACATACTCATTTATTAACGAATGGTATTGATAGTAAAGTACATTATGAATATGTTATCGGTGACTTACCTACAGCAAAAAGTTTATCAAAGCCAGATATGCTAAGTACAAGTGTGATGTTAAGTCGCGGTGTGATTAGTTTACCTATGTATCCTGAACTTACGGATGTTGAAGTAAACTATATTTCTGAAAAAGTAAAGTTATTTTTTGATAACATTTAGAAATGGCGATGATTTAGTTTCAAAAAATTCACCACCACATACGCATATTCTTTTAGTACAAGTCACTGGAGTAGTAATTGGATTAAAATCATCATAAATTGATGACACATTGCCTCCTACTCCACATCTACCCCGTTGTATTTTATCAACAAGAATGACTAAACGTTCTATTCCAATATCACATTTCCATCCTAGAAATTTATTTTGACCTCTAACAAGAATTTCTTGCGGGTCATACAATTTTTCAACTGAACCATCATCATAAAATAAATTTCCATAATGCTCAAAATTATTAATTTTAGATTTTTTCTTTTTTGTACTTGATAATTTTCCATCTTTTATTCTTGATTGTTGTAATATCTCGGTTTGGTCATCATCATAATTATTAAGAATAGGTCCGTGTATCTTTTTTAGATGACATGGGATGCCCACTTTTTCTGCAACATAGTTGAATTTTTTTAAATTATCTTCAAAATCTATGTCTGTGCATGTAAAAAATATTAATCCATCTATCTCGGTGTCATGGATAGTATTCACTATTTCTACAAACTTATCAACATCTTTAACTTGAGAATTATGGAATGTAAAATAAATGTTATCTATAACTGGAACTTTAAGAAATTCGTCCCACCAACGCAGTGTTCTACTACCATTTGTGAACATTGAAATGTAATGGTTTTCATTTTTTTGTTTTATGTAGGCAAATAACTCATGTAAATGAGGATACAACGTAGGTTCTCCTCCAGTAAAATTAAATAGAATTTTCTCACCGGCATATAATTCACATAATTTATCCACTACATTTTTGTTAATCTGAATGTCAATAAATGGTGAAGAACCATCTTTTTCTGCAGGATAACAATAGTCGCAATTGTAATTACAAACATTACTTAATTTCCAAGCAATTCTTTTAAAAGGTTCTGGTTTGACTTCTTCAATTTTTATCAGTATTTTAGACATAAAGTATTTAGTTTAACAACTCAGAATGATAAATAACGTTATGTGGATACTATCAATACTACCAGAAGCCGCAATACATATAATCTTTGGATTAGGTATTTTGGGCACAATAGCAGGATTCGTCCTAGGATTCATTCCCTTCATCAAAACATATAAACTAGCAATACAAATTATCAGTATTCTTGTCTTAGTCTTAGGTGTTTATCTTGAGGGCGGTTTAGCCGACTACAAAGAGTGGGAACTCAGAGTCAAAGAAATGGAAGCTAAAGTCGCACAAGCTGAAGCACAATCTGCTAATAAAAATGTAGAGATACAGGAAAAAGTTGTAGAAAACACTAAAGTGATCCGTGAAAGGGGTCGTGATATTATCAAGTATGTTGATAGATGGAATACAAAAGAAATAGTTAAAGAAGTAGAAGGACCTGAAAGAATTAGGAGAGAAGAAGTAATCAAGTATATTGAAAACTGCCCTGTACCTAAAGAAATGATAAACATACATAATCAGGCAGCAGAATTAAATAAGGCAGCGGAGACAAAGAAATGAGATATCTCTTAATTGCTCTATTATTAGCTGGATGCTCCACTACAGTTCCTGTTACTCAAAAGTTTCCTAATGCTACTCCTGAACTAATGAAGAAGTGTGAAGACCTCAAAAAGATTGAGGGTGACAAGGTAGCTATTACTGAAATGATGAAAGTCGTTGTTCACAACTATTCATTGTATTGGGAATGTAGTGCTAAAGTAGATGGATGGCAAGATTGGTATAACGCACAAAAGAAGATTTATGATGGTATCGCAAAATAATAGTATATTATTAGCACTATGCTTATTGTTGACGGGATGTGCTAGCACAGACCATTATAGCACTTATGTAGAAGCGCAAAAGTCACTAAGTAGAGATGCTACAGTAGCAGAAGCCGCACGTATTGCAGCCTTAACCGAAATGGTTAAGAGTTCAGACAATGAAGTAAAGATACAGGCTATCAGAGCATTACAAGAAATCCAACGCAGTAAGCGTCAAGTTATCATACAGCAACCCAAAGGTCTGTTTGGTAACTGATAAATACTATATAGGCTAGGATTTACAAATGACACAAGAAATTATCAATATTGGCGCGGCGCCTAATGATGGCGAAGGTGATCCGTTACGAACGGCTTTCCAGAAGATTAATAATAACTTTACGCAATTATATAGCACTGGTGTATTTACATATGATGCATACTCATTTGGGGATACTGCTGGTCAAGTCATATTTGAAACTCCTGCTAACTTATTTACACAAGGTAATTTTCAAATTAATTCAAATAATCCAGACACCGATGATAGTCAAAACATTACATTAACTGTTAGTATTTCTAATGATATTACTGATGTTAAATGGTCAGGACATAGTACGTTATTTTTCAATGGCCCAGTTACTAGATATAATGTAGATTTAGTAAGTGGAAACGTTCGTATATTAGTAAATCCTTTAGTAGATGAGACTCTATATCATTTTATTTCCGCACAAATTTCGTTCAACAATAATGTTCCTGGTATGGAACTTGCACTTGAGGGATTATCAGATGATATATTAGGTACAGAAAATCTAATTCCTATAACAACAGAACAATCGGCATGAGAGCAAAAGAATTTATTATTGAAACTTCATTGAGTAAAGTTCATGATGGTTTGGAAGTAGCATCTGTGTCTCTTCCGAACACATATGTTATTCCAGATTTAAAAAACAATGACTTCTATGAGTTATATCGTTTCGGTGTAGCAATTGCCGCAGTAAGAGGTGAAAGCGGAAATGATGATGTTCAAAATAATTATAAACCCGAGTTTAGAGCAGAAACTAGTTGGGGAGAACAACAAGTAGTTTCTTCAGAGTTTGATAGAGACATTGGTAAAACTATTGACCAAGCATTAAAGAAGGTTGGAAAATCCGGCAAGAAATCAGTAAGTGCATTCGGAAGTAATGAGATGGATGATACATTAACTCAGTCACCGATTAAAGGATTCAAAGGATATAAAAGATGAGAGCAAATGAATTTATATCCGAATCTAAGATGGGTAAAATATCCGACCACCAACAACAATCAACTCGTGGCTTAAATATTTTTTCAAAAAAGATAGACAGCTATGATAGACAATATGATTTAAATCGTTTAATGATGGCTGTCGCAAGTAGTGATGGAATAAACCCAATCGAAATGCCTGCAGAAAGTTGGATAGGCAAACACAACTCTGCACATCCTTATACCAAAGAAGAACAAGATATGCTTAAATTAGCATATAAAGCAGCCGGCTTAGAGTATATAGATTTAAATAGTGGTGATTTAGATAGTGAAGAACTAGAAAACACTAATACTCAAAGTATCGTAAAGCCTTTTAAAGGTTACAAAAGAAAATAATTTAATACATATCAATCTGAATAAGTAATTATATCAAATTACAGGATTCAGAATGATTGATATTAATAACACGCTTGACCTAGTCAAATTAAAATTCTACAACGAATGGTTATATACTGCCCACATCTATGATGAGGGTAATAGTCCAATGCACGACACACTTACTAAACAAGTTGTTACGCAATATATTGACCCGCTTAATCTACCAAAAGATGCTAAGATTATGGATTTAGGTTGTGGCCCCGGTTACTTCTTAAACGCAATGAGAGAACGTGGTTATACTGACTTAGTTGGTGTTACATTAAGCCCCGGTGATATTAAGATTTGTGAAGATAATGGTCACAAAATTGCAAAGTATGACTTGAGCTTCTTGCCACAAAAAGATGGTTACTACGATGAAAGTGTTGACTTTATTTTCTTGCGTCATGCATTAGAACATAGTCCATATCCTATCTTTAGCTTGATGGAATACAATCGTGTATTGAAGCAAGGTAGCAAGATGTATATTGAAGTACCTGCACCCGACTGTGAACGTAAACATGAGTGGAATGTTAATCACTATAGCATATTAGGTGAGCAACAATTAGCCGCATTATTAGTGCGTACAGGCTTTGATATCGTTAAGTTTGAAAAACTAGATTTTGATATTGGTGGGAAAGATCCAGCAACCGGAGCAGAATTCACTGCCAAAGAGAAGTTTTACTGCGTTCTAGTTACTAAACAAAGACCTTTGGATATCAAATAAGTTTTGTAATCTAAGATAAATATTCTCATTAATGAGAGTATTTTTATGGCTACACCAGATCCAGCAAACGTTGCACCGTGGTATTTACGCAACATCAATCAAGCGTTAGAACTCAACGAGGACACGGGGCAAGTATTTGTCCGTACTGGATTTGAAGGTAACATTATTATTAGTGGTAATGTTGTTATTCCAGGCAATGTTGATGCACACGTTTCACAAATAGGAACTAGTGGGGAACTAACAGTTCCTTGGATGCCTGTCAGTATCGACGGCAATAGTGCTGTCACAATTACTAGCGGTAACATTACAGTTGCTCAGGGTACAAGTCCATGGGTAGTATCAGGTAATGTAAACGCTAATGTATCTGGTAACGTGGGTGTTACAGGTAATGTTAACATCGGTACGATGCCAGCAATCACCGGCAATGTCAACGCTAACATCACAGGTGGCAATGTAACAGTAACTCAGGGCACAAATCCTTGGGTCGTATCAGGTAATGTCAACACTACAATAACAGGTGGCAACTCAAATGTAGCACTTGGTGGAACAAATTTAGATGCATTCGGGCGTTTAAGAGTAAGTGAACCCTACACATTGTTTGACAGCCAAAATCGTTATATTGACGGTGACCAATTTAGTAGTATCACTGCTACGGGTGGCAATGTAGTTTATGTTCAAAACGAAAGTTCATTTAATTTAAATGTTTCTTCCGCTAGTGGTAGTAGTGTAATTAGACAATCTAAGACTGTCCAAGCATATCAGCCCGGCAAAAGTTTATTAACAATGAACACATTTGCAATGGCTACTCTTAAAGCAAACCTAAGACAACGAGTTGGTTATTTTACAACTGATAATGGTGTGTATTTTGAAGCTGTAGGTACTACACTTAATCTTGTTATTCGTAGTAGCACAACTGGAGTAGTAGTTGAAGAACGAATACCTCAAGCTAATTGGAATGGAAATACCTTATTATCAGGTATTGTGTTAGATCCAACATTGACACAAATATTTTGGTGTGACATTGAATGGTTGGGTGTAGGTAACGTTCGTGCAGGTTTTGTAATCAACGGTCAATTCATCGTATGTCATACATTCCAACACGCTAATCAGCCTGGCAACACAACTGTTTATATGACCACTGCGTCATTAAACCCAAGATATGAAATAACAAATACTGGCGCAACAACTGGTAATAGCACAATGAAACAAATATGTAGCACTGTTATTAGTGAAGGAGGATTTACGCCAAGCACTAAAATAGGATATGTTACTAACAATACATCTCCTACAAGAGTAGGTTCAGCAAATACAGTAATCTCATTATGTTCAATAAGATTAAATCCTGCATATCCGGACGCGGTTGTGGTTCCTGCTCAAATTGATTTGTTATTACTTGATGTTCGTTATGGTCAGTTTCAGTTAATTGAAAACGCAACTATTGCAAATGCCTCATTTAGTAATGTGGCAGGAACAGTAGTTCAAAGTGCCATACATACTGATACTATAACAAATGGTACAGTTGTTTATGCAGGATTAACTAGTAGCCGTGATGAAGTAGAAATTAGTGAAGATATTAAGAAACGAATTCAATTATGGAGATATGCTAATGGTACACCCAGCACACTAACACTTGCCGTAGCGTACACATCTACCAATGCAGATTTGTTGTGGAAAATGGGCTGGGAAGAACTTACTAACTAAGTTTTTGGCACATAAATACTCACTATGAGTAATGCACCTTCGTTAGTAAAGAATCCTTATACTAAAACAGTTTTCAAGACTGACAAAGAACTACAGGATTTTATCAAATGCTGTGATCCAGATACGGGTTATCTATACTTCATGGATAACTTCTTTTACATACAACACCCTACTAAAGGTAGTATGGTATATCACCCTTGGCCCTATCAAGAACGATTGATTGATACATATCATCGATATCGCTATTCAATCAGTCTGATGCCACGACAATCAGGTAAGTCTACTTCAGCCGCAGGATACTTACTCTGGTACGCAATGTTTGTTCCAGACAGTACTATCTTAGTTGCGGCACACAAGTATACAGGTGCACAAGAGATTATGCAACGTATACGTTACGCATATGAAAACTGCCCTGATCATATCAAAGCAGGTGTCACTACATACAACAAAGGCTCATTAGACTTTGAGAATGGTAGTCGTATTGTATCAGCAACAACTACTGAAAATACAGGTCGTGGTATGTCTATTACACTATTATATCTGGACGAGTTTGCGTTCGTTCGACCAAGTATTGCTAAAGAATTCTGGACAGCGATTACACCAACATTATCAACTGGTGGTAAAGCGATTATAACAAGCACACCAAACAGTGACGAGGATCAATTTGCGTTCATATGGAAAGGTGCTAACAAAACTGAAGATGATTTTGGTAACACAACTGAATTAGGTATAAACGGCTTTAGAGCATACAGAGCACATTGGAGTGAACAACCAGGTAGAGATCAAAAGTGGGCGGATGAAATGAAAGCACAATTAGGTGAGGATCGTTTCAACCGAGAGATTGGTTGTGAATTCATTATTGCTGACGAAACGCTTATCAACCCTAATACATTATTGATGATGGAAGGTATAGAACCTATCAATCGTATGGGACAAGTTCGTTGGTATCAGAAACCTAAGAAGGGTAATATCTATTGTGTGGGACTAGACCCAAGTCTTGGTACAGGTGGTGACCCAGCTGCCATACAGATTTTTGAAGCAAATACAACGACACAGATCGGCGAATGGAAACACAATAAAACTGACATCCCTAATCAGATTAAACTATTAGCACAGATTAACAAATATATAACAGAATGTACAGGTGAACCCAACAGTATCTATTATAGTATTGAATGTAATGGTATCGGTGAAGCCGCTATTGTATCATTAAACGAATACGGGGAAAGTAATATTCCGGGTATCTTTATCAGCGAAGCAGGAAAAGGTCGTAGAGGATTCAATACGACAAATAAGAGCAAACTAGCCAGTTGTGCTAAGTTCAAAACATTAGTTGAAAGTAAGAAAATGACTGTAAATAGTCGTAGTCTTATAACTGAACTAAAAGCATTTGTAGCTCATGGTGGTAGTTATGCCGCTAAAATTGGTGATACGGATGACTTGATAATGGCTAGTTTGTTAGTAACACGCATGTTACAGCAATTAGGGGACTATCACTTTGATTTAGAGAATCAAATACGTGACCACGATGAAATGATAGCGCCCTTGCCATTTTTTGCCGTGATAAGTTAATAGTTGAGATAAATATATTATCATGCCAATTAATACAGAAACCCTAAACCGACAACTTTACAAAAGACTATCAAAATACAAGCCAAAACCATTAGATGCTGAAGGAAACGTTACTCCAGTAGAAGATGAAGCTGATGTATTCAAATTCATCTTTACTAAGGACGGAGAAGATTACGGAACTGTTTTTGCTACGATTGATGATAATCATGCACTAACTATATACTATAGTGATGATGTAACAGAAAGCCCAGCTGGATCAACTCCTGATATAGGATATGATGATAGTTGGACTGGATTACTTAAACAATTAAAATCTTGGGCAATGCATAATCAACTTAGTTGGAAATTAAAAGATAGATCCCATTTAGAGGGCGATATGGCACGGAGAAACCACATGAACAAAAAAGACAAAATATCAGAAGGCTACCACGCAATGGGCAAGAGCCGCAGTTACAGCGACAATATACCTAGCGTTAAGATTGTTATTGAACACAGTCGTCAAATTGAAGAAGGTGAACAACGTTATCGTAACATCAACAAGATTTTCTTAGAGAATCAAATGGGTGAGAGATTCTTGCTTGACACCAAGAAGCCTGGAATTGCACGTGTATATGCTAGACACATTGCCGAAGGTGGCAAAGTTAACGATGAGCGTTGGGGACACATTCAAAGTCTATGCGAAGAATATCAAAAGATGGCAGGATTCGTTCGTGCTACACGTAACAACCAATTCAATGAATCAGCACAGAAATTAGTTAATGAAGCAATCAATCACTATCAAGGTTTGCGTGAGTCATTAAGTAAGATGACTGGCAAGCGTGGCTATGAAGCATACTTTGAATCATGGACACCTACATTGATGGAAGATGAAGTAGAAGAAACAAACTTAAATGAGTTGTTTGTGCAAGAGACATTAGATCCACGCATTGAAAGTGTAATGCCAATATTAAGTAAGTTACAAAAGAACTTAGGTGAGATGAAAGAAGTTAATGCATTAGCTGAATGGGCTGATAGTTTAATTGAAGGTGAAGGCGGACCAGAAGCTAGTGAAGAACCAGTAGATGATGATATGGGTAACGACACTTTCGGCGGTGAAGATGGAAATGACGCACCGGCTGACGATTTATCTGAAGATGAAAGCCTAACAAGCAACAATCCAATTGGCATTCCTGAAGGTGAGGATCACAATCCAGTAGCCGGTGCTATCACTCGCAGAATACTAATGCAACGCCAAGATTTGTTACAGAAGTTTGGTCCTGTTAAAGTTATGCAAGCAATTGATGACGTTGCTGATTTTGTTGGTGATACTGATGAGATTGGTTCTAGTGATGTTAGTGGTTGGATCAAACAAGTAGAACGTTCATTGGGTGGTGTTGATGAAGGTATGTTGGACACAGTTAAGAAAGTTGGAAGTAAAGTATTTGATAAATTAGGCGGCGGAAGCGAAGAAGATTTGTTAAAAGACTTACAGAAGAAAGCTGGTATCCCATCACACGCACAACATGGTAAACCAAATATGGCTAAGCCAAATGAAAAAGAAGTAGATGAAAGCGCACTACAAGCATACTTAGGCGATAAGAAGTATGGCAAAGATGGCATGGACGCATTACGCAAAGCTGGACAAGAACATGCTAGCGAAAAGACAATGCAAAACATTCGTGCTAAATTTAGTGATAAAGAAAAAGAAGTTGAAGAAGGCTTTGTTGGTAATATGATTAACAAAGCTAAAGGTATGTTTACAAAACCCGGACAACCAGCGGCAGCACCTGCTACGGCAGCTCCAGTAGTTCCAGATGCGGCAACTAAAGCAAGAATTGCGGCTGCACCACAAGGATATGATCCAAACACTGGTAAGCCACAAGTTGCCATGGGGTTAAGGCCAGGCGTTGTGAAAAAAGGTGGCACGATGGATATGACTAAAAAGGTTGTAGCACCGGCAGCAAAGCCAGCAGTTGCTCCTACTAAGTCTGGAAATTACGATGGCGTAACCGGCGAACCTATTAGTGATAAAGCCAAAGCTGATGTGGCTTCTACGGCGGCCTGGAAAGCTAGCCCTGAAGGACAAGCCTTTAAAGCGTGGTCGGCTGCTCAACGAGCAGGCACCTTTAAAGGAACATTAAGACAGTGGCAACAAGCACAACAACCAACAGTAGCAGAAGATTTAGATGCTGACCAAAAGCGTGTAGGTCAATTAGGCCCTACTGAGAAAGTTAAGAATAACAACATCGGTAAACTAGTTGGTGCTAATGAAAACTTTATTAACACTGATGCCCAAGCTGTTGTTACTGAAGTAGACACTGGTGAATATGATGCTCGTAAATCAAGTTCCAAAGGCGAGACTACTCCAGAACAGGAAAAAGACTTCCGTAAGAAAGTACAAGCATATGGTAAAGAGTTAGAACAGAGACAAAAAGAAAAAGTCAAAGAAGGACAAGATGACCTAAACGCTATCAAGCGACTATTGGGTAAATAAGTTCTCAAAAACCTCACTTAAAAGGTGAGGTTTACCATATCTGGCATAAATACTATTGACAGGACGAGAAAGCAATGCTATACTCTCTCATCGTGTTAGTCATTTCATAGGGAAGTGGCGAATATAAAAAACGAGACCATCTCAATTTATAAGGAAATAAAATCATGGCATCATTAGCAGAAATTCGTGCTCGCATCTCAGCACAAGAAAACAAACAGCAAAAGGGTTCTAACACCCAATCTGATAACTCAATCTACCCCCACTGGAATATAGACGAAGGCACAACAGCCACAATTCGTTTCTTGCCAGACGGTAATACGAAGAATGAATTCTTCTGGGTTGAGCGTCAAATCATTAAATTGCCATTCAATGGCGTTAAAGGCGATCCAAACGTTAAGAAAATTGACGTTCAAGTACCATGCGTAGAAATGTATGGCGACAGTTGCCCTATCTTGGCAGAAGTTCGTCCTTGGTACAAAGACGAAACATTGAAAGAAATGGCAAACAAGTATTGGAAGAAGCGTAGTTACTTGTTCCAAGGTTTTGTAAAACAAAACCCATTAGGTGATGACAAAACTCCAGCGAATCCAATTCGTAGGTTTGTTATCAGTCCACAAATCTTTACTATCATTAAATCTAGTTTGATGGATCCAGAGATGGAAGAATTGCCAACAGATTACTTGCGCGGTCTTGATTTCAACATTAAGAAAACAAGTAAAGGTGGTTATGCCGATTACTCAACAAGTAACTGGGCACGTAAAGAGTCTGTATTAACTGAAGCAGAGGCAGCGGCAATTGAATCACATGGTTTGTTTAACTTGGCAGACTTCTTGCCTAAGAAACCCGGTGAAGCAGAATTGCGTGTTATCAAAGAAATGTTTGAGGCATCAGTAGACGGTCAATCATATGACGTTGAGCGTTGGGGTGCATATTATCGTCCATATGGTGTTGAAGCACCTGCAGGAGCGACAGCGGAAAAACAAACAGCTACTACTGAAACTAGAGCACCCGCAACAGCACCCGTAGCAGAGACTTCTACTGCACCTTGGGATGAACCTGAAACATCAGTATCAAGTCCAGTTGTAGTTCCTGCTCAAGCAACATCAAGCGACAAAGCACAAGACATTCTAGCAATGATTCGTGCTAGACAAAACAAGTCTTAATCTCAATAGGGGCTTCGGCCCCTATAATAGGAGAATAATATGACATTACCAGACGAACGCTACCGTGCCCTTAAGCAGGGTAAAAAACTACTAGAGGAGTTGTGCGATCCAGGTCGCACTCCTCGTGTTCCTAGCCTTGTTAGGGACAGAGCAAGAGGTGCATTGCGACATTACCCATCTGATTATGAATTGGAGCGTATGGCAGAAAAATGCCCCGAATTACTTGATACACAACCATTTAGTGTGTACACTACAATAAACAAATAAGGAATATAAAATGAAATACTTAGAAAAACTTACCAAGGTAAATGAATCATTTACTGTTAATCGCTATGACAACGGATTTATGATTGAAGTAAGTGGAAGAGACACAGATAATGATTGGAAGAGTTGCAAGATTCTTTGCACTAGTGAAGATGAATTATTCGTTGTAATCAAAGAAGCACTCACTATGGAAATGGATAGTTAAAATGGGAAAACCTTTTGACATTAGTAAGTTCCGTAAGGACATTACAAAAAGTATTGAAGGTCTATCAATAGGATTTAACGATCCTACTGATTGGATCTCGACAGGAAATTATGCTCTCAACTATCTCATTAGTGGTGATTTTAATAAAGGCGTTCCTCTTGGTAAAGTTACTGTCTTTGCCGGAGAATCAGGAGCAGGAAAATCATTCATCTGCTCAGGAAACCTTGTTAGACACGCACAAGAACAAGGAATCTTTGTAGTCTTAGTTGACTCAGAGAATGCCCTTGACGAAGCGTGGCTACACGCACTTGGTGTATCAACTGACGACAATAAGTTGCTTAAACTTAATATGGCAATGATTGACGAAGTAGGAAAAACTATTTCTATGTTTGTTAAAGATTATAAAGCACTACCAGAAACAGATCGTCCCAAGGTATTGTTTGTAATTGATTCATTGGGTATGTTGTTAACACCAACTGATGTGAATCAGTTTGAAGCAGGTGATATGAAAGGTGACATGGGTCGTAAGCCTAAAGCACTGACAGCACTTGTTCGTAACTGTGTTAATATGTTTGGTTCATTGGGTATTGGCTTAGTCGCTACTAATCACACATATGCTAGTCAAGATATGTTTGATCCAGATGATAAAATCAGTGGTGGTCAAGGTTTCGTTTACGCATCAAGTATCGTTGTTGCTATGAAGAAATTGAAACTTAAAGAAGATGAAGATGGTAATAAGATTAGTGATGTGCGAGGTATTCGTGCCGCATGTAAGATTATGAAAACACGTTATGCGAAACCATTTGAATCTGTTCAAGTTAAGATTCCTTATGAAACAGGTATGAGCCCTTACTCAGGATTACTAGATATGATTGAGAAAGCTGAACTTGTTAAGAAAGAAGGCAACAGTCTTGTTTACACAACACTTGATGGTGAAATCATTAAGAAGTTTCGTAAAGCATGGGAAGCAAACACTGACGGTTGCTTAGACAAAGTAATGACTGAATATAGTCAAAAGGCAACAACAAAGATAAGTAATGTAACACCGGAGGGGGAGGTTACAGAATGAGTTTAGATTTTGTTGCTGAAGTTTGGGACGCACTACGTTCTCATATAGATTTCAATGAGCGTAGTGACGCCGCAGACTCACTAATCAATTTATTAATTGATAACAACTATGAAGCTGACGACATTAAAGATGCGTTTAGGGGTGACAAGGAAATGCTAAAAGCATTGAAAGGTTACGCGGAACAGAAAGATGTTGAAGAAGATTACGAAGATTACGAAGAAGATATAGACACAGATGAATGGGATTAAATGGCACATTGGTACAGCCGCATTACTGCGGATCTCTCAGTAATACCCGATTTCATAACACACTATGAGACTGAATTAATTTCAGCTAAAAAAGAAGTAAAGGTATACGGCAATGTTGAAAAGAATATTGCCGCTATTCCCGGCATCACTGAACATCGTTTCAATCAATTACAAGAGATTGAAGCGGTATTGAACTATCTTAATATTCAATTACGGAAAATTCGCCGAAAACATTTTCAAAAATACCTAGAGGCGTATAATAGAGCATTGACAAGTCGTGATGCTGAAAAGTATGTTGATGGTGAAGATGAAGTAATTGACTTTGAAGTGTTAATTAATGAAGTCGCACTATTGCGAAACACATGGCTTGGTATATTAAAGGGACTCGAAGCCAAACAATGGCAGATGGGTCATATTGTTAAACTCCGTACTGCTGGTATGGAAGACATATCGATAGGATAAAAATGTCAATTTGGAATAATCAAACAGCAATTGCCGGAGGTGGCATTACGCTACAATCGCCTGGTCGCCATCTCAACACAATTTCACTTGCCAATATTGCCGGTGCTCAGGGTTCAGGTTATACCGGTACTCTTAGCTTTGATGAGTTTGCGTATAGACCTGATATTAAAAAATATGAAGTGTATGAAATTAGTCAAGACCTTCTTGCACTAAGTGTATGTTGGGCACGATATCGTAAAGTTAAGGATGACAATAAAGTACTTCCTACTATTACTAAACTATTAGATAGTGACTTGTTCCGTCTAGTTAGTGAAGATGACATTGCACACGCTAACGTTATACGTGATTACTATAGCAAGAAAATCATGGTATGGAAACTTAAGAATATTAATCTTACAAATTTCCGTCAAGATTTGAATACATTCATTCATAGTGATGGTAAAACGTTCAAAGAAACTATGATGCCATTAGCATATCGTTTACCTGAGTTTTATGAGTATGATGTTGAATTTGAAAAAATGTCATTTGATTATAACAAAGAAGTTAAACGACAAGGATCAGTTCATGCAACTGATAAAAAACATTTGACTTATATTAAATCATTGTCGGTTAATACAAAGCGTTTTAAGAAAATTGAATATTGGTTTAGTGATAGTCATAACAACTTAGTTCAAATGAATTTAGAGACTAACAACCCACTGAATTCGTTATTAGAAAAAGTAATCACATCAGGTTCCGTTGACGTAGTAGGACGATATGGAACAGGCAATAGAGATGGCAACGAATTCTTTAGAGTAGAAAAATATAAGTTTGTCTAAAATTTGACAATAAATGGGCATCCTGCTATACTATAAACATAGTAAAAGAAAGGAATCATTATGCGTAGTTTTACTTTTGATGTAGTGGAAGTGATGAATGCTAATGGGTATTGCCGCAAGGTTGAGGGATCTAACTGGCTTAAGCTAGCAAAAAAGATGGTTCGTGAGGGCCGCGCTACTCTGGTAGAAAATAACTCACAATGGTCTGGTTATGGTAGCTCGCAATACGTAAGCTATAGACGCTGGAACTATACTGTAACTGAAGTTGTTTAAAAACAACAGGCCCAAACTTGACGATAAATCAGTTTGGGTCTATAATAGAGGCTTAGATAGTCAAAAAGCAGGAGTTGTTTATGGGTTATAAAGTTGTTGCTGACAAGTATCAAATGGACGAAATGCGTACAAAATACGGTCCTCGTCCCGGTCTAGAAGGTCCTTTTAACTTCTCCGGAAGAGTGTTGTATTATGACAACAAAGAAGGCCAGTACTATGATCCTAGGTCCGATTTCTACGTAGAACAGTCGGAAATGAACGAAATTCATGCTAATTTAATTGCCAAAATTTGACAATAAATGGGCCCTGTGATACAATACTTGTATTGAAACTAATAAAGAGGACTTGAAAATGACTACAGAATTCAAATCTTGGGACGAGTTGACACAATTGGAACAAGCCCGTGAACTTTACTGGGACATGTACAAGGATGCTTACGGTGTTCGCCCCCGTGGTATCGACACTTCAACTTGGACTTTGGAACAGTTTGAAGCTGAATTCCAAGGACTCGGAGTGGCTATTGAAGCTGAAGAAAAGGCCCGTGTTGCGGCCGAGCAAAATGCAGTTTTCTCTTTTGAGAAACGTATCAGTGACCTGATGTTTTCGGGTGCTAAGGACCGTGCAACAGCAATGCGCTGGATCCACGAAGCCGAGGACACTAATGGCGATGATGACTATTTGGCTTGGACACTAGGCTTGCCCTATATGTATTTTCGCAAGGTAGCATAATTTGACAATAAATGGCAATTGTGCTATAATACTTGTATTGATTGATTAACACACACAGGAGAAACTATGTCTACAATTCGCATTCTTTCAGGCTCTTATCGCAAACAAGCAGTAGTCAATACTGAGTTTACACTTGTCAAGGGTTTTCAGACAGGTAAAAAAGGTAGTTATGTGACTGTTAAAAATGACGGTCAATTCGCAATCAACATCCCTGAAGTTAAGGTCCTTGTTGATAATATTAATGATATTGAATTTTTGAATGGAGAACAAGTGTTAGCAAATACAGTAGAATTTAAAAAAGAAGCAGTTAAAGAAACTGAAACAGAAGCAATGGACCGCATTGCGACACGTTTTGAGGTCCTTGATGAAATGTCACGTGCATGTATCAACGGTGACATTCGTGCTATGATTGTGTCAGGCCCGCCCGGTGTAGGTAAGTCACACGGTGTTGAGACACAAATGGAAAAAGCAAGTATGTTTGACAAACTTGCAGGTAAGAAAGTTCGCTTTCAAATTGTCAAAGGTGCTATGACAGCATTGGGTTTGTATACTCAATTGTACAAATATTCTGACACAAAGAATGTTTTGATTTTTGATGATTGCGACAGTGTTTTTACTGATGACTTGAGTTTGAATATTCTCAAGGCCGCACTTGATTCAGGCAAGACACGTAGAATTTGCTGGAATAGTGATTCACGTTTGTTGCGTGACGAAGGTATCCCTAATACTTTCAACTTCAATGGTAGTGCTATCTTTATCACTAACTTGAAATTTAGCAATCTTAAATCTAAGAAATTGCAGGACCACTTAGAAGCATTGCAGTCACGTTGTCACTTTCTTGACTTGACTATTGATGGTGATCGTGACAAAATGTTGCGTATCAAGCAGGTACATCGTGATGCTGATGGTGGTCTGTTCAAAGACTACGATTTTACTGATGAGCAATCACAAACTGTAATTGACTTTATGTGGGCCAATCATACTAAATTGCGTGAAGTGTCCTTGCGTATGTGTTTGAAAATTGCAGACTTGGTTAAGATCAGCCCCAACAACTGGCAGAATCTTGCTAAGACAACTTGTATGAAAGCATAACCCCTGCAGTGTGCGTAGAGGCAATGTCAATAAGTCCTCTCCGATAAATTTCTTCTTGACTTTCGGGGAACACATGTTCCCCTTTTTTGCCTTTATACTTGTAAATACGTTGAACAATCTATATAATATAAAAATGGTAGAACTAAAAACAGCAGAACACATTGCCCACTTTATGATGGCTAATATTAGTCTTAGCAGATTTGATAAAAAGTTTGTTGAAAGCCTACAAGTATTAAAACAAGTAACCACTAATCAAGTGGAATTGTTTTATAAAATTATATACAAATATAGACGACAATTGAGTAAACATGAATTGGATGCTGATACATTAATTCATTTACCATGGACCATGCAGGTAATTGAAAGTGCCCCGCAATATACTGATGGACATATTTCTATTGAGAACGACAAGATTATTTTCAAGTGTCCATATAACAAGAATTTTATTGATGCGTTTAGAAAAGAAGATACAAACATATTTGTTTGGGATAAAGAACGTAAACAATATTCAGCCGACTTTAGCACACATTCATTGAAATTGGTAGTAAATACCTCGATTAAGTTTTTTAAAATTGTTCATTATTGCGATATCGTTACTGGTTTGCTTGATTCATTAAAAGAATATGAAACGGTTAAATATTGGCAACCCACTTTAAAACAAATAAACGGCAATCTTTTTATTGTAGCAACTACCGAACAATTAGATGAAGCATTGGGTGATATGGTATTAGATACTAACCCAACAACAATAGCAAATTTGGTTTATTATGGGGTACATATTGATGAGTCCCTCTATGACACTACTGATAAGAAACAACAGTTTATAGCTAATAGAATTTACAGTATGGAAGTAACTGATGTACTAAATATAGTACCCTGGTTAAAAGACATAGGATGTGACTATGTAGTATTCACTGGCAATAGAATATTAACAGATGTTATAAAAAATCTCAAAGCTAGCTTAATTAAAACAAATATAAAAGTTGATCCTGAACATAAATGGTCTATTCAACATAAATCTAATACTGGTAAATACAACTTTCCCGTAGTAATTAGATTTAGAACAGGAAGAGATATAGATAGTGAACCAACTAAGGTTGGTAAAGTAGTTCAACTAGTAAATTCCCAACCAATAGATATTAAATGAAACAATGTAAAATTATAGTTAAAGATGAAGTCAATGTGAAAATTGAAGGACTCGAACTAAGTGAACGCAAACTACTTATGAAGATGTTTGAGTTTGAAGTTCCCGGCGCACGATATTTGCCAAGTGTCCGATTAGGCAGATGGAATGGTAAGACAAGTTATTTTAGTCTAAGTGGAAGCACTTATATCAATTTACTACCAGAAATTCTTCCAGTACTTGACCGAGCAGACTACGATATTGAACTAGAAGATACTAGGGAATATTCAACTACTTTTTCATTCACAGAAGTAACCGAAGATACATTCAAACACAAAACATGGCCTGCAGGTCATCCGGTAGCAGGTGAACCTGTTATATTGCGTGACTATCAAATCGAAATTATCAATAACTATTTGAAGAACCCACAGTCATTGCAAGAGATTGCAACGGGCGCTGGTAAGACACTAGTTACGGCCGCATTATCAAGTTGTATAGAACAATATGGTCGTAGTATTGTTATTGTACCTAACACTAGTTTGGTTACACAAACAGAAAAAGATTACATCAACTTGGGATTAGACGTAGGTGTATACTATGGTGGACGCAAAGAATACGATAAGACACATACAATTTGTACATGGCAAAGTCTTGGTAATATGTTAAAGAAAACTAAAAATGATGAAGCAGAAGTTCCATTTCAAGACTTTATCGAAGGTGTAGTATGTGTGATTGTGGATGAGGTACACCAAGCTAAAGCAGATGTACTTAAATCATTGTTAACTGGAGTAATGAGTCAGATTCCATTACGCTGGGGCTTGACTGGAACTATTCCAAAAGCAAAAGCTGAATCAATGTCATTGACTGTTAGTTTGGGTCCTGTCATTAATCAACTGTCAGCAAGCACACTACAAGAGATGGGCGTACTCTCACAGTGCCATGTAAACATCGTTCAACTACAAGATAGTATGGAGTTTACTAACTATCAAAGTGAACTTAAATTCTTGACCAGTGATGGATTAAGAATGCAGAAAATTGCTGAGTTAGCAAATACAGTTAAAGATACAGGAAACACATTGATACTAGTTGATAGAATTGAAGCAGGACAATTGCTACATTTGAAACTAGAAGAATTGGGTGTACCCGAAGATAACGTAGTTTTTGTATCAGGTGGAACTAAAGGTACTACCAGAACAGAACACTATGAAGATATTGCTACCGCAACTAATAAGATTATTATTGCTACTTACGGTGTTGCCGCAGTTGGTATTAACATTCCTCGTATCTTTAACGTGATGCTATTAGAACCGGGTAAGAGTTTTGTTAGAGTAATTCAATCAATTGGTCGAGGCATTCGTAAGGCAGAAGATAAAGACTTTGTGCAGATTTGGGACATTACATCAAGCTGTAAATTTGCCAAACGACATTTAACACAACGGAAAGCATTCTATAAAGATGCGAACTACCCGTTTGATGTTGAAAAACTTAAATATAAATGATACAATACACATATGCGTATATTAACACTAGAAAACGAATTTTATAATTTAGAGACACTACCCGAAGAAATTGATGACCTTCGTTTTGCGATACTAGACAATAGTAATCCATCGAATGTAGATTATCATTATATCCCACTTATCTTTTTAGAATCATTTAGTGCTCCTGCACTTGTATTGAAGATAGGTGAAAAAACAATTAAGATGCCTGTTGATTGGCAGATATTGATCGGTGAAAAAGAACATGGTGATTTAGAGACATTGCCTCTTACTAGTATCAATGACAGAGGGTTCAATGCGTTTGAATTTAACCCATTAACTAGTTTCAGTCCTAGCTTCTTGTCCATTGAGATTGTAGACATTTACCACGATGTAACATGGTATGCACCTCGATTAAAGAACGGACAATTCTTATGTGTACCCATTGATGATGGTCCTAGACCACGATGTGTATACTTTGTTAAAGAGATTAGTCGTAATTGTGAGATTGTAGATTATTCCCAGGCGTTCTGATGGCAACTAAAAAACTCAATGTACCACAAGATGAAAAATTAGAAAGTCAAGACTTTGACTTATTTGATGCACTTGCGGCATTAGATAAGAAAGACTATGGTTACTATGATAGATTGAGTGAAAATCAGCGTAAGAAGTTTGTACCCTTTATGTTGATTCAATGGATGAGTGCAGTTAAAGGATCTAGTGATGTTCAGAACTATTACTTACAAAGCATTGATTATCATGCTAACAAGCATCTGTTTAATGAGTATGTGTATAAGCATCCTAAACTACAATGGTTGATGTTATGTGCGGCTAGTCCTGGTGTAGGTAAACAGTTTCATCAATGGATACCTAACATCAGTCTTAAAGTAAGCAGATTGCAAGCACCTGCAAAGATTAAAGATATACGAGAATATTATAAGAAGATATATCCCAAAGCAAACACAAGTGACATTGAAGAAGTAAGTCAGGTCTTTGTAGAGAACCACAAGAAGAAATGTCGTTTAGCTGAATTGTTCCCAAACATGAAGCAAGCTGACATTGAAGTAATGAGCGAAGTTATAACAGACGAACAGATACGGGAATATGAAAGAGACCTCGGCAACTGATGAGCCAATGAAGTTTGGTTGTGAGTTTTGTAAGCGTGTGTTCCTGCGGGAAAGCACTATAATGAAGCACATGTGTGAAACTAAAGATAGATATTTAAACAAAGACAAACAAGGTAATCGTATCGGCTTTCAAGCATGGGTGCAATTCTACAAAAAGAATACAGCAACTAAAAAACAAAAGACCTACGAAGAATTTATTAAGAGTGCATACTATATTGCATTTGTTAAGTTTGGTAATTACTGTGTCAATGTAAGCGCAATCAATATAAGTAGATTCGTTGATTGGTTACTGAAGAATCAAATTAAGATTGACACTTGGTGTAGTGATACTACCTATACTAGATATCTAGTTGAGTATCTTAAGATAGAAGATGCGTTTGATGCTATTCATCGTAGTGTAGAAACTACAATCGATTGGGCAGAAAAAGATAATATACAGCCCAAAGATTATTTGCGTTATGGCAATACAAATCGCATATGTTTATTGATAGCAACGGGCAAGATTAGTCCATGGATGTTATATTGTAGTGAGAGCGGCATACAATTCTTAGATAAACTAAACGAAGCACAAGTAAAAATAGTTATTGATTATATTAATCCTGAGTTATGGAAGATTAAATTTAACCGTGATGAACAACTTAAACAACAAATTACAGACACACTCAAAACCGCAGGGTATTAGAGTTCGTATTTCATGGCAAGAAAATCACGACATACCTACATGGAATGAAACCTGTGCATGGGCAGTAGAACAATTTGGATTGCCCGGTAATAGATATCTTACACACGCAACCGAGGAATATATGGATTTCTATTTTCTTGATGAACGTGATGCTATATTATTTGAGCTAAAATGCGGTTGATATGGTTAGTGTGAGACTTGATGAAATTACTGTACATAGACTTTTAGATATACTACAAGAGTTAAGAGAAATGGGCTGGGTAACAGGTGTTGATTTTGATTTTGCCTATCATAAACCTGTCTATGATAATTTTAGTTACGATCCTGTAGTCGGGAGACATGCAATTTTTACTTTTTATAATGAGAGTAATGCTAGTTATTTTATGTTGAGGTGGGGATGAACATATCAGAAGAAATTATCAGTCAAGCTAGTGACCATTTGGCAAAGGATATTGACACACAAGTGTTATTGTCTGCATTGGGTTGGACTAGTGTTAAATTGAAAAGATTTAGTAACGGCACTGAAGCAGTTGATATTATAGAATGGATAGATACTAATTGTACTGGTGAGTGGAAAAACTTAGGTACACGATTTATTTTTGAGAAAAAACAAGATGCCGAGTGGTTCAGTCTAAGATGGGAATAATGTTTGATCATTATGATGAGGTAAATGGATGGGAGCACACTAAACCCGGTTGGTATGAATGCGCCGTACACGCAAAACATATTAACAAATACCTTGAAATAATCGATTGGGTATATGCTAACGTAGGTAAATGTGAACGACATTGTAGATGGTATGTAAGTGATACAAGTACAGTTAATTTTAAATTCAGATACGAGAGAGATTATATTATGTTTACCTTGAGGTGGTCATGAGTTATCCTAACTTCTATGAACGATTAAAGTTTTCAGCATACACTACACATGATTGGCCGGAAGTAGATCAATGGTGTAATGATAATATTGGTCTATGGAATGAAACTTGGTATAAATTGGGTACGGATCCATTGGCTGGAATAGTTGAAGGTATAGAAACCCGTAGTAGATATCTTTTTAAGAACGAACATGATAGACTATTATTCATATTGAGGTGGAGTTGATGGCAACAATACCGCATATACAAGATTATGATGACGATGACCCAGAAATAGAAAGACGAAAGAATCGTTGGAACTATTGGGAAGCATTAAAGAAGGTTCGCAAAGAATACATGTCACAGAACAAACAGTTTGATGCATATGACTTTGAAGATTACCTAGTCGGACAATATGGACTAAAGATGAACATTGTTAATGGTAACATAACAGATGGTTATGAGATTGTTGACGAAAAGAAGTACCTAATATTTTTACTAAAATTCCAATGAACAATACACCCTTTCCCATAACCTCTTTACAAAAAGGTAAATTTATAGTATCATGGCCTAGCTGGGATAACATTAGACGTTTTGAAACAAAAAAGTTATTAGTAGACTTGTTGTTTAAAGATATGAAAGTGAAAGAAGCTGGATTTGTATTAGATATATCTGATGGTGAAATAGATATTATGTGGGTAGATGAATACTGGTGGATGCGAGATAGTAACGGCGAATATGCTAGATACCTAGAAGATATGTATACAGTTAAAGGTGTAGCATTCAATAATAAAGATGAAGCAATTAAGTTACAAGATTACTTAGAGAAGAAATATATTTGGAAAACGTTACAGGCATAATATGGCAAATGATATAATGATTGACATTGAGAGTTTAGATACGACACCTAATTGTGTTATCTTAACTATCGGTGCAGTAAGATTCGACCCTAAAGGCAGTGGTGTAGTAGAACGATTAGAACTACGACCTACTGTTGAGGATCAAACAGAAATTTACAATAGAAGTATCAATGAAGATACACTACGTTGGTGGAGTGAACAAAGTCCTGAAGCACTAGAAGAAGCAATGGGAGAAGATGGAAGAATCCCATTTAAAGAATGTATGGAGATACTTTATAAGTTTTGCTGGAACCGTCGTGCTGTGTGGAGCAACGGTGCTCCCTTTGACTTAGTTGTAATGGAACATGCTTGGAGACAAACAAGTGATAAGCCTAATCCTATTCCCTGGCCTTTCTGGACAATGCGTGATACACGAACACTCTGGGAAATTGCAGGAGTCAGTCTTAAAGATGGCGGTCACACAACAAGTCACAAAGCAGTTGAAGATGCCGAAAGACAAGCTATTGTCGTACAAAAAGCGTATACTAAATTAATTAAAGCAGAACTAGTAGCACCATCAAAATGAGAATAGATTCAGACATTGACATTGACTTTGGTAATCGTGATAGTTTACTAAAACTCATTCAACATACACGTGCGGCAATGCGTAATGTAAA